AAGGTTAGTAGTACCTTCTGACAGATCATCCGTGTCCTGATTACTCAGATCAAGGTTTGTGCCGACATTCAGTGCAATACGAGCATCAGCAAGACCGTTCACCTCAGCATCAGTACGCTCCGTGAAGGAGAAGACACCAGTAGCAGCACTATAATTGAGGTCCCCAGTAACACTTACAGCACCACGGACACGAGCATCTGTGATGAAGAGGTTAGTGGTTCCTTCGGTGATATTATCAGTATTGATATCCGACTGAGTAACAGACAGAGTACCAGAACCATTATGTTCAATACCAGTACCATAAGTAAAGGCATTTCTGGTTCTTGCCTGAGTGAAGAATCTGTTAGTTCCACCCTCAGTGATGTTATCAGTATTGATGTCTGCTTGGGTTACGGACAAAGCACCACCCACACTCAATTCAATACCAGTACCATAAGTGAAGTGAGTGCGAGTTCTAGCAGCAGTAGTGAAGAGGTTAGTAACACCCTCAGTGATATTGTCACTGTTGATATCTGCCTCAGTTACTGACAGTTCGCCAGTGCCACTCAGTTCAATACCATTCCCATACGTAAAGTGAGTTCTGGTACGAACAGCAGTAGTGAACAGATTAGTAGAACCCTCAGTGACGTTATCGGTGTTGATATCGGATTCGACAATATTCAGAGTCAGACCTGCCTGGTTGAAGGTCTTAGACAAACCATTTCCAGGAACCAACAATACGTTCACACGAGAGTCAACTCGGGTGTCCGTGAAATAAAGGTTAGTAGTACCTTCCGACAAAGCATCAGTATCGTGGTTAGCAATACTACCAACCTGAGAAGTTTGGAAGGTAAGAGCACCAGTCACGTTGAAGTTACCCTGAACCTCAAAGTCAGTGGTAGAACGGAAGTTTGCAACTGTCAGTCTATTCTGACTGGGATTGTAAGTAAGGTTGGCAGAGTCAGTACGTGCTTCGGTATATCCACTAGTTGCAGCAACAAATGTTGGATAGTAAGTTGCGTTATCAGTAGTAGTGTCAGTGATTTCAATCAGATCTGCTTCATCAGCAGTACCAGTCAGGTCACCAGTGACATTACCAGTGATCTGTCCTGTGACACCCAGAGTTCCACCGATAGTAGAATTATTGGTTACATCCAGAGTGCCAACGGTGGCAGTGCCAGTGATATCAGCATTACCACTAGTGGAGTGAAGTTCAATCTTCTTAGTACCAGTACCATTGTTAAGCAGAATGCTCTTAGAAGCACCTTGCAGTACAATGTTATCATTGAATCTAGAAGTGCTATTTTGGGTCAGAGTGCCCTGCATAGAAGTAGCACCATCGATATTCAGGGTGCTATCTAGGTCAACTGCGTTGACAACATTCAACGTGCCACTGAGAGTCGTGTTGTTACCAACCGTCAGACTACCAGTTGTAGAGGTGTTACCAGTTGCAGAGGAAACGCTGAACTTATTAGTACCAACAGTAAGGTTTCCAGCAGAAGCAATAGTGCTAATTGTAGACAGAGTATTGAGAGTCACTGCCGACAAGGTGGATGCACCAGTGACGTTCAGTGTGCCAGTGATAGAAGTATTACCACTTGCGCCTGCCACAGTAAAAGTTGATGCATTATTAGCACCGATAAACAATCCAGTACCAATGTAGACATCCTCAGTGACGGTCATACCGCCACTACTGACCATGATAGGAGCATCGTCATTTAGGTTGTTTGGGTTCTCGTTCTTTTTCTGGACGACGTTACCGTCAACCTCAAAGTCACCATAGACCTGAATATCTCCACCGATCGCTACGTCTCTGGCGATAGATGCACCACCAGTAACTTGTAGAGCACCAGAGGAAGAGAAACTGTTGCCAGTAGATGCGTTGGTGGCATCGGTGATAGTAGTTACACCATCAACATTCAGAGTACTATCAAGATCGGTTGCACCAGTTACGTTAAAGGTGTCATCAATAATAGATGCACCGTTTGCTCTGAATGTACCTTCAATAAGGGTATTGCCGCTATCGGTATCAACTGTAAATTTATCTGCTCCACTTGCAGTCTCAATAATGAAGAACTCATTATCTGCTGTTACTCTCAGAGTATCAGTAATCTTGGTTTCACCAGAAACATCAACTGTTCCAGTAACAGTCAGATTATCAGTAATCTGAGTTTCACCAGTAAACGAGTCAAGGACAAGGTTGCCAGCAACCGTGCTGACCTCAGTAGTCCCATCAACTGCAAGTTTCAGATTTCTAGCAGTGATCTGCTGGGAAGTGATAGAATTGCTAAACGTGCTAGTTGCAGTAACAGTCAGAGTGTCAACTGAGGAATTACCAATAGTAGTGTTTCCATTAACTGTGAGGTCATTAGAAACAGTCGCATTAGCACTGATGACTACGTTGTTAGTAGAAGAGTCGAGAACTAGTGATCCACCGTCTGCGAAGACTCCTCTGGTTCCGTTCGTAGTGCCAAGTCGGAGGTCGTTGACGTGGATTCCGTCGTTGGCGGTAATGCGTTGATTGGTGGTGACAGTACCTGTAATGACGTGTGCATCGCTCGAAGCAGTACCAATAGTCGTGTTGCCATTGACTGTGAGCGTGCCATCAATCTGTGTATTGCCATCAACATTGAGGTTACCATCTACGTCAGCATTATCTGTGATATTGACAGTGCCGCCAGCGGAGTCAAGGATGAGGTTACCAGACAGGGTGCTAATCTCGTTAGCAGCGTCTGTGCCGATTTTCAGGTTACGAATGTTTGCTCTCTCAGCAACAGTCAGTGCCTGGTTGAACTGGACAGTACCAGTTACTGTGTGAGCGTCAGTAGCAGCATTACCGATAGTGCTGTTACCGTTAACAGCAAATGTACCAGCAACGAAAGTGTTACCAGTTTGGGAATCAACTGTGAACTTATTGGATACAGCGAAGTCATCGCCAACGTCAAGAGTGCTAGCAATATCAACAGAACCATCAATGTCAGCATTACGAGTCAGGAAAAGATCTTGTCCAACTCTCAGATCATAACCAATACCAGCGCCACCGCCAACTACCAGAGTACCATTAGAGATTGCTGTGCTGTTGGTGGTATCAAACAGTTTAATGTTACCTGCATCAATACCAGAACGAGTACCGTTAAATGCCTCAGCGTTATTTGTTGCGTTATGATATACTGCGAATCTACCAGCAGAGTTATCCCAACCAAAGAAACCAAGTTTTGCAGAACCACTATAATAGCGGAACTCAATACCACGGTCTTTGGCATCTGCCTGAATAGGTGCAGTGTCACCACCCAGAGTGAAGACAGGATCGTCAAGAGTCTGAGTAGTTGAATTAATAGTAGTGGTCGAACCATTGACGGTAAGGTTACCTTCCACGACTGTGTTACCATCAACCGTCAGATTCTGATTGATTGTTACACTGTCGGTAAAAGTGGAGACTGCGTTGACAGTCAACACATCAGCGTTGTTAACACCAAATGTCAGAGCATCGCTGTTAAAGGTAACATCACGGTTGAAAATGACATCACCGTGGACTGTCAGACTGCCATCAGTAACACCACCCTGACCAACACGACCGATTGTTGTAGCACCGTTATCAAAGTCAACGGAGAATTGAGTTACAGAAGAACCGTTGTTGATATTAAAGACTTTATTGTCGCTCTCAATAATCAGAGAATCATAGATAGTTGTCTGACCATCGACAACCAGAGTGCTATTGAAATCAACGGCACCATCAACATTGAGAGTAGAGTCAAAGTCAACAGTTGCGTTGACAGTGATATCGTCGGTGAAAGTAGTGTCCGAATTGATAGTAAGGACATCACCAGAAGAATTGCCAAGAGTAATGTTTCCATCAACTTGCAGCGTAGATTCAAAATGGACAGCGTTGCCTACATCAAGGGTTCCACGAATATCAGTGTTACCATTTGAGGAGGTTACGACGAACTTATCGACGGCACCATTAGTAATCTTGAAGAACTTACCAGTGGTATCAAGAGTAATGTCATCGTGGAAAGTAGCATCCAGATCAACATCAAGAGTGTTGTTCAGTGTTGTAGCACCATCAACATCCAACGTGCTGTTGAATGTTACGCCACTATCAACGTCAAGTGTGCCATCCGAATGGATGTTACCGTTGTCAGTATCAATGACAAACTTCTCAGTAGTGCCGTCAGTGATGGAGAAGACAGTGTTAGGTCCAACAACTCTTACGTCGTCTTCAAACGTGGTGTCAGAGTTGACCAGTACAGTGTCAGATGATGCATTACCCAAGGTGACATTGCTGTCAACTTGCAGGTCGCCTTGTGTATAGATGTTACCGTTAGCAGCAGTAACAGTGAACTCACCAGAGTTGATATCGAAGTCATTAGCGATGTCAACAGTACCACCGATGTAGACGTTCTCGGAGATACCGACACCACCAGTGACTACCAGGGTGCCAGTTGTGGTAGATGTGGATCCTGTGTTTGTCGTGAGCCTGAGGTTACCAGCAATGAGAGGAGCGTCAGTGCCAGCATAAACTTCATTCGTGTTGGTGGCATTGTACAGGAAGCGATACCCGCCAGTGCCAGACCATATGTTGCTGTTTGCGTAATCTTCATCCCAACCAAAGAAACCAAATCTCTCTTGACTATCATAGTATCTGAACTCGATACCACGATCCTTATTATCATCTACTGTTAACGTATCTTCACCACCAAGTGTGATGATGGGATCTTGGATAGTCGTCGTGACACTGTTAACGGTAGTAGTTGTACCATCAACTTGCAGGTCACCCCAGACACGAACGGTGCCAGTTGCAGCACGGTCATCGCCAGGGTCAAGATTCAACGTCAGATTACCTGTACCGATGTAATTATCTTGGAATCTTACTCCTTCTACTTTAACTTTACCGTTTACATCGGAGGCATCAATTTGGACTAAATCTTCTGCCTCAATAGTAATGTTACTTGATCCAGCACCAGCATTTGTGGCACGGAGTCTAAGGTATCTGGGGTTTGCATCATTCTGAGTTGTTTGGAAGATTAAGTTGCCAATCCCAGTTTTATCCAGTGTCTGAGTAACTGTTCCATCAAGAGTAATATCAGGATCAGAAAAATAGGAACGGACGTTGACATCAATCTCACCAGCGCCACTGTCCCCTGTATTATTAGCGCCAAACAGAAGATTACCACTCTCATCATTAACTTTAACGTAGTTAAGATAATTGAATCCTCTGTATCCAGTGGTTGCAGTAAGCTCTTGATCAAGTTCAAAATTCTCAACGGTATTACCGTCAGCGAAACCAATACGATTGTTTTGCAGTTGCAGGTTATCAACACCACGCTCTGTGTGTGTCGGTTCACCGCCGCCAGCGTTAATATCAAGGATAGCCTCATACAGGCGATCATTCGTACCTTTAACTTTGTCATACCGAACGTATGCAGTAGCATTATTATAAAGGGGTGCCAGAGTACCCTCTCTTGCAGTAGAGATAGGTGCAGTCTGGGCATAAGTCAAACGACCATATCTGTCAACAGTAAACTCAGTGGTGTTAACAGTCTGGTGAATAGAACCAGATTCAGCAACAGAAGTTTCTGGTTGATCCAGAGATACAGAACCAGTCGGGTTGTAAGATCCAACCACAACAGGGGTATCAGCAAGACCGATCAGAGGGTTGGCACTAACAGCATCGCCATTACTTACAACCAACTGACCAGGTTGTCCAGTAATATTTCTAGTAATAACAGTGGCAGCACCAGAACGAACGATGATGCCAGTAGTGCTCAGAGAAGCAATATTGGTCAGAGTTGTGTTGATCTCCTGAGCGTCAGTAATCCCATACCCTGCCAGAGTTGTTGGGTTACCACCAGTAACAACACGACCACGAGAGTCAATAGTCAACTGCGTATATACACCAGTTGCAGTCAGATCCTCAGCATCATAGTGTGGAAGACCTGGTTGATAGTTCAGTTCTGCCGTGATGTTGATGTTGGCAGAACCATCAAAACTAGCAGTACCACTCATGTCACCCGTCAGGGTGAAACTACGAGCGTTGGCAAGACGAGTTGCTGTTGCAGCATTACCAATAAGCGAAGCAGTAATGGCACCCGCTTCAAAGTTACCGTCAGCATCTCTCTTTACCAGAGTGTCAGCGGTGTTCGACTCAGTTTCGAGTGGTCGCTCGTATTTAAGTGAGTTCCACGGCGTAACACCATCACCCATTTTCAGACGAGAGGTATCGAGTTCAATACCAAGTTCGCCTTGGGCGAGGATGGGGTTGACGTTTGCCCACTGCTGAGCGCCGTCACGTCTTAATTGGATTCTATTTGCCATTGCTTATGAACGCTAGCAGGGTCAGATGTCTCTTTGTCTATTTATAGATAAAACAAAAGAGGACCCGAAGGTCCTCTTGTATCATTCTTCGGTTTGTTCTTCCGCTTCTGCTTGACCTTCGGGTGTATGAGGATACAGATAATCGAGAGTCTCGATTGCTCCCAAGAGTTTCAGTGCGGTAGTTTCGTTTTCTTTGATCTTTGCTGCGAGTTCTTTATTCTCATTGAGCAAATTTTGATAACGAGTCTTGAATCCATCCAGCAATTCACTCGGGGATTGCTGTTCAGTCACATCAGCGGTCATTTTTTCTCCTTAATAAAGTCAGTTAGAGCACTCAGCAGGTTCTTTACTTCTGAGATCTCTGATTTTAGTCCAGATACCTCGTCTTGTAAAGAGACAAACTCCTGCTTCTTTCGCTGCCGTTCGTTGTACGACTGCATATATTTATCGTATTCATCATCATCACGATACACGATAGCATTTGAATCGGTATCTCGATAATAACCTTTGTTTTCGTCCCCTTCAACGGGGATGAATTTCTTTCCATCAAATGTCATGAAGCAAATGCAATGGCACGGAGGTCTTTGATGAGAGGAACTTTTGCTTGGTTCTTAGACTTCATTACGATCTTGATCTGGAATGCTTGGAACTCCTGACCTTCAACCGTGTATTCAAAGTCTTCCCATTCTTCCTCACCAATATTATCAGATCCAACCTCAGGTACAGGGACCTTAATGAATCCAACTTCTTCCATTGCCTTATCGGAACCAGGTTTCTGAGTACGATAGTAAACGTCGATGCTGGAATCACCATATCTCTGCATGGCGATCATGAGGCGAATAGACCTAGAAGTGTTAGCAAGTTTTGCAACCTTCGTCAGATATACTGCTTCATTTTGATCACCCTTCGGCAAGAGAGAAACATCAGCACTAGTATCAATCTCGGATTGGAGACCCAATACTTGCTGACCACCTGGCCACTTGTTCACTCGGTTAGAGGTAGTAATGACAGAAACACGATCAAGATCAATCACGGGAGTGAGATTCTCTTTCTCGGTCTTCATGTTGATTCTGAGAGTCAACGATTTAGAACCTTCCAGTTTATTTGCTTCATTAATCTGAGAGCAGATAATTCTGGGGTTATCGTAGTAGTTCTCTTCATTTAACTGAATTTCGTCGTAAGTACCGTTATTAACAAACGATGCTTGATCAACGATCTGTCCACCATCACCGACAGAAGTGCCAGATGTGGTATTCAGTGAAGGAGAAATATCAGTCTCCTTAAATTGGAGAATCTGAATAGTTGGTGTAATTAGTTCAAATGGAACGTTCTGTGAAGCAGAAACATTTGGACCACCAGTCACAATACCAACGCTAGCAACTGATTGAGTTTGTAGCGTATAGGAATCTAAGGTTGGATCTCCAATAGCAGTGTGAACTTTGTTAATCTCAGTCAAAGGAATACCATCAAGATTATAGCACTTAACGGTAGTTTCAGCAGCCCAAACTTGGGCGGAACCAGTATTCATAACATTGGATACAATACCACGTCCAGAAGGAGCAACAGTAATTTCCTTACCATTATCAGAGATAGCAGAATAAGCGATGATCTCTTTTCTCTCAATAACGTGCATCACACAACGCCATGCCTCAGTAGCATCGTCATCACCACCAGGAGGAGTCGGAGGTCTGAGACCAGTTGCTTTTTCTTCTTCTCCCACGATCATAATATAACCAGGGTTAGTGGTACTCACAGGTCTACCGTTGATTATCTTATGGAAGGAACCAGCATTAGCAACCGAAATCGTAGTTGCAGAGGTAGACAGGTTAGTTGTAAGAGTAGTATCGGGAACTTCCGACTCAACGTTCTTAATTTCAACATTATTAGAACGGTTGTGCATACCATGATTAGGATGGTATACAGAGATCTTTTTATCAATCGTTCTTACGGTAGGTTGAGATGCAGGATATCCAACATAAGAGTCCCCAGAGTAAGCAGCAGAAGAAATAGTACCAGACACACCACCTGGTTCGGAAAGGGTGTCGTTAGCAACACTAAACTGCTTGTCAACATAGTTGGCAGTGATAGTAGTTGTAGCACTATCGTATGCAGTAATAGTTGCAGTTGCACCAGAAGAAGAACCAGTGATCACATCTCCAACTTCAAAACTACCGTTGTTTACAGCAGACATAACCAAAGTCACAGTAGACTGAGAAGACTTCAAACCGTTAGTAATATTGTTACTATTGTCAACAATACCCTGAGTGAAAACACCAGTGATATCTGTAATAGTTAATTTCTGAGGGTTAGCAGTTGAATCAAATTCCAGAACCGTTGCCTGAGCATTGGAAGGAGTCTGAATAATACGAGCACCAACAGTGAACGCATAAGTTTGACCAGTCGCAAGAGTTAGTTCTTGCTTTGGTTGAATAGTAGTGAGAGGGTTATTAACCAAAGAGGCAAGACCATCATTACCAGGTCCAAGTTCAGCATTGTTGAACACAGCACTACCAGTCACACTAGTATTGAACTTCGCTCTATACAGATTGAACTTCAAGTCTTCATACTGGTCAGCAGTCCACGTAGATGCGTTCTGTGATTTGAAGAGCACACCAGCGTAGGGTTGTTCGGAGATCGTTCTTGTACCAGTGATATCAATATCACCCATACGAGAAATCCAGACCTTATATTCATTGGAGTCGGAGAACAGCACGAAGCAATGTTCTTCGGACTCAGGAATATACACAGGTGCAGGGAATTCAAATCTCGTCGCAATCGATGCGTTCTCAGAGATTTCAACCTGGCTAGGAACCAAAGTACAGTCGGAGAAAGGAAGGATGTCCTTAGTAGGATAACCATTCTCCATCGGACGGATCTGCATCGAGATGGGGATCTTTTGGTCCTTAGTGGCGAAGAAAATATCAACACCAGTTACAAAGGAACCGCCTTGTGCTTCAAGCAGGAAGGACTGAGCGAGAGGGTCCCACCAACCAACCTGTCTGGTATTAGTACGAACAGAACGAACAGTTCGTCTGTCTCTAACAGTATCACGAACGATACGAGCGTTACGAACAGCAAGGATGTTTTCTTGAACAGTATTCAGAGTACCTCTTGCGCTGTATTCTGCCTCAGCAGCAGAGTCAACTGCACCTGGCAGTCTGCTATCTTCCTCAGAAGAGGTCAATCTCAGAACACGAGTACCAGTTGCCCAACGTGGGTTGGAGTTTCTTCTGGGGTTGGGGATCCAGAAAGTTGCCTTCACAATACCCAGCAGGTCGGAAATCAAACGGCGATCCTTAACAACTGCACGAGCACCAGAAGTGCGACCCAACAGAACTTCACCAACAGCGATGTTACCATAAGCACCACCACGAGTCTGGCGTGCCATTTCTTGGACATCAACATTCAGGATAGAAGTCTGCGATGCATAAGAGTCAGGCAAAGCAGCGTTCTGAGCATCATATGGATTGGTGGTCAGTTCGTCGTTAGGTGCAACAACTTTCAGACGACAACCAGAGTTCAGACCGATTACAGTTTCACCAATAACAAAAGGTGTCTCATTGGTCTTGGGATCCTCAGAGGAATTCTTAACCAGTTCAATCAGTTTGGGGGTGATGTACTGCATCACATTATCACCGTCGAAGAATGCATACATTCTGGTCTTCGGCTTGATACGTTCCACGTCGAAGGCGACGTTTCTGGAACGGATCCATGGGATAAACGTGCTATCAATCACGCTATCTCCCAAGGAGCGTCTATCCACTCTTGGAACCACTCTAATACGAGTACCAGATCTAACCTGACGACGAGTAGTAACAGTTGTGGTCGATGCCAACACACGTCTCGGTACACCACGACTGAATGAAGTTTCTCTCCAAGCACGACCGTTAGTTCTTCTAGTACCAGTCCAAGCAGTTCTCCAAGCACGCCACTGAACAGGAGCAAAACCTCTTCTGTTAGTTCTAAATCTACGACGAGTTGCTTGGAAGTTACCTTCAATACTAGTCACACGAGCAGGAACACGACGGGTGTCGGTCCAGTCATCGGATGCAGGAAGAAGGTCGATACGACCAATGAAGGTAAATACGTTGAACGGGTTAACGTTCTCCATACGAGAAGCGTATGGTTGTTTAATAATTGCTTCCTCTTCATATGGAAGAGTCAGGATGTTTGCACCAGACTTACCACGACGCAGAGAACGAGTATTATGGTCAATAACATTGCTGGAATCCGTAGCGTTAAATTCCAAAGAAATGTTCTCAGTGAAGTGAGAAGGACGCAGCACACCCTCAGTAAAGTCGAGAGAGCACTTATAGTCATCATCATCGACTGCTGATGTTGAGTGGTCGGTGAAGTCATCCACTAAGAATCCATTCTTCAATCTGTCGAAACCATCACCATCGTATGCTCTAACGTTTCTAGCATCTGCTTCAAGCAGTGACAGAGAGGTGTAGTATTCCAGGGACTGCAAGCGGCGATCCATATTACCGATGTCTTCCATCGTGTAACGACGCTGCTGGTGCAGGGTGATCAGAATATCTTCTTCTACATCGTAAACGTAAGGTTCATATTGAATCTTAGCGAGCAACATAGCGTTGTCGATGTTGTCTGCTTCTGGGGGATCTTCATTAGGAACACCCATAGACAGTTTCAGATCACCATCATGCGTCATGAACAGTTTGTCCTGACGTGGCAGATAGTATTCATAGTCACAACGGAACTCTTCTTCTACCTTGGGGATGTTGAAGATAGTAGAACCACCAGCACCACCAGTAGAAGTAAAGACACGAGAATCAAAGTCAAGAGACTTACAATTAGTAAAGTAAGGTTGCTCAACAGTACCAGAACCAGATGCAAGTTCACCAACACCAGGACGGAAGTCAACACCGTCAGTCAGAAACTGAGTGTTGCGCTCGGTACGATACTTAGGAATCTCAGAGAATCCAATACCAGTGTAAGATTGGTTAGAGAAATAGTCACCAGACGCTTCATGGATAAAGTAATCGAACACAATCGCCAACTTACGTTTGGGTTCCGAAGTACCAGGTTTACGGAGTACCTTGGATACACCATAATAGTAAGGTGTAATGTTTGCATCGAGAGTAAAGTTACCAGTAATATCCCTAGAACCTTTCTCGATAGAACCATCACCATCTTCAATGACACCAACCAGTTTGTTCAAGTCATCGTCAAAACCGTCGATAGTTTCACCAGTCTGGAAGAACTCAGCAGACAGTGGGACAATAAACAGTCTATTGTTATTTGAGTTGAAAGATACAACACGTCCTCTGGCATTGGAAGTTCTACCGACAATAACAGAACCGTTGTCAAAGAATACGTTTTCAGTCAGAGTCAGATAAGGAACTTGGGCATCGTTTTCATCCTCAGACTCATACACAGCGTGCAGTTTATACACGTCGTTCAGAGCAAAAGAAATCTCTTCGTCCTCAATACGAGTACCATAGAGGTTACCATAAGACAGACCATAGTTCAGAACGTCATTCTGATTTCTGGTACGAATCACTTTCATCGTACGCATTTTGGCGGCAGTCTTAATCTTCTTAGATACTGTGTTCACAGAAACAGCAGCAGTAAGAGTGACTCGTGAGATATTAGCAGTGCCGCCGCTGCCACCATTTATACCCGTGACTTGAAGGGACTGACGGTTTGCACCGAAAGTAACAGTAATTGTAGGAGTTTGTTTTTCAGATTCTGCTTCGATATCTAGAACAGTACCAGGATTCCAACCATAACCAGTATTGGTATTAGAACCAGTCTCAATAGTCAGGATATAGTTCTCACCATCAAGAGTGGTGAACTGTTCATTTTCAGGCAGAGTGAAAGAAACGTCACCAGAAGACAGTTGCTTATTAGCAAACGTTCTCATGGAAACGAAGGATTCATCAGAAATAGACTTGATTGCCTTCTTAGGCATATCAATAACCAGTTCACCATCTCTGGTGTTCTTCTGATTGAATACTGGACGGAGACGAGCAAACTGAGTAGCAGGGAACTCTGAGTTAGAAATGGAAGCACCATTCTTTTCCAAACTACTATCCAGTTTTGCTTCTTGTAAACCGAAGTCAAATACAGCGGTAGTGCCAGAAGTCTTTCTATTGCTAGTAGTGTAACCGATATTAGTTGCATCGATTCTGGTTACACGAAGTGAAGTAGAACCTTTGTTGTCAGTTGCAACAGGGGAGATAACATCACCTGGGCGAAGATCAGCAGCAAAAGCAGTACCGAAACCAGTAATGTCATTCGCTTTATCGACAGTAATAGTCTTACCTGAGAGTGCAACAGACTCGTTAAGGGCAAGAGATGCAGTAAAGATTACAGTGCTACCAGTTGGGGTGTCGTAACCAACAACCTGGCGAACATCAGACTGTTCATAAGTATAGACTGCACTACAAGTATCAAGAACACGACCGTCACGCTCAATGACTTCACCAACTTGGAACCGACCAGATACCTGGTGCAGCATGGCATAATCGGCAGTTGCAGAATGGACATAACCTCTGGCACCAGAAGAACGACCAACGATAACTTCACCATCAATGAGACTTTGGGAAGATGCAAAGTTGATAGCAGTAAACATCTGCATATCAAACAGGAACAAATTATACTTACTCCCGTCCTTTTCTAGTTGTACAACTCTTGCCTTACCAATCAGGTTACCCTGAGCAGTATTAGAAGCACCAGTTCCCAACCAGTTGTCTCTCAGGTCAACTACCTGATAACAATGAGTAACACCCTCACCAGAGATTCTTGGCCAACCCCAGATGTCATATACTTCGACATTTTGAGAGAGGTCAATAGGAATAATCTGGTTGTTACGTCCAACGAATGTACGTGGTTTGGGTGAATCGACATAAGTCGATGCAAGCAGAGAAGTTCTATAACCTTTTACATATGCCTTACCAGGACCAACTTCAAGAGCGCAATAGTTCTCAGAAGCAACTTGTCCAGCAGGTGAAGTATCACCAGGTAGATATACACCGTTATTAAATTGATCGTTCAGGTGCTCTCTTGCACGAACATCGAAGGTATCGACAACATAGTCGCCATGTGTCTCAAACGTTCTACGAGCAATCGACTTTTCGATCTCGTTATATTCCGTACGGTCAACAAAGTTCTCAACAGTCGAGTTCCTGATGCGAAGCAGTTCGATGAAGTTTTTGTCAGTGTCGTCATCGATTGGCTTCTTAACAAGTTGTGTCTTGATTCTGAATCGGTGAGCACCAGGAGCAGAGTAGTTGGACGAACCAATGGCATTGTCCGTAAGTGACGGATCATCCTCTGGTGTGATAATTGATTCGCTAACTTCAAATCCAACTCTGTAACTTGGGTTGTTGTCGTACTGTTCAAGGATAATATATGCAGACTGGATATCAACAAAGTGACCACGGATAAAGTAGACACCTTCGCTGATATAAGCAGTAGAACCAATCTCAGTAGAGTTTACTGGGAGAAGTTGAGCAAAAGGTGAACCAATCTCAATCAAACTATTGCCGAACGTGATCTCATCTTCGGCAATCAACTGTTCGTTGTTTTGGAATTTCTTAGTCGTTACATCAGAAGTAGTGTCACCAGACTCTACATATTTGATATAGAACGTGACATAACCACGACTACTAGTAGTAGCAGGGATCGAATAAAGAACCTTTGCCTTAATACCTGTGGTGAGACCTTCAACAATCTTACCAGTCAGTTGAGTACGATATGTCTCAACGTCAACACCCAAGAAAGACTGCTGAATAAGAATACAGTCAACGTTAAGATCGTAACCGACCTGACCAGGGATGACCATCGCACCCTCTTTGAAGAGGTGCTGTCCCATTGCTTCGATCTGATTCTGCAAGATCGACTGCATGGTCGTAAGTTCTCTTGCCTGAATAGGATATCCAGGACGGAAGAGAACTCGGTAGAAATTCTTGTCCTTATCGAAATCGTCGAAATAAGGAGCAATGTTTAGATTGGTATTCTGGGGCATCTCTTAGAACTCGATTACGATCTTGATGTCTTCAATTTGGTCACCAGCACGAGAAATCGCGCCTCTGTTATCTATATAGATGATCTCGCCAGAGTTCGGTTGGATCTCTGGTTTTGCATAACCATTAGTAAACGACATACCGAGGTCATACTCAGTGTTGTTGATAACACGAGTAGAAACACCAGACACAACAGGGAAGTTGATGTCAGGGTCGGCAGAAGTACCTGAGGTAGAACCAGTAACTGGGTTACCACCTTCAAATTCTGTGAGGTTACCAGTAATCTCAGGGAACACACCATCAATTCTATTTTGATAGAATTTCAGGACTTTGGTTGTCGAGTTCCAAGAGATTACACGACCACGAGCGGTTACTTGCTGACCACCCACAGTTCTAGACTGAGTGATAATCTCATCAGTTTGGAACTGACCAGTAAACGTGGGGGAGAAGATAACTGCTTTTGTGGCAGACAGTGTAATAGCAGATGTCAGTTCTGTCGTGCCATACTGATTGGGGTTGATCACCAGACCAATACGACGATAATCATTATCAGTTGGGAAGTCACCTGAACCTTCGTCGTAGGTGAACTTCGTATTGATCATCACACGGTAACCACCAAGTTCTTTCTGTGGGTCAGAACCATGACCAGTGTCGGGAGGAATGATAACGTCAATGGCAGCACCAGTACCTGTACCAGCACCAATACCGTTGACTTCATCAATAACTACCTTACCGAAGTTGTAACCAGAACCACCAGAAGTTACAGTAGCGGAAACAACTTTACCACCATCAACCACTAGTGAAACACGACCACCAACACCGTCACCCTTGATGGGTACGTTTTCATATGTGCCGTTGTTATAACCAGTACCAGAAGACTGAATAACCACAGTGTCGATCTCACCACCGACAGCATCACCAGTCACTGCAACATCACTGAGCACAGGCATATAATCGTTCGAGAAGAACTTCAACACCTGACCCACAGGGATCGTATACAGATACTTCCAACGATAACCATCAGAAGTAGTAATAATAGAAGTAGAAGTACCAGTAGGTTCAACGGTCGAAGGTTTACCGTTGGGATCACTAGGACTAGTACCGTTATAGATGCACTTATAAACCTGATACTGAGAGTTTACAACGTAGAAGTCTGCGTCGTAAAGTTTCGTAGCACCAGAAGATGCAGTCTTAGTAGAAGAATAGTCATGACGATACATGTCATAGACATAACCCAAACCACCAGTGGTTTGCTCTGGGGGAGTCCAGTCAATACGACGAATTACCTGAACCGTGTCATTTGCAAGAACACGTTTCAGAGAGATCATGTCAGCAAAGGTATCACTGAACTCCTGAGAAGAGTCCACGGGGGTCGGTGCAGCGTTCTCGTTGTCCCATTCTTGGGGACGACCGATAAACACATACAGTCGATCTCTACTGGTTCCTGCATCCAGGTCAGACTGCGTAGGGTTGGCACCCTCCAACGACTTAATAAATCGCTTCGCAGTAAAAATCCTAAATTGGTCGGTGAGAAGTGCCATCTTTTAGAAATTACCTTCTTTTTATTTATGTTGATTATTCAGGTTCGGTTCTGACAAGATTAGTATATTCTTGCGAAACAAACTCTCCATTAGCACCAGACGTTCCACCAGTGATGGTATCTGCTGTTGTAAATTTGTAATTAGTGCCGTTGTTGGTGATGTTCTTCACCTTCAAGTATTTGTATCCAAATGTATCTGCTGCACTTTGAATTTCAGCAACCGTTGCAGTAACGCCACTATCACTTCCAGTAACGGTCTCATCGATGGAGAAATTGCCACCAGCATGATTATCTAGTTTTATCGTACTAGTTGCAACATGCTCAACACCATCATCGAGAGCGCCAGCAGTATTAATTGATGCAGTCAAAGGAACAAGACTGGAATCATAAATTTCATCACCCTGTTGGAACAAGGTGGTGTTCTGACCACCAATAGTCTCTTCAATACCATAAGTAGATGATGCAATACCACCATCCAAATTAATTTCATTTGCAAATTCGGTATCAGTATTTACCAGGTCGATAATACCGTCACCTGCACCATCTAGTTCATCATTATCTTCAAAACGGAATCCTTCAAGAGTGCTGAGAGGATATTCAAAAGTTACGATACTAGAATCTTCATCTGCAACCAAGACGTGTGGAGATTCACCAGTTCCAGATGATGCTGATGTACCAGCAATAAATTGAATAACAGCGGTGCTCTCATTAGATCTACCACCATCGATGAATGCAAGTTCATCAACTTGGAAAATCAAGAACAATTCTCTTGTTATTGGTCGCCAGTCATAAACAATAGCAACTTTATTAGAAGAATCTTCTTGAACTCTTCTAATACGATCAGATACCGTGAAGTTATATCTAGACTCACCAGTACCAGGATCATTGGCAAGAGAATCAAGAATCACTCTCTGGTCGTAACGGAAGTTAATACCTCTATCACAACCAGTGAAAGAGATAGGAGTTTTACCAGTGTACCTGACAATCTCTCTACCGATTTGAAACTTACCAGAACCAGGAAACGCTGCTGTTGTTTCTACATACACAGTAGTGTCGGTTGCCGTTGAATCCCTAGCAAGAGCAGTTAGATTATATAAATCAGAAACAAGAGAAGTTCTATTTCTCTGTGCTCGAATCAAATTGGTATCTCTTGTGAAGATTACCTGAGGGGGTGATGTATATCCACCACCTTTATTAAGGATATTGATTTCTTCAATTCTACCTAAACGAATAGTCGCTTCTGCCTGAGCACCAGATCCACCACCACCAATGATTTGAATCAAAGGGGGAGTCTCAAAGAATTCACCAGCATTGCTGATATTGATATTCTCAATACTACCAAACTGATTTACTTCACAAACACCAGTAGCGTTTTGTCCACCGCCACCTGAAATAACCAGAGTAACGTCTTCTTTTGTATAATTTCTACCGTTATTCTCAACAGAAAGACCAGTAACTTGTCCTGTGGTTGGAACAAGTTCAGCACCAGATCCACCACCACCTTCTAATCGTGCAGTGGCAGTAAAGTAACCATCACCAGGTTGAGTAACCTGAATATAGTTAACAGATCCAGCAGGAGCAATAATATTACCGCCAGTATCTACTTGATCTTGTTCCCAAAGAATAATGTTTGCTTTGGCATCAGTAATATTACTTTCATCTGATTCAATAACAATACGTAATGGGTTATAACCCTCACCAGGATCAATAACATCAACAGACAAAATCTCTCCATTGTCTGCAATGTTTGCTCTCAAAACAGCATCTCGGATAGGAGTGCCACAATTACCAATAGTCAATCTTGGTGGATCAGCAGCACTATAACCACTACCACCATTTGTTACGATTACGTCCTTTACACCGTATACACTATTGAATACGGGACGAATTGCTGCACCACTTCCAGGAACTGTTCTTGGCATTAGACCACTACGATATTGCCGACCATAGACGAGTGAATGTTGCACTGATACACATATGTTGTGCCAGCAGCAAGACTCTGTGGGACTGTCCAATACTGGACACCAGTGATAGAACCTGAGGTTCCACTAATCTGAGCACCACCATTAGAAACTCTAATTTCTAGTGGGTGGGATGCGCCAGTTTCATTGTTGAATCTGTATGTGAATCCACGATACACATAGATTGTAGGATCTGTTGCACTACTAATACCAGGACCATTAACTGTGTAGTTACTGCTGTCAGCAGCAGTGAAGTCATAACTCAGAGTAGGAGATGCTACTCCTTCATATGCAGATGCTCCCCGAATGAGGGACTGTCCTTCGTTGATACTGGGTAAAGCGACAGTGTTAGTAATAGTAAGCGTTGACCCAGATACCGCAGTAGTGATCCCAGTGCCACCAGCAATCGTGACAGAAGAATCAGCGGCGTTAGCAGTATACGAACCAGTGTCTCCTGCAAGACTTTGGAGGACATTTTGAACTACGTTTGGTGAATCGTTAGTGATAGTAATAGCACCAGCATTCAGGTTGGTAGTAATACCAGTTCCACCAGTGAATGTCAGACTGTCAGTAGTCGTAGTTGCAGTAGTAGTGCCATTGTCAGCACCGAGGGTAGTGAATACATTCTGGTTCAGGTCACCCAAGGTGCCTGTCATATCAATAGTAAGAGTATCACCACTAAGAGTAGTGGAGATGTTAGTGCCGCCTGCAATAATGAGGGTATCATTAGCAGCAGAAGCAGTAGTAGTACCAGTATCGGCATTAACAGTCTCGAAAAGATTCTGTGTGGTGCCACCTTCACCACCAGTTCCTTGCTCATCGTTGGCAGGTTCCCATTTGCTATTAGCAGCAACCCATTTCAGAACCTGACCATCAGAAGGTCCACCATTTACTGTGGTGTCTACATCAGAAAGAACAGAAATGCTTTGGGTTTCATCTACCAGAGGGATCCACTGAGCATTGTGAGCAACATATCCTTTTCCAGTGCCATGGACATGAGCAAACATACCATGATGATTGCTTGCATCGGGAAGATCTACGAGTTCAGCATATGGTGCATACCATTTGAGGTATCCATCATCACCATCAATATAGGTGTATGCAGAACCAGATCCACCACCCCACAATTTGATATCACCAGTACCAGTTTGATGGATGACGATATCATCAGTACCATCAGATACGATGTCGTTACCGTTGGTGTCTAAGTTGCCAGTAAGCAGATCGAAGTTACCTGCTCTGAACGCACCAGAGGGTGAAGCACTCCATTTGAGAACCTGTCCCTCAGTAGCAGAAGCAACATCAAACAGGATATTAGTTTGGTCGCCAAGCTTGTCGTACAGTTCGTCAAAGTTGGCGTTGACTTTGATAGCACCATCACGAAGAGTATCGCCAGTGCCGTCATTCGCCGAAGAACCAATACCAATACCTTGTTTTGCCATGTTCTTACAGTTTGTACAGTGTTATTTATGTTGCATCAAAACGGACAGTTGTGCTGTCAAGTTTCACATTGGTGGAGTCGAAATTCTCTGCGGTTCCACCAGAGAATCCAGTTACGGTGAGGGTTGCAATCTCAGTTTCCAGAGGAGAGTTTGTTGCAGCAGTATCACCAATAGGTCCTCTAATTTCACAACGGAACTTATATCCCGTCATGTAACTTAGAGCGGTAAAGGTGTAACTGGCGCTGGTTGCACCAGTAAGAACTGCAAACGAGAAACCACCGTCAGTGGATCTATACCACTGATAAGACTTAGCCCCGTCTTCTGGAATAATGGTAGAAGTAACCGAGAAGGTGACACTGTTTCCAGAGTTGACAGAAGCATTCTGTGGTTGTGCAGTGATCTGAATAGTTGCAGGTGCAACATTACCACCACCACCATCACCACTATCAGTCTGTGGTGCTCTGGCACCATTATTAGCAGGTTGATCGAACGTTTCTCTGGCAGTTAACCCAATAATATATGGGAAAGCAGGAACTAGATTCTGCTCACTATCTACGGTCGTGGTGAGAAAGTATGCATAAGTGCCATCAGGATATTCTGGTGTAACACAGAACCTACCGTTATGGGAATCCATATTCCCAAGTGATTCACTATATTCCCAGTCCTGCATCAAAGATCCAGCAGGAGGATTCTGAGCAGTAGTTCCGTAGTCTGGTCTATTGGCAGTCTCCTCAGATTTGATTCTGTATGAAGAAGTTGCACGACCTATATTACTGGCATTACTCCAAGGGTCACTATACAAATAAGGTCCGTAGATGGGGAAACCATCAAAAGCAATCCCCAACACCTTTGAGTGCCCGTCTGGATGCCTTAGATTGTCTCCATTGAACTGAGAGGAACCAAAGTAATCATTATAAGTTGCCATAACAGCATCATTTGTCCAACAACCCAAAAAGTCACTGGTATGGTAATGATACTGTCCAGTAATCTCTGGATATCCACCACAGTTATCTTCACCAAAATCAACAGGATCGTGAGCATCAGCAAACGGTGCCAACCAAGTAAAACTGGTAGGAGGGTTGCCGCCAGATCCAGCAGAAGGATTAAAGAAGACTACACCGTTAGCAGCAATACCAACTGCACCTAGTGGTGTAGCGTTTCTAGCATTTCTTTGATCAAAATAATCATATGTTCCACTATGTTCTCGTGAATAATCAACAACTAATTCTAGGTATTGATCAGTTGCACGCCAGAACTCACCAGCAGTTGCAGTCTGCTCAGTTCCTTTATAAATGAATACTTGTTTTCTTTCGTTAGCAGTTCCAGAGTCAAATACAAAAAGAATACGATCACCAACTTGGATAGAAGACCCAAGTAAAGTGTTATCTGCAACAGACAAAGGAATCTGAATTAAGAATCCAGCCTGGGAGAATGTATTGTCATCAAATGTTCTGGTAGTACCAAATGTACCACCTCTATAATAAAAGTCATGATCAAAATCTTGCTCGGTTACCTGATTGGTATTGTCGGCATTAGGAAACGTACCACTGGTGACAGGAGTGGGAAGACCATTCGCTGCCACGTCAATGATACGTGTTGCCTGATTATAAGTAGCAGTTCCGCTCATTTGATTCGGACTTTTTTACTATTTATTGGAAGATCTGAGTGGGACTAAATCCAGTCAGAACCGTAGCACCAGTCTGAACCGAAAGAATCACGGAGTTAGAATAAGCAGGTTCAGCGCCTGCGGCAGTGATTGCTACTCTGAACTCATCACCATCGTCTGCCTGTTCAGCAGCATTAGAGTTGTAAGTTGCAGATGTAGAACCAGTTACGTTCTGCCAGTTGGTTTCGCCATACTGCTTGCGCTGCCACTGATAGTTCAGTGCAGTTGTTCCTTCCTCGTTAGTCGCACTGATGATAAAATCAGCAAGGACAGTGAAGGATGCAGTCTGACCTTGGTTCACAGTCACGTTCACAGGTTGTGAAGTGATCTGGATGTAACCAGGGATGATTACGATAGGATTACCCTGAGCATCAGTACCCTCGCCTGCGTAGGTATCAAAACCGCCATTGATTGCGCCGCCAGTAGGAGCAACATAATCATCAGGAACAGTAGTTTCAACGTCAACCACAGGTTGCTCGTATCCAATACCTCTGTTCTTCACAACGATACTAGAAATACCCATCAGAGCACGTACACGTCCGTCAAAACCAGAGGAAGAAATAACATCCACGTTCGGGCGAGTAGTGTAACCATCACCAGGTGCGGTAATGATTGCCTTGGTGAGTTCACCAGACTTGATAGACGCAATCGCCTGAGCGCCACGACCCTTGACAGTTCCTGTGTACTCGAAAGTGATCAGAGAGTTCGAGGATTCGATCAGAGCGACTTCACGTTCGTCTGCCTCACCTTCAATTTGCAGAATATCACCTGCTTCAATCGGAGGCACGATAGTTGCTGCGATCACGTCAGCGTCAGAACCGATGTAGGAGAAGGCAACGAATGTAGACCCTGCACGAGGAATCTCAGCGAAGATGATTCTAGAACCAACCAAGGTATAACCAACGCCAGGTTCCTGAATCACACCATTAAGGGAGACGATGATGTTATTCTCAGGCAAGATAGTGTTAGAAGAAACACCATCCGTTAGAGTCAGAGAATAGAAACCGCCGTCATATTTCAGGTTGAAGGATGCACGTAGAGAGTCAAACTCGAACGAAATATCATCAAGTTGTCTCAGTTTACCCACGTAGTAACCAATGAATTCAGAACCAATGGTCGGAGGTTCAGTGAACTGAATCTGGTCAGAGAACGCTGTGTAAGCAGCAGTACCACCAGGTGGTTGCAGTACACCATTGACGAACACGAGCATGTGTCCAGCGGGATCGGGGAAGTATGCTTCGCCGTTGTTAACAGTGAGTTTGAAGGAAGTTGCAGTTCCATCGAATCCACGGAAGAAGCGATCACAACGTCCGATGAGATCCTTAGACTTAGTAACACCTGCCTTCCAACCGTAGTCAGAAATAATCGACATACCGTTCGGGAAGTTGCCCACGACATCTGCCAACCACAGGCGACCAGTGTTGCCACTGATAGTCTTACCTGCGACTCTACCGTAAGAAGTGTAGTTAGTTACCGAGACGGTGCTGATGTTAGCAAGGATAATCGGGAAGTTGTTGAGGTTTTCAAACTTACCGATTGCACTACCCTGTGCGAGGTTTGGATCAATAGTTGTAGTGCCGTCTGCTGCCTGACCATAGGGGTGGAAGTTAGACAACCAAATATTATGAATGGAATTCTCCGAATCGAAGTTATATTCCGAAACCACAGCAGTCCAACCAGGTTCTTTGGGGATGGTGCCTTGTAGCAAGTAAACCAGATCGCCAGGATTGAAGTCACCTTCAAATCCTTGGTCACGAGTGACCGAAGCAATTTGCATTTGAACGGTACGGGTTCCATGCACGTACTGATTGAGTTCTAGTTGATCCAGACCCACAACTCTGATATCTGCGATATCAATAATAGTGTCAGTAGTAGAACCATAGATAATGTCACCATCCACAAAGTTATCTTGTAAAGTCTCAATGTCGATCGTGATACGACCACCCGTGTTACCCACGAGAGCACCAGCAGAGTTTTCATAAAGTTTGATGTCTGCCTCAGCACCATTGCCCTTATTGAAGATCATTTGATCCTGAGCAAATGCACCTCTACTGACATTGATCAGCATACGATCATATGAAACACCATCAACAGTTGCAGTCGAGTTGCTGTCTACGCCCACGAGGTCATCACCATCGGAGATAGTGCCCGTGATATTTTCTAGATAAACCCAACCCTCATCAGTGTTGTCGCCCGTAAGGACAGAAGTCTGAACAACGAAACCATAGTTAGAGGGATTACCGCTGACGTTGACACGTTCACCATTTGTGAATCGTGCAGATGCAGTTTCAAGGTTGAACTTTTTGTAAAGTTTAATAACTTCTGCTTCATTGTTAGTAGTTCTGATAACATCACCACTACAATCTGAGTTACTACCAACAATTACATCTGCGAGATTAAATCCACCACTAATTGGTGTATCGATATCACGCTCACCATATGTGGTTGTCTCACGAACAATTCCCGAACGAACATCAACCTTAAACTGCTGTTGACCAGTAGTTGTAGTGTCAACATCAAAGTCACTGTAACGTGCGTCGTGACGAATTTCTCGTGCAATCTCGAAGTAAGTTGGAGTTGCATTTAGCACATAGAACCAAGATTGACCAGAGAATGCACTTTCAATATCGCTAGATGCGGGCACGTAAGTGAGAACGTCTCCACGAGAATAGAAGTTCGGGCGAGTAATCTTAACTCGATTCTCTCTTCTTTCAAATCCAACTTCGACGCTAGGCGTGTTGAGAACCAGATCAGGATCAGTGTTCCAATCAGTACCCTCGTCATAAAGGTTTTGTAGGTTAGTTGCGTCAGTGCTATTAATCCAGGTAACCTTATTGTTAGCAGGCGTCTGAGATCTAGTCAGTGCAAAGTTAGCAACGTTCCAGGAAGCATCCAGACGGAACTCAGTGGACTCTTGCTCGTACTCGAATCTATACTCAATGGCATCCATACGGGTGTCATCAAGATAACGGAAATGTCTGTTATCAACTCCCCATTCGGCAGTATTATTCTGATCATACATGATTCTCTTCGATGCTTCGGAGAGTCTCAGCATGTAGAACAACAGATGCTGACGGACAATACCATCAAAGGCGATAAATTGACCTTCACCGTCGAACCAAGTGTTCGCCAGTTTCATCATTCCACCGTTACCACCAGTGTTGAGATCATAGATCATTGCCTTCATGATGCTGTGACCAAAGTCTTCGGTAACAGCAGTGCCAGGATACTGACTCTGAGTCTCAGTGAATGCCTTATCAACAATAGCGTGTTTGTTAAAGGTGAGATAACGAGCAGCAGTACGATCGGAGAATGATCCACCACCCAGAGTTTCAATCATCAGATCGAACAGAGTGTGTGAGGCATCAACAACGTTGTAGCAAGTATACAACTGGTAGTTGGTGTTGCCCGTAGAAGGACCAGTTCTAGTAACAGTGGTCAAATAATTAGGTGAAGGAGTTGCAGAACGTGCTTTCTCGATGGTGTCGATAACCAGATCGAAGAGAGTTTCGATGCTAGAAGCAACCTGCTCGCAAGTGGTATTCCAACCACCAGTTGCACTGGTGTCGTAAGTGACAGACAGGTCACGATGAACCATGTCGGGGGAATACTTTACAGGCCAGATGTTCGGCAGACTCTTAGTGATAGTACCGTCAGTGATGCTAGCGGGAGTTGCAAGCGTATCAGTCACAACATCCATCAAAGTCATCATTGCAGATCTCACATCAGCACAAGTGCCGTGAGTTGCGTCAGGTGCGCCATCAACAGTGATAGAGTAATCATTGGTGTTGTAGGGGGCGAAGTCCAGATCAGCGTAGAACTTCTGAGTGTATCCATGAGATCCAGCAACAGTGATGGTATCATTTTGCATCACATCAACAGCAAGTTCGATCGCTTTGTCAAAGATCCAGGTAGATTCGGCAACCTGCGAGGAGATGTGCGATAGAGCACTATTACTCACATAGAGTTCAGCAGTATGGAAGACCTTGTTGTTACCACCATGACGGAGGTTCCATTGCAGGGCATCCAAGATGTCGGTAATATCGTGAACCCAGTTGCCAGATCCACCAGGAATAACCAGCGAAGGATACTGCACTTGACCCAAATGGAATGCTTCCTCAGCGATGAAACGGATGTTTCTTTCGATGATATTAGCAGCATCAATGAAGCGGTCACGTACAGCATTTTGTTCGTAACTGCTGGTTTCAACCTCATCAAAGGATTCAGCACCACCGCCACCAACGCTACCATCAATACCACTCTCTTCCTGATAGATGTAGAGATTCTCACGTCCGAAACCATTACGCATGGTCAGGATCGCAATATCCATTGCCCACTTCAACACCCAAACCGACTGATCTTCTTCACCTTCGATGTGGAGGAGAGTATCATCCTCATCATTTAGATAAAGTTCAGCAGCGTCCCAAGTCTTGGAATTGCCACCCATGCGAAGGTCATGTACCATGGATTCGATGAGATCGACCACATCATCGGTGCAGTTCTTACGACCGCCAGGGACCGTAAAGTCGATATGCTTAGACATATCGTTCATGGTGTGAACTGCTTCCCATGCAATCACATACTTGTTACGTTCCAGCATGTCAGCAGCATCCATGAGGCGATCATGGTTAGGACCAGTGCGAGCCTGATTAGGTGCCTCTGGGTCAATAGTGACAGTGGTGTCTCTGTATGCTTCCTCGTCAGTCCAGACGGCAACATAGTATTCGTCTTGAAGATTTGCAGGAATACCAAGACCAGAAGCAGTGGTTCCATTAGTCAGCAGAGTTTGGTTGATCGCATGATGGCAGAGTTTCTTAGTAAACTCAAATGCGTCCAACATTGCACTAAGTTCATCTTCAACGTGAAGAACTTGATCGTCAGTATTGAGATATTGATCAATGACGTACTGAACAGAAGAGTTACCGCCAGTCAGCAAGTCAGTGATTACAGCAGGCAAGATGTGCTTCTTGATATCTCGCACACAATAGGGTTCGCCATAACCAGGCATAACCAAGAAGTCAAATTCACGCTCTTCTCCCAGAGGTCCAGTGATGGTTGCACGATACTTATCTTGCAGATAACCAACAACTTCCTCAGCAATGTAATCACGGTTTTTCCAGATAGCATCGCCGCCATCACGGAATCTATCGCCAGTTGGGCAGAGGATATCAATAATCGTATTGGACAGACCATTGATCTCGTCCTGAATTGATTGAGATGCAGGAGCAGTAAAGTTGTTTGGAATACGCAGAATGTCGCTATACTTAGTACCATCGGTAGCGGGATACTTTTCAAGATCCGTGCTAGTAGTGGTGATCACGAAGTTCATCACATTAGCAAGTTCATCCCAAGCATATACAGATTGCAGCAGTTCATTACCGACGTAGTTCAGACCACCAGACTTGGTGAGATATCCTCTACCAGAGATCACGCTGTTGTAGTTACCACCGTAACGAATGTCAGCGATGATTGCTTTCAGGATGTACTCTTTGGTATCACGAATACACTTGTTAGTACCCTGCTCACTGGTGTCAGTGTCGCCAGGAATTACGAAGTCGGGATACTTCGCTGCCATAAGACCAACAGCAGTTTCTGAAATCCAATCGAGGTTCAGTTCCAGCATGTCAGCACACTTACGATGCTCATCACGTGCAAGATCAATATCTTCAATCGTGATTTCACGATCATCATAGTTGACCTTCTTAGCAGTGGCAGCAGAGTTGGTCTGACCAGTGAACTTAGCGTAAGACTCTTCGGTACTGACGATAATTGGAGTCTCCATGCTCATACCGAAAGACACATTTGCAGTGTTCGTCGGATAAGTAGATCCAGGAGTAAACGTAGCAGAATACAAGGATTCTTTATGAATCAAAAGGTTGTCTATATGACCTTGGAAGGTATTAGTACCATCCCAACCCGCTGCGATTCTGAACGGACGTTCCAGATAGTTGTTGCTATCAGAATAATCACCACCAACCTGAGCGCCATCAACCCAAACCTTAGTGATACCAGTAGTTCTAGACACAGCAACGTGATGCCAAGTGTCAACTGTCATGTTATGTGCGCCCGAAATCTGATCAGTACCATTCAACCAGAACTTAATCGAATTGTTTTCTAAGTACAGAACAGGAGAACCAGTCAGAGTTGCAATCTGAGTTCTGCTGTCATACAGATACTTGATTCCAGTCTGAGGGTTAGTAGAAGGACGAATCCACATCTCAATGGTAAAGTCGGCAGTACCGAAATTGTTAACATCAGACAGAGCGTGGGTCAGACCAGTGTGAGTTTGGAAGTGTAGAGACTGAGTACCTGTCTTCTTCTCTAACTTGGTCAAACCAATCGTGCCATTAGCAGTCAGTTTAGAGTTGGTAATCCATTCTCTATCAGTGAAAGTACCAGTAATTGAGTTGGTGAAGACCCACTTCAAACCAGAGTTAACACCTTTGACTGTCATAGAGGCACCCGAAGAATAACCTCTGAGAGTATCGCCAGGAATGAAGAATCCAGATCCTGCACGATCTTTGTATGCAATCTTCAATGCACGAATGTTCTCATTCTCATTATAAGTACCATCGGTGATGGTGGAAAGAGCATTGACGTTGTTGAGGTTACCAGCACCGATTGCAGTAGCAGCAATTTCAACCAAGGTATGAATTCCTGCCTGAACATCAGCACAATGCTGAATGCTTTCGTTTCTACCGCTAGCATAATTTGGATCATAGTATGCTGCCTCAGTACCGCCACCAACAAACACTGCATTATCCAGTGCGCTGATAAAGGTGTGTGCCTGACCAGATGCAGTTCCAGCATCACCAACATTCACAGTAACTGTGGTTGCAGTAGTTGCAGTAATACTCAGAGCAGTATTGAATGCAGGATCACCAGTACGAGGATAATCGTGGAACGATGCATTACTATCACTTGCACAAGTAAATCTCAAAGAGTAAGGACGGATAGTCAGAGAATCTGAGGTAGTCAGTGAGTGAGTACCGATAGTCAGAACCATCACGCCAGTACCAGGCGTGTAAACGGCATTAGACACGTCAAACTCTTGCAGAGTAGATCCAGTTGCACCCAGGTAAGGACCAGCGTACGTAGTTGGATCTTTCAGCATGTAACCTGCTTCTGCTGTTCTAGTATTGACCTGAGAATACAGTAGGTTGTTAATTGCCATACGGCAGAGTTCACCTGCTTTTCTGAATGCAGTGAGGGACTCAGCAGTTTCACCTACGAGACCGTTGGTGATCGGAGAACCAGAGGCATCGAAGTAGGAGCGGACAAATTCAACAGTCTTGTAGTTGCCATCATCAGTAATATCTGCCTGAATTGCGTCAAGCAGCAGACCGATGTCACGACGACACTTGATTTCATTGGCGCTGTATTGAGTTGGAGTAACTTCATCAAGTAGGTCTGCGAGAGAACCAGCAAGCAGGATAACTGAGATGTTATCAAACAGAGTTTGCAGCGCAGATTGTACGTCAGAGCAGTTATTGGTTCCATAGTTCTGCTCATTGGAACCAGCAGTGCCATAAGGATTACCAGGCGAAGGATCAGCAGTGATACCAGTACCACCAGATCCACCAGTAGTTCTCTCGTTATAGAAGATGTAAGTAACACCACCAACAACCTCAGAACCATCCAGATCATTTCTGAGTGCCTGACGCATGAGTTCAGTTGCTTTCTCAAAAGCAAACTCAGTCGCTTCTGCTTCGTTATTTACATAGAGGAATTGAGTTCCATCAGTGGAGAAATACTTCTGTGCCAGTTTACGAGTATAAACAGTGCCACCAGAATAAGTATCAAAGGAAAGAGCATCGATGAAGTAACCAATGTCACGCTTGCACTTATCTTCCGAAGGAACAGAAAGAGCAGGATACTCAGCAGTCATCAGGACATATGCCTTGGCGATGATATACTCTCTGTTCTTCTGAATCAGACGATAAGCATCAGCATATCTGGACCACTGATCAGTGGTGTTATCACCAGGATAGTAGAAACCAGGATGCTCGACGGCGATTTCTGCGTTAGCAAAATCAACAATCTCATCACGGTTCAGACCGATCATACGACCAGCATCTTTCCATCTGTTCTTAGAGTTGGTAACAGTGTTGCCATACTCAAACGTGATAGAGCGCAGAACATCATCAGCAGCGATAGTACCGCCAGTCAGATTTTCATACTCAATCTCAGTAGAACGAACCTGTTCAAAATCCAGGAAGTCCGCATTGATACGTTGATCAGCGTCGGAAAGTTCAGTAGGAGTAATGGTAGTCTTAGAAATATCATCAACAATCACGTTGGCATTAGTCAACGAAATCAGACGTTCAAAGATTATACCGAAGAAAGAAGAACCTTTATTGATAGTCAGAGTATCAACAATATCACCCAATCTAATTTCACCAGCAACGGTTTCAGTTTTGGTGCCAAGAATTCTTTGCTCAGGATTTACAGGATCAGAAGTATACTCTTGGATTACATCATCCTCTGCAATGTCTGCCTCACTGGATTTCAGGTAGTACAGAACTGGTGGAGATGCATCCATATCCACTCTGACGACTTCACCCGTAGCAAGACCAGTCTGGTTTTGGAATTTAGTTCCCTCAGTCAGGGTGCTCCAAGAACCACCGCCAGCACTAGTAGGACGAACCAAGTTGATGCTGACAATAGGATCTCTATAAGGAGAAATTGCAGTGATCTTAGCAGCAATATTAGAGGATGCAGAGTAGATAACATCATTTAGGAGCACGTTATATGCACCAGTTTCATATTCAGCAGTACCAGAAGTCTTCGACAGAACCAACTTATCAGAAATGTTGCCATCCAGATCCTGGTTAGTCTCTTCAATGATTGCCTTATCACCATCCAAGTTAGAGATAGTCTCACCAAACTCAAAGATAGTCTTATAGTTAACACTATCAACATTCAGAATTTCAGCACCATATTGGAGACCAAAGAATGTGATTTCCTCACCTCTTTCAAAATAACCATTTGCCATATCAATGACATCAACAGTTACATCAGTAGGATTGACAGTGAAGATAGTTGCAGTAGCACCAGTTGTTTGACCAGTGATTCTGACACCACCAAGTGCTGTCTGAGTGAAAGTGCCACCAACATTTTCAAGATACAGTTTTGTAATACTGTTATCGATAGAACCAATCAGTGCGCTGAATCCAGTTCTACTAACATCGATACGCTCATTCAGTTGGAAAGGACCACCAGTGATCTCAACAATATCGATGCTAGTAGCACCAGTTGCTACAACCTTTGCTCTTGCCTCAGATTCAAAACCGTTGACAGTATCACCTAGTTCGGGGAAGATACCACCAATGGTATTCAGATTCAGGCGAGTAATGGGCAGAATGTCAAATTCGACATTTCTATAAGTAATCTTAGAGTCGGGTTTTGGAGGTTCAGCGAAGATAATATTGTTACCAACAACTTGATAAGAACTACCAGGTGATTGAATTATACCATTGAGGGTGACCAGCAGTTGATTTGCTTTAACAATTTGATTCTCACCTTCTACTGTCATTGGGAACGATTTACGTTCACCATTGAATAGAATAGAAATATCATCAATCTTCTTAACAATCGAAGTTAGAATTTCCTCAGAGTTAGTCAGTCTCTTCTTACGGAAGAGAACTTCGGAGTTATTGAAGGTTGAGTAGATCGGTTGAGCAGCACCAAAGGAGGTGATCTGGTTAACGTTCGTATACTCATTGATGTTCACCTGTTTGGTGAAACCAGCGTCAACTTTACGACCAGAAACGTCCTTACCACCAGTCAGTTCGAGTTGACCGAACATGCTGAAACCAACAGGATGGTTATTCTCCAAGATCTGAGTCTTCCATCTGTTGATGGGAATCTTGGACTTAACCACATACGAGAAGTTCTGATAGAAGAAAGAGTCTTGAATCTTTTGAACGATCTCGGAAGGTTTACCCACGTCATCGATAAATCTACCAGGAGTCTTGGTAATAGCATCAATGTTGAGCACACCCTTAGCAATATTGATATTATCAATCAAACCAGATGCACGAGAGATAACACCCTGCACCTTACCACCCACAACAAAGTCACCATTGGGATTAGTAACTTTTAGGATCTTGGGTTCAATCTGCCATCCATCGTTTTCAGAAACAACACCGAAGGCACTTGCTAATTCATAACTTTCACCTTGGAAAACTTCTTCGCCTTCCAGGAAACGAGAAGTCTCAACCACTGCTTCTGCTTGACCACCAAACACTTCGGTAAGAAGCACCTGACGACCATCACCCTGGGTCAAGAAGGTAATAAAGTTACCAGATTCTGCGTCAACCCTAGTAAGTGCGAAACGAAGTTGGTCAGTTTCCAGACCATTTGCATTTCCAGCAATAGCATAATAGGTCTGAGAAGAAGACAGAGCGGTCAAACCAACGCTACTGGGTTTCGGCAAAACACCAACCGTAGAACCAATAGCATCAGCACGGAACTGAACCTCAGCACCAGTGGTAATACCATGAGGGAAGTTGAACTGCAAGTAGTTCAAGTCAAGGTTTACAACATAGGTGAACTCAGATTTCAGAGTAACTGATGGTTGTGAAGAGTAACCAGCACCAGGGTTTTTGATCAGAACCTCAGACAGTCTGTTGTTCTTAACAACTGCTTCTGCCTCAGCACCAGATCCACCGCCACCAGAGATGATGACAGAAGGAGCAGAAGTATAACCAGAACCAGGATTGGTGATCTTGATCTGAGAAAGAATAGAGGTATTGAAGAGTTGCAGGTTAATTGGGAATGCAATCTCAGGACGCAGAGTGTAGTCATGAGAATAACCATAACCAAACTCATTGTTCTTCAAGGTTTTGATCTTACCGATCTGTCTACCAGTGAGGAATACAGCAGCACCACTACCCTCGGAAGGAATCACAACTTCAAGTTCTGCACCAGAACCAGAGAGAGTTGAACCAAGAATACCTTCGATGCCATCAACGTCGATAGAGGCAGTAGTATAACCTTTACCAGGATCGGTCAGTTGAACATCGGTGATAGTACCAGATCCAATCTCTTCATCGTTTTCAACAGTGATTTGCACCAAACCGCCTTCACCATCACCCAAGATAGGCACCTGAGTATAGACACCAGGTTGGTACTCAGTACCACCATTAGTGATTCTAACTTTTTCAATTTTACGATCAGAAGCAATATCGGAGATAACAGGTAGTTTCTTATAGAATCCACCAGGAGAAATCAGTTTAATGGTATTGATAGGACCGATCGCTTTCAGTGAAGTTGTAGAATAAGACGATCTTGGTATATCATTATCATCCTCAGTAATCTCAGCATTAGTGAACTCGGGCTCGTGTAGCAGTGGGAATCTAAACTCAGTATCGCTGAGAACTTCACTAATTGTAAACTTACCATCAAAAGGAGTCTTGATAACGTCAATGAATGAATTGGTTCCCACAGGAGATGTAGCACCAGTTCTAGACGGATCATAATAATATGTAATATTGGTAACTTCTCCACCAATAGTAAACTTGACGATGGGAATTTCAGTAGCAGAAGAGAGTCCAGGAGTACCTTCACGTTCAATCACGTTGAAAGAGTATTCCAACTTGTACTGATTATCCTCAGAGAAAGATAAGTAATAACCGAAGTTAGAAGCATCGCTCATATCAAAGATATAAGAGTGATTTCTAACCAGTTGTAGAGTTGGGTGCTTAGAAGAGATCTTCACCCGAGAAATAGCACCCTGAGCGAATTGTGGATCCTGAGAAGCAGTTGCTCTAAGTGTATAGATGAAATCTCTGGAAGAGAAGACTTCTTTAACGAAGAATGAACCGTTAAACTCGTTAGTTGAGAATCCTTCAACGAACAGGATATCACCATCCTCAAAGTTGTGAGGAGTGACAGCAGTTGCATAGATGAGATCAGATCTACCCTCAGCAGTTCTAAGAATGTCCTTATCAAGATTAACAGTGAGTTTAATTTCTTTAACACTGCTCAAACCAGTAAGATCAGCAATCTTAGGATTATCCGAATTAGGTGCAGCAGTAATCGATCCGCCAAGAGAAACTACGTCACCAACGATGAAGTCAGAATCGGAGTAGACCTCCATGATCTGAACAGTATAATCTTCTTCTCTATACGGACGGAAACGTGCGTAATCAGAGAGTGGATCATATGTACTAATGTACTGCCAACTGACATTTCCATCACTAACAATACCACTCGTGTGCGTCGGACTAGTAGAACCAGAAAGACCAGCAGTGGTTGCTTGATACTTATAACGACCAAAGTATACAAAGTCGTTGATAGCATATGAACGATTGGTTTCCCATTCGTTTTCCACAGGTTTCGGCCACGGGAAATTAGCGAGCGAAACTTGCAGCGTTCCAGAGGCACTAATGTAGTTCCAGAGAACAGCACCATCAGTTACAATGCCGATACTATGCTCAGGAGCAGTTGAACCAGAAGTAGCGTTATTAGTAGCAGCATATATCTTACCGTCACTATAAACCTGATCGCCCACAGAATATGCTTTGTTTGTTACCCACTCATCTTGCGAACGCTTGACCGCAAACACTTGACCGTCAATAGTGTTCTCTTCACCAGTTGAGTTTCTGAATCTATCATCATTATTAAAAGTACCAAAGATCTTACCGATCTTATAAGTGTTACCCAAACCAGGATTATCAACCGTTCCAGTAGGAGTTTCAACAATAGTGCCATATGCCTGAGTTACACCCTGGGCGTTAAATTGTTCAATAGTCGTTCCTTTGGTGAACTTGATATTTTGGTTAAAGGTGAACTGCTTGACATTATCAATCTTAGAATAAGAAGCATCTCTAACGTAATACTTTGCCACCACGTTAGGACTGATGAGAAGTCTCTTACCAAGTGGAGAAGGAATAGTAGAGGTCTTAGAAGTAAAGGTGGTGACAGTCTCTTGGAAAGTGTAAGTTCCAGGAGACAAAGTTGATACTACATCGGAGTAGTCAAGAATCTGCAAACCAGAAGAACCTTCATTCCAAACAGTAATGACTGGGTTATTCAGTGTGTTGATATTGAGATTAGTATTCTCATTGAATACCACACCTTGGGTCTCGATCTGATAGTCATCACGCTTACTATGCAATCGGTCAAACTTAACCAGATCCATACCAGAGTTCTTAGTAGTAATTCTATAACGCTCAGTAGGAACGGTCAGGGAAGCACCAGTATAAACTGCTCTACCTTCAATTACAAGATCATCAATAAATCCTCTGAATGACTTATTAGCAGCAGGAGCACCAACATTGTTAGCAATAGTCAGATCGTCCATTGCAATATCTTCGGTTCTAGTTGCAGTACAAACCTGTACTCCATCGAAGAATGCAGAATATACATAAGAACCAAGAGTGGGTTCTTCCTTGACCACAGCAATATGGTGCCAACCTTCGTTCTCCATGGTGGAGAAATAAGTAGAACCAACAGAATGGACAGTGGTTCCACCGCCATTACCATCATCAATGATAAGAGTACACTTACCGTCATTACCATCAGTAGAATCACCATTGATGATGAATCGTACTTTACTGCCAGAATCATCAACAGCAGTAACCATTTCCATTTGAGGATTGGTAGAAGCGTGAGCAGCAGTCAATCTTGCCCAGAAGACAACAGACCACTCATCATTATTAAAGTCTTGCCAATTCAAACTACTGTTGGAAGCAAGTTCGAGGGAAGATGCACCAAACTTCTTCTGAGCAGTGCTTCTAGTAGCAGTTCCAGTAGTAGTGTATGCCTTCTTTTGCTTAGTTGCATCGAATGACAAGTCATCACCATCGTTGAAACGATATACAGCAGACTGTACAGATTTCTGTACGTTGATAGGAAGAATAACGTCACCAGAGTTATCTACACCATGCTGGAATGCAGTGAATCCAAGACCATAGTCAGTATCACTATCAGTAGTATTCCACTCACCACGAATCACATTAGACTTGTAAAGGGAAGTGCCGTCATACTTAAAGTAGTTAATAACTGCCTGCTGATTGTTATCCTCATACTGGATATGAGTGATGACATTGACATTATCAAACTCATCGAGAGTGATACCAGCGTGTTGAATAGATTCAAATGTTACGCTAGGAGCGAGAATCTTAGAAAACTCATATTCAGGGGTTGCAGCAGTCAATCTGATCTGTGACATTGCAATCTTGAAGAATGCAACACCATAGTGTTTGGTGCCATTCCACATATCACATACAAAGAACAGATCATTATAAGAATCGAGAACAAACTGAGGTCGTTGTACCTGACCACCACTAATAGCAAGTCTCTTAACGTAATTCAATTCAATATTTGCACCATCATATGACATCTCACCAAACATGAGATCATTGTTATCGAGATCAATACCAGCAAAGATAACTTTGTTATCACCAATGTAATACAGTTGGTGCATCTGTTCACCTTCGGTGTCAGAAGCAAACTTACGCTTCTCGATCAGATCACCTTGGTTATTAAGTTGAATAACCCAAATATCATCAGGATCGGGAGAGTTGGTATCAGTCCAACCACAGAGATATACTCTTTGCTCATCATCCAGGTAAATATCACCAGCATAATCACGACGAGTACTACCAGAGACACCAGCAATCTCTTTTTGGAATCTTACGATACCTTCGGGATTATTAGCATTATTGAGACCAGATTCATATTTGGCGACCAAGATATCGGGATTATATCCAGATTCAGTTTGAGATTCACTTTCGCCTACCACATAAATCAGATGATTGGTTTCGGAGGTCTCATCAATATACATACGACGGAATCTCGCCACCTTTCTGCTAGAAGAAGGCAGAAGAGTTCTATCCCAAACTAGACTACCCAAGTCTGAGAATTTTGCCAAGAAAGCGGCAGTATCGCCATTAGATTGAGTAAGTTCACCACAAACGTAAGTACTACGATCCTTTGTAGTTGCAATATCAAAAATTTCAAATGTGCCACCATTTACACCACTATCTACATATTGATTAACCCAATAATAAGTCTTCTTAAATTGTTGGGGGTGAGATACTCTAATTTGAGGAACATTATCAGTTGAGTAATTAAAACCAGAATTAATGATCTCTACCTTATCAATCTTACCAGTAGTGACATCGAGTTTAATATCCAACTCAACATCCTGACCCTGAGTAGAAATGATCTCATAAGATGGAGGAAGTGCCTCACTATAACCAACACCAATCTGATCGACGGTAATACTCTCAATACCTGTCACAACGGACATGTAGAAACGCTTATTGGTATTATCAGTAATAACTTTGGAAGTAACGATAATTTCGTCTTGTGCAATCAGTTCATGATCACTTTCAGTGGTAATTTTGCCATAAGGTTGGTCATTGATGATTTCCTTACGATAAGCACTGATTGGACGACCAGTAACTGACTCAACTTGGGCAGATGCACCAAAACCATCAGTATCGGTGTTATCAAAGAAGAGAGTGTCGTTAACCTGATAAGAAACACCAGGATTCTCGATCACAAATCCATCAATCTGTGCAGATTCAAATTTAGTAGTAGTTTCGACCTCAATATCCACTCTGGACTCGGCAGAAACTCTCGGGAAGTAATCATAGATCTGCAATGCCGCTTCTTCGGTGATTGCATTGAGAGTTGCGATTTCAGAAGGACTGATGATACCATCATTATCAGTATCTTCGATTTCAAAGACAAGAACGTCACCTTCTCGCTCAGTAACGAATTCATCAGAGCGTTGGTTAGGTTGACGGTCAATATCGATGTCAACATTCACATATGGATCTCTGAAACGAGAAACGTCGGCAGGAATGTTCTCTTGAATAGCAGATTGACTCAGATTCCAGATATCAACAACAGAGTTGTACTCAGGACCCAAGATATAAGGGAATACAGGCAGACCCGTCTCAGATTCATCGATAGTGATGAAATATGCGTAAGTTCCATCGGGATAATCAGGAGTCTTACAGAAACGACCGTTATATAGATCTAGGTCGCCCCTCTGGAAAGAATATTCATAATCATTGACGAAAGTGCCAGCAGGATAGGTCGAAAGTGCAGGACCATCTGTTCTAGCGGGAGTGGGGTTAGTATCGATGTCATATACAACCTCATCTTTCAGTTTGTAAGAAGAACGCATTCTTCTAAGACCACTGTTCTGATCAGTCGGGTCAATATAACCATAAGGACCGTAAATCGGGTTACCATCAAATGCCCAACCCAAAATCGGAGAGTGTGCTTCGTTCTGACCGATCTCACGGAATCTTTGAGTTTGTGGATCGAGAACAACGTTGTCTCCAACTACATAACGCAGTTCTTTGGGGTCAGAGATGTGACCATACTCACCACCGTACTGATTATTGAAACCAGTAAACACATAACCACGAGCAACGTCATACTTGCTGTTCAGGTCATATTCTAAGTTCTTATTCCATTGGAATACGCTTGCTTCAAAGGTAGCAAGTTGACCAACTGCTTCCAAACGAATAGTGGTATTACCTTGGGTATATCCAACACCTTTATTAGTAATTTGGATAGAAACAACCTTACCTTTATCTTCACCCAGAGTTCCAATAACTGCTTGTGCCTGAGCACCGAAACCATCACCATTGATGTAGACAGTAGGTGCAGTGGTATAGTTTTCACCAGAGTTAATGATAGCGATCGAAACAATACGACCGTTAATTACAATAGGTTGTGCCAGAGCACCTTCACCAGAATTCAGTTTGATCTCAGGAGTAGAAGTATACCCAGAACCCTTAGAAGTTAAGGTGACCGCAGAGATAGGGCCACGAACTTGTGCAGTTGCAGTTGCTCCAATACCATCACCACCAGTAATAGAAATAGTGGGTTGAGAAGTATATCCAGTACCTGCGTTTTCAACCAGAATACGAGTCACTCTTCCGTTGGTGACAACTGCTTGTGCGGTTGCGCCAGATCCACCACCACCAACAATAGAGATCAAAGGTTGGGTCTTATAACCACTGCCTTCGTTGGTGACATCAATAGAGAACAGTGATCCGTTAACAGTAACAGATGCTGATGCGCCAGTTCCTCCTCCACCAGAAATTTGCAGTGCAGGTTTACTTCCAGCATCATAATCGATACCATTGTTGGTAATAGCGATTGCAGTCAAAGGACCAAAAGTCACATAGTCCTTAGACTTATAACCCCAAGCAGCAACACCATTAACCCAGGATCCAATCGGGTTATTAGGTTTGACCGTAGTTCTAGTTGAGACAGTATTGACTACTCTGGGGAATCTGAGCAGTTTACGCTGGTTACCAGGAATTAGAGCAGAACCCTCGAAAGGACCAACCTTATAGTTGGGAAGACCAGAAGCAGCAACGTAAACGTAATCATTATTAAAGAAAGAGTTCTGAATATTTGACGTAAACAGAGAGATAACGTCGTTAATAGAATTAACCTGAGACTTACCTCTGTTCAAGTCAACCGACAGAAGAATATTACCCTCAGGAACAATCTGAGTAGGAACAGGAATTGCGTAAGTGAAGGTAAAATCATTAAGTCGAGAAGTTACCTCATAAGTTCCGTTAAATACAGCTGGGTTGGCACCGTAGATAGTAACTTTGTCTTCTACGAGCAAACCATGGGGATTGGAACATGTAACTGTCGCAGTCTGGTTATTGGATCCCCCAGGAGTAATCGATGTGACCTTGATGAGTTTCTTAACGTTGTACAACCATGATTGTAAACGCTCATCATCGTCACTGCTACCCAAAGAAGCCACATTAAGCTTATCACCTGGCAAGTAATATGAACCACTGTCTTCAAGAACGGTAGTGCCTGCTTCTGCAATACCGAGAACACGCAGTTTAACTTCATTATCTTGACCCCTGTTTACATAAACGAAAATATCAGAAAAGATATCAGTGCCAGGATCCCAATCTTCTACAACGCCATTTTTGGAACGAGTACACTCGATAAACTGGTTCAGAGACTTATCTTTGTACTGAATGACTTCTTGGTCATCAATAATGATAGTACCATTCTTTTCAGGCCATCCAATAGTTGAGTCAACAGTAATAATGTTCTCAACAGTGTCAAGAGGTTCAACAAGAACAGTTTTATAAGGAATTTTGAATACACCACTCAGAGTTTCCTCCGAAATTGTCAATTCGTAGATAGTATCAGTACCTTCAATAATCGAGATGACATTTTCGATCAGAACCGAAGCGTCTTTGATATTTTGATCAACGCTATCTGCAAATTGACGCAATTCTGCATTTGGAAGATTAGCAGGATCACCAGAAATCAATTCTGCACGAAGAATAGTGTCAACAACCCAGGATGCAGCAGAAGGAGTGATCAGTTCGTCTCTGGGATAGAAAACATCAACTTCTTCACCAAACAGAATCTTAAACAGATACTGAGTAGCAGTTTTCGTACCCTTAGAGATGTAGAAATCTTTAATAGTCTTAATAACTTGAATCGGATTGACCTGTGAATAGTCAATATCGATCGTAGGCATATATTGACGACGGAACTTGTCAAAAACCTGTCTAATGATCGTCGAATCCAAGTTATGAACAATAGTGCCCCGATTATGGTCACTTTGTCTCAGTTGTTCTTCTTTGGCATAGACTTGGTTACCATAATTGTCAAATTGGACTACATCCGAGACACCACGAGCACATCCACGTAGTGCCGATGCCTCATAGTCTTCACCAGAAGATCTAATCACACAACCAGTGACCTCACCGAAACCAACATCACAAGATGCTTGTGCAGAAAGCGGTTCTGCGATGTAAACCTTAGGTGGTTCAGTAGTAGAATACCCTTCACCGAAATTGGTGATGTTAATATCGGTAATTGCACCATTAAAAATAGTTGCAACAGCAGTTGCACCAGTACCACCGATAAATTCGCCAGCAGAGTCCTTACGGTCATCCACAATGTAGATAGACGGTGCATCAGTGTAACCTTTACCACCAGTCAACAGGTTGATGTTAGTAACACTACCGTTAGCAACATTAACATCAAGAACCTGAGCACCAACAGGTTGGATAACACGAACTTTGGGTGCAGTAGTATATCCACGACCTCTATTAGTAATCGTAACACCCGACAGAGTTCCATCAGGAGCAACACTTGCAGTTACTTCTGCATTAATACCATCTTCGGGTGCAGGATCAACATAGATTTGAGGAGGATTGCTATAACCAAGACCACCCTTAGTTACAGTAATAGAATTAACGACAAGACGACCCTCAGAGTCAATCTGACAACCAGAAACTTCACCACCGCTGGGATTTACAAACGTAATAGCAGGAATGAAGTCATATCCAGAACCAGAATTGGTGATTTCAATTCCAGAAACCTGACCAGTAGTGTCGTCAACTGTAATTTTAGCAGCGGCACGAGAACCATTGATCAAATCACTAGGTTCGGTAATTCTAACAACAGGAGGGTTGTTTGCAGAGTAACCTTGACCACCGTTAATGAGTCTTACGTCCTTAATACCATTAACAAGGGACCTTGCAGCAGCACCAGTGCCGATACCAGTAGAAGAGAAAATTGATACTTTGGGTGCAAAGTTAAGTTTGTACCCAGAACCACCATTCTTGATAGTGATTGCTTCAATTTCGCCATTTATACCAACTCTGGTGACTGCCTCTGCGCCAGATCCCACAGATGGAGACACATACTCAATAGAACGAATGTGGAAAGTGTCCTGAGGAGTTATATTAACAAAGAACTTAATTTTACTGTTATTATCCGTCAGAACATAGTCATCAAACGGACGTTGCAGCACTCCGTTACGGTTAATAATCAGACCGATCTCAGCAATAGGTGCATACGGAAGATTATCATATTGAACAGTCATCGAATCCTGTCCTGCAAGTTCAGAAATAGCAGGAAGGGTCAGTTCTTTAACAGTAGCGTCAGCAAAACCGATGTAATACAGGATCTGCGTCAGTTCTACCTGATCATTACCAGTCCTAGCACGAGGTGCGGTAGTAAATGTGATTTCAGAACCACTAATCGTATAATCCGTATCAGGAATTAGCAGATCTCCGTAAATAGTTACAGCAAGGTGATCTGCTGATACGGGAGATACGGGAGTTCCGAGGAATTTGAGGTCAAAAGTAGTACGAGTACCGTCAAATTCAACCCAAGGAGATTCTAGTGCCTGTCTCTTCTTGTTAAATTCTTGCAGACTGATGCCAGGAGTCAAAATAGCATCAGGACCACGTACAGTTTCACTGTAATAGATGACTTCGTTATCAATCATCACCGAACCATTGTTCGGCAAGAAACCATCAATCTGTTCTACTTCAATATGATCGATACTAGGATCAACATCTTTAATCAGAGTAGTCTCAGAATTAAGAACTTTTGGATCATACGCATCTAGATCCAAATAAGTAAGCAGATTATTCAGAACATTAAATGGGCGTCCAGTTTTCTCCTGTGAGGAATAATACTCAAAGAGAAAATTGACAAGTTGTTGATCTTCTTCCCTAATGAACTCGGGAAGTTGATTTTCAACTCTATCCGAGATGTTAATTCTGTCTGCGAACATTTATCTTAGAAACAGGAGTCGATTTCTGGATACTCGAAAGCATCAATCGGGTATTCAATCGTATTTATCCCACTACCGCCATAGTTCCATCCAGCAAAATTGCCAGGATCGAAGTTAGGAATGTTTGACGGATTCGTAATGAAATCGATGGGATAAACCTCAGGATTGAAGATAGTAGGATCAACACCAGGCGGAATGGTAATACCATTTCCATCGGGCAAAACTACCACTGGCACACGAGTTGTACTGTCAGGAGTATCTGCGATATTTAGGGGTCCAACGCAAACCCTACCTGAGTCATAATCGACTGTGCCGATTGAATTATTGAGGATTACTTCTTTCTCATTTCGGTTTGTAACCATCATGAGATTTCCAAGACCATCGTCTCTAATGTTTACAGGGACAAGGGTAGATGTGACGGTTGCGGCGGAACTAGTAATAGCATCTTCCAAATCAGAAGCACCACCAGCAGTTGTATTAAGAGATCCTGCTGCTTCACCAGAAGCAATTTGATCTGCTACTTGTTCAGTGTAACCAGTTGCATAGAAAGATCCTGATTTGACAGAGGAGAACTTAGGATCACAATCTCCACTACCACCATTACCACCACCATCACCATCGCCGCCATCACCGCCGCCTGCGCCATCGTCACCGCCGCCGTTGCCGCCACCGTTGCCGCCGCCCCCGCCACCATTACCACCACCTGCGCCACCATAGTCACTAGGATTGACGATTGGATTATTAAAGTCGAGACACTGTGTGAAGATATTGCCAAATGTGAATTCGTCAAGATTTTGACCCAGAGTCATTTGGGATGTAGTACCTGCAATAGCATTGTCAGAAGAGTCAACCATAGAGTTGAACTTTGACATTTCTAGGCGACCACCAAATCGATTATCACGGTTTTGATTGTTAAACTGGTCAATAGATTTTAGGATCTCAGATCCAAGTTCATTAGCAGATCTAGGAGTAGCGTTTCCGTTAAACGACGGATACACCTTAGGTGACAGATAATAGACACGAGGATCAACCACAATAGGTTGGATCGATGCCATAGAGTAATCAAGAAGTTGATTCTGAATACGCTTCTTAGTCGTAGTGTTGAGGTTTACACCAGACTTAGAACGAACTGCGATGAATACCTTACCATATTCGGGAGGTGATAATTTCTCACCGCCGTAAGCAGTAACTGCTGCTGCCTGAGGGTAGAGATCTTTTACAATGTGTGCATAGTCATTCTCGGTAACCGCTCTGTTTTGCGTGGAGAATGCCCTAGGAGCACGGAATTTAACACTCAGGGCAGATTCCTTATCTTCGCCTGCTTGACTGCTGTCAATGGTTGCCAGAGACATTGCTGTGGGCAATACAGCACGACCAGATGAATCTATCGCTCTACCAACAAAGGAAAACTTAGTTGCACCGTTTGCTGCGGGTCCGTCAGTTGCAACATATTCAAGAACGATAAATTCATTATCAATCAGTTTACGACCTAGAATACCGTCACCGAAAATAACTTTATATCTAAGATCTTCGGTTTCTTCTAAGAAATAAACACGAGAAGTTGAGTCCAGAGCAGTAACATTTCTGGACAAAGAATATTCATCAGTCTCAGAAGACTGTTCATTAGGTTTCACTGAAACAGTAAGAAGTTCAGTATCTACACTATCCGTGGGAATAATATACTCTTGCTTCTTAGTATCATCAACAGTGTAATTGAAGGTCATCAAATTACCCTGATAAATCACCAACTTACTGAATACCGCAAGTCCTGTGTTTTGATCAACGGACGCCTTGACATCCTTTGGAATAGAATAAGTATATGACTGCTGATTGATCTGAGTGACAAAAACATCACCCTTACTAATGGTAATAGAATCAGGATATGACTGACCACCAGGCAATGCCTGCGCCCTAGCAGAAATTCTGACACACGCTTTCGACGCCTTTATCGAACGAGGCGTATAGTTAATCTGTTTGGCAATGCGAACGATGTTGTCTCTAACAGTCGCACTTTCCAAGAATGCCTCATTCATTGCCATATTGGCATTGAATGCAGTGTAATAAGTGTTGTAAGCGAGAATATCGATTAAGTATGAGGCAGTCGAACCCTCAAAATCATAATCCGTAAACTCAGGGCGAGTCCTGAGGTAGGAACGGATCGATTCCTTAATCTCAAAAAAGTCTAGTGACGTTAATTCTGAGGGTGTAGCTGGCATGTTACGTTCTCTCTAAGAGGAATTCAACAACTTGGGTCTGAGGTTGTCCCACGATTGCATATTCAATAGCAACATCCAAGGAGTATTCGTCCTCAGAGATATTCACATCAACTGCTCGTACCTCAACACGAGGTTCAAGTCTTTCAATGGTATTAGTAATTTCGTCTCTAATATCTTCGGCAGAGAAGATATCAAATGGTTCAAACAATAGACCTCGAACTCTGGATCCAATATCCTGCTGAAAAGGTCTTTCACCAAATGCAGTCATCATAAGATTCCGAACAGACTGCTTAATAGCATTCTCGTTACTTACCGTAGCGAAATCCTCGGTATTCGGATTAGCGTCAAAAGACACTGCCAAATCCTTGAATCCCCTTGAAAAGAACTTTTCTGAACGGAATCTGTACGATGACATGTAAACGATTTAATCGTTGTCTGGATTATTTAGCACGTCAACAGGAACATTGTATTTGAGATACTCCCTGAACGTCATTTTCATTTCACGCTCTGTCATACCACAATGCTTTGCTGCATTTGGCAAATTCATAGTGGAATGAAAGAGTCCCTCGTTCGCTTGTTTGACGAGTTCGGGTGTAGTTTTAACTGCCTTGTCCACGATAACGCTTCTTTGCTTTGTTACGTGATGTTGGTGCATATTTTGTATGCTGTCCTCGTCCCTGACGAGTTTTCTTGGGGCGAGATTCGATATGACTGCTATTCAGTCCAGTTTTTGCTCGGGTTGCCATAATATCGGTGAAACGACTTTATGATGATAGCACATTTGGTGATCCATATGCAACCACCGAGTTACATGGGTACGAGAATGCCGTTGTACCTATCCCCAGAGGGTCTAGAACACGTCCAATAGGCAACTTGGTAACATAGACAGTCAAACTAGTTGCAAATAAGAATCTCATGTGTCCTACCCCACCCATATCCTCTGCTGTAAGAGCACTACAAGGAATTGCCGTAGGAACAGGACACAGTGACTTACCGCAGGGGCACATATAGATCACAATGTTAGTACATGGTGAAATGTGTGGTGTAAATTGATCGCCAAATGACATCGTTGGCAATCCATTCGTCAGAACCATTGCCTTCATAGGGTTAAGTGCCCCAAGAGGTACTAATGGCGTAGGTGGCCACCAACAGGTCCACTCTTTAATAATAATAGGATATGGAACTGGTGGAGTTCCACATGCTTGTACAGAGTGAACCGTACTAGGAATACAAATACCATGTCCTGAGCATGGAAGACCCGTGATTGGTGCTACTGGTAGTAAAAGTCCGTATGCCATTAGTCGAAGAGACGATCAGTGTTAGTAGAAAAGTCCGAAATTGCGGTGTTTGATACATCAGCATCAAAATCAAAGTCATCATCGTAGTATTCTTCCCATCCTGTGTCAGAACCTTCAAATTCAAGATCTTTAAGATTCTTAAATCTTTGTTGCTTTTTCACAAGTTCTATATCACCTGGGTCATAACTGCTCGTGTGAACTTTTCTTCTGGTGATAGGTGGATTTGGTTGTACTGCTTCGACGAGATTACCGAACGCACCACCACTACATTCATTATAAAAAGGGTTGCCCATATTCTGAACTGCCTGTCCAAATGCAATAGTGGCACCAGTTGCCCAGTTCTTAATATTTAACGTACCAGTATATGGACCCATTTTCATACCACGTTGTGATATTAATCTTGGATCAATAGCAATGGATACATCATTGACATATTCTAGTGCAATAGCACTTCCTGTAAATCCACTAGAACCATAATTGCTATAAACAGTGTATGTGCAAGGACTAAAAGGACAAGATTCTCCATCATAGAGTCTTGTGTTACCCCAGAACCCTGTTCCCGCAGTTTTGCCTTGGGTTTGGTTACTACCAGACCCTTGTACATAATATGCACTATACACATCAAGCACACCATTCGAGTTGCCTGAGTGTCTTAAATAAGTATCCCAACATTCATGGGTAGGAACACCTCCCGTTAGGGGTGTTGTCTTAATAATATTGAATGTTTGAACATCATAATCAGCATCAGGGGTGCCAGGGGTTGGAGGTACATAATCAGGGTCTCCCTCAACTCCGCTTCCTGGTGTTCCTGGTGTTCCAGGGATTGTATATCCAACTTCTTTGGTTGTACGATCAAAATTATCACCCATCCACAGTGATAACTGCTCTGCTTCATCAAAATCGGAACTAGACCAGTCAAATGTGTTTTCATCTAGACCAACAGGGACAAAAACCACGTCATTTCCGCCAGATGGATCCCAATAACACCTTCCTTTGATGTTTTGACGACTACATTTCCACATTTTACGCTTATCACCACCATTCATGACGGGTCTAGGCGGTGTCAAATTGGGTCTAGGCAGTTTTTGCAGGAATTCCATGAAATCTGCGCCCTGAGAACCCTTGGTTTCGCCCTCAACAGACAAACTTACGTTAAAATGTGCGTTATCTGAGTCAGATCCGCAATATTTGTAGATAACCCACCCATAATCACGACCATCTTCGGCATCAGTAAAGGGACATGGGAGGTCTGCAAGGCGAGTTACGTTATAAAACTTAGGTTGGGGCAGTGAAATGCACTGTTGATTGCCATTCCAACCATACAAACTAGACAAATTGTCAGCAGCTTGGTCAGTTTGCTCAGCAGCCCTGACCATATCGGGATATTGATTCTCCATAACACTCTTAAATGCACCAGATGCGGATATCAAACCCTCAACAGTCTCAGGTTTGAACAGTGCTTTACTTACAATAGACGGAATTTCGACCCCAATACAGGCAGGAGGGAGATTAGAACAAAGAGATGTCTTCTCAACTTCGTCAGTTCCCGAGAATCTAATGTATCCAGTGGGATAAGATTGAGTGAAACCTTGCATCATGGACTTAAATGATCCGATGACACCATCATCCATGATAGAAATCTCACCTTCTTTGGCACCAGACCTTCTTCTAGTCTCACCTTTGATACCATCGATAGCAGTTTCCGTAATATCAGTCTTGACATTAGGGTCAACAACTTTTTTCCACTTCTTTCGCATCTTCTTCGTGTTAGGACCACGGAACTTATACTGCTCTTCTTCCACTTGAACAACCCAAACCTTGGGTCTTCTATTGGGATCTGGGTCATAACCTTGACCTCGGTTCTTAATTAGAATCTCTTCAATGCCACCTTCCTTGTTTAGAGATACAATTTCAACAACTGCTTGCTTAAATTTACCCTTACGACGGTGTTCAGCACTCATTGTGCGAACTCTTTCACGTTCAACATACACTTTTTTGCCAGTGCTACTGGATCTTTTAACTCCACCGTCTTCACCTTCAACTCTATCCGCCTTATCAATCTGAATATCGGACACTTCTGAATAAGGTACTACGTTTTCACGCTTGTCAAATACTTTTTCAAACTTCTTATTCTGACCAGCAATGTTCCTTTGCAACTTTTTCTGAGTAAAGTTGTACTTTCTACCATCAGGATTGTCCAATTTATTGGTAGGGGAGCGCAAAGGCGCACCTTCCCACTCACCCAGTTGTCTAAGTTGCTCTCTGGCATGATCATTCGCACCACCTTCGGTCAACTGTGCGGGTTCTTCAATGACAATTCTAGGATTGATATACCCTTTTCCGCCATTGATAATCTTTACATCAGAGATTCTGCCGTTTTTATCAACAGTACACTCAATTTCTGCCAGGTCAAGAGACTGTTTATTGACTAATGCGGTCCTATCAATCTCAACTTTATAATAAGAGATGCGTTTTGGGAACTCATAGACACCAAAATACCCTGCTCGGTCTCTAATTCCGTACCCAGCAAGGACTTCTGCCGTTCTAGAAGGCAGAATAGTTTCATTATCGGGGTCTACGGGAGTAGTGAACTGCTGTCCTGCGCTAAATTTATCACCATCACCAGTCAATTCCATGTAACCACAACGAAGTTTGTTACCAAAATAGGCAACTTCACTAATTTCCCACCCATTAATAGTGTCACCTTCTTGATATGGAGTACCTTCTCTGCTCAAATAGCGGAAAAAGATACGTTTGGTGTCAGTATCTACTGGTCTGAATGAGTCTTCAACGCCTACTGCGCCGCCACCCTGTGTAATGTCAAGTCTAGTTCGAGTGGTTCTCCAACTATCTTCACGGATTTCGTAAAAATGAGAGTGATAAGTCTTGTTAAGTAGACTTTCATTACATACACATGTCTCATCTTCATCAACCGTAACGGATTGATTAGGACAACAGTGTCTATCACTCAATGCATACTGAATTGAGAAGATAGGACCCTTCCATGGATAGGAAGTATCGTAGATATAATATACAAACTGAGAGTCAAAAGCGGAATGAAACTCTAAGAAGCGAGGAACTGCTGCTTTAACAGCACCATTCTTACCGTATAACCATTCAAAATACGCATCTGTATTCAGATTAGGGCATAAAGTTGGATTACCCCAACCAAAATCAGGATGCTTATGTACGGATGGTGCTCCATAATAGCGATAATTTCTTCCAGAACGCTCAATAGGCGTTGGTTCTAATGGTCCAGCATCAGCATCATACTGATACTCATAATTTTCATGAGTGTAAATGCCACTACCATCAAAATCCCAGTCATACCAACCAGATCTTGTTGCATAATCAACAGGAGATCCATATCCAACAGGACCGAGTAGACCTTGTTCACGGATTTGCTTGACATTTCCTGATCCAAAGTCATCTGCCCAAACATATCCTATGATACCTTGGTACTCATATTCACGGTCATGAGGATCTTTTGGTGCAATAGGTCCACCATTTAGGTTTACTTCTGCCGCAGGATCGATTGTATAGAAGTTATCACGCTTTTCTGTACTGGTACTTCTGAAATAATGATACAAAGGAACCGCAGTTTCATTGATAGAAGCATCTGCTGCTGCATTTGCTGCGGATGTATACACATATCCAAGAAGACCTGTTCGTACATAACCATTACCTACAAAATCAGAAGTAGATAACAGACTATCATTTCTGTCATTTTCGTAGTGAGCATATAAAGGTTGTGTTCTACCACTTTTCTCCGAACGTGCCAAGTAGAAAACAGGAACACCACTACGAGGTTCTTTGATATATCCTTTCTTTACTTTACTCTTTTCTTTTTCACCAGGAACATCATCATCCCTGAGATTTTCATATGTAGAATATTTGTGATCCATTCCAGGACGATAGAAGCGATGGATACCTACACGCTCCGTATCACATTCACCAACGCACTGGACTTCCTGGTCACCAATGTAGTAAACCTTATCCTCACCAAAAATAGAGGTGCCAGGACCCTCATCATTAAATGTAATAGTATAGTTTGTCCCAGGACCACTATGGTGTTTGTGAGACTTATACTTACCATATTCGGGTCGTTGCCATACTTTCTGGTACTCGCCACCAGAATCTACATTAGGGAATCCACGACCCGTTTCACGAATATAAATTGCCATTAGGGTTCTAGGACTTTGATGCGGTCTTCGATCATATTTATCCGCATATACAAATCATCAAACAGTTCACGAATATTCAAATAGTCTTCGTACCCTTCTGGTTTGTATTTAATCATTTCTGCCCCTGGTGGAGGCATCTTACCTAATGCACCTTCAACAACAGAGATACGACTAGCAAGGTTTTCAATCGCCTTACTAATCATCTCCATGTGTTCTTTGTAAACCTCTTCAAATTCCATAAAGTTTCACGACGGGTTTTTTCGGGGTTTTTTCAACCCTCACACTTCTTCAACACAACCGAACCATCAATCTCCTCACTCCACTCCAAATCCATCCCCTCATACCACCCAAGATCATTCACAACCTCAGCAGGCAACGTAATAATAAGATCACCGAAGTCATCTTCCTCAACAGGCACCGTAAATCTTTTACTCATAATCGTCTGTATCGACCATCACCTTATATAGGAGGTACAATATTTGCGGTGTGTGGTGATCGTAACACAAGTTCCACTGAACGGTATAACCAGACAGACTGTGTAAGGTCCACAATCTCCGATGGATCTAACCATGCATGATGCAACATATACCCATGTCCTAGGTATATACCGCTGTGGTTACACAATCTACCACGACGGGTGGAATAACCCCCTTCTAGACGCTCTAAGTGCAGTCTCATGACCAACATGTCACCATACTGTAAGTCCGATAAAGGTGGTGGATCACTATTACAATCACCTGCATAGACATGAATCACTCCATCCTCTAATCGCTCTGCTTGATCCTCAATAAACTCTGGATCAAATAATGCCTTCCGATGAATCTTTGGATAGTCTCTTAGTTCTATACCAAAAACCTTATCATAGAACTCCATACAAATTCCATAACAATCACCCACCTTCATCTTTTCACGATACCACGGTCTATCCACCCACTGAGACCATATCCCCCTCATCTCCTCTATCGTCGGTCTGGATTCCATAGTGGTAGTCATCAGTGTCCCCATAACGTGTCATGTGTCCCCTCTCTACATCATATACATTCGTACTGACTTTGAAGAATGGCATCTTTGGTTCAGTAGGTGTTAAAGAGTTATCATAAACTCTCATCCTATTATTAGGATACAATGCATACTGCCCATTGTCAAGTTTAATGATGTTATGACTCTTATGCTCCGCTGGTGTCTCAGCAGTGCTGTAATCTATCCTATCAATGTCGTCGTGATAATTGTCCAGAGTGCTCACGTACGCCCCTGTAAGGCGTCCAAAGTCTCTCGTATATACTTCGATATCCATTGAACCAATAAACTGCTTATACACAGCAGTTACACCATAATCCATACAGTTCCAAAACTGTAAGTTTTTTAGATCTAAATCAGGTGTTGGAGTCTCTGGTTTACTAACAAATGCACTGATAGGTAACTTGTCATACATTGCTGCATACTCTGGCAAGTATGTCTCAAAATAAAAAGCACGTCCAGGCATCGACTTCGCCGTTACCCAAACGCCCTCCACAAACTCTCCAAACCCACTCTGAAAGTCTGTTAGATACTCCTTACGTACCCAGACTGTCTCAGACGGCAAATTACAGATTAATGTTGACATACTATCTTAATGGTTTCTCTCAGACATATCCAGATATATTGTAGTTCGACCCTGAGAGTGATCTTACTACCTGGGAAATTTTTTGATACTGGGGGAATCGAATTCATGAATAATATATCGACCGCCCTGGGATACTGTTGTAGGTTAGAGAGAAGGTACTTTTTAATATACCCGCTACCGCTAATAACAAACAAGGGCAACAAATAACTGTCAAATAGAGGGACAGATTAACTGTCCCCGATGACTACATCATAGCACAAACCTTCCATGATTAGGTAATCACACCACTGTGTATATTGTGTGAGTTGTTGATACAGATCAGTGTCAATTAGGAATTGTGCTAACTCTATCTGTTCATCAGGTGGGAGACTACCAGCATCATAAAGATCTAATAGATTTTCATACTTAACTGGGATGTTCATAGTTGTGTAGAATAGGAGACACAATCAGCGAGTGCTTGTTGATAGTTAGGGAATGGACCATTCTTAGGACAAGTGCCATAAGCATAGCGCCAAAAGTGTCCTTTACGGTCTTCCCAGATCTTAACACTTACTGGGGGAGTTGTTTCAAGTTCTATTAGTTTATGCACTATAATCTCCCTCTGGTTGTTCATCTAGACTTTCAACAATAAGTGCATCGAAGTCAACAATATCATCGAATGATTCATCGTTGAGCATGTCATCAATCCAGTCATCCATCATCGCTTCATTCATAATCTTGGGAGTCAAATCGTTGGTTCTTTTGTGTGTACTTACTTGTGGAATAATCTGTGGAAAAATCATCATATTTGTCTGATGATTTACGATCAGAAAACTGTCTCTTTTCTCGGATGGACTTAGGGCGTCTGCTGTTATGCAGATCGTTGCGTTTGTATGTGCGACCCATGGAAGATTGTCAGTTGAAAGTGACTGAGTTGAACAATGTAATTATGTATGAAAGTGCAAGTAATGTCAAGGGGTTTGTGACAGTTTCTGAGTGTCTCCTATGTGTTGACAACTAGGCGATGATAGGTTACACTCCAAGGCAACAACAAATAGACCCAAATAGCAACAAATAGACCCAAATAGACTACAAATCAGGGTATTTATCACTCTTTCAAACACCCTTATCTTACACAAAGGTATGTTTATTGAGGTATTTTAATTATCCACAGAAATGCCTCTTAATTGTGGAAAACTCTTATAGAGTTGTGGATAACTAAGAGGCATGATTGTGGAAAAAGATGTGTTGGCGTGTAGGATTGTGAGTGATTAAGTATTACACGGGAATAACATTAAATGTTAGTGTAATACGTTCATCTGATGGGTTTGATTCATAACCATGGGTAAGGTTTGAAGGATAGATGACTACATCACCATTAGAGTAAGGAATAGTTGCTTCTTGTAGATTGAATGCAGTCATTTGTTCATAAGGGAGCATCATAACGGGATACATGTTAGAAACTACATTACGTTTGAATTTAAGATAGGAGTGTGATTGTGGATTGTAGTTTACGAATAGGGTGCCAGAGAATAGACAGTTTGAATGTTCATGAGGAGCATAGATTGCGCCTTTATGTGCTAGTTCGATATAACAATCTGAGATTTGGAAATTAGAGGCATAGCACAAACCTGATTCATTATGTTTTCTTGCTGCTTCGAGTAATGATGCTTTAAGGGCGGGAAGATCTTCGAGGATCTTATTAGTTTCGCCTACTTGTTGAACATTATGACATAATGCATTACGTTCGCCAATATCTACGAAGTCTTCATTTCTCATCCATTTAAGAATAGAATCAACGTGATCTTTCAGGGAGAGTTTTGTAACTGGGGTCATGAAAAGACCGTAAGTTTCAAAATCTGGTTGAGGGAGATTGTCTGATAGATTGATAGTTTCTTCCATAATAATGGTTTGGATGGTGTACTATGTAGGTCTTCGATGTTTAAGGGCGTTGTAGACGCTTACAGGCATCAATAAGAGAGTTTTAATTGTGGTTGTGGTCTGATGATTTCTGCTGCATTATTAAGTTGATCGGAGATGAAGAATCGTGAGTCGTTAGAATTGTAGATTAGGATGCCAATAACAACGAGGAGGACGAATTTCATTTGAGTTTGTTTGATTAAAATGCGTTAGTCCAGCGTTCATACTGAATAGAGGAGATTCGTCCTTCTTTCATTAAACCATGACACACATACTCGAAGACTTGATGTTTTTGTTCTTTCGTGAGTTGGGTGTTACCAACAGTTTCACGAATCACCTTTTGGATGTTTACTTTAAGCATTGGTAATAATCAGGCGAAGATGTAACCGTTGTCGAAAGATTCGGTGACAAACTTAGATTGTCCGTTGATCTTGCCGACAAACTTACGCACAAACCAGGTGAAGTCTTTCTGGAAAACACCTTCACCAGCAATGCAGAATTCAGTGCAAAGTGCATTAAGGCGTGATTTTGTGGTGGTAGTCTGCCAACCACCATCAAAAATGGTCATGTCGTTATCAGAAACCTCAGCGATCTTGTTGCCATGAAGACGCACAACAGAGACACCAGTTTCAGGATCAAAGTGAACACTAGTGTTGCCAGACTGCCAGTCGATGTTCTTCTGAACAGCGGCACACATTTGGGATTCGATCTTACGCATGAGAGTGGAGTTAGTGTTGGTTGGGGTCGTTTCCTCCCCCGATGAACATATAATAGACCATATGGGGTGCAGGTCTACCAGTTGTGTGCCACTTAGTTCACTGGCACAATTTCTCTTTACTTAAATGAGAATGTGGCGATAATCAATATCTTTCACCGTAAATCCTGCGACTGTGGTAATCTCTTCAATTAAATCTTCTTTATCAGCAGCATCCCAGAATGATCCGATGATGTCCTCATAGATCTCAGATTGTATGGTGGGAGGACACTCAAAATCATCATCTTCAAAATTGAGTGTTAGTGAAGTGACTTGGAATTTCATTGAATGATTAGCGAAAGTCTTTACACATTTCATCGTAAGATGAATATATCGATGAGACTTGTTTGCAGAAACGTTGTTGCCTTTGATCTTGAAGATCTGAGATGGCGTTGATACCATTAACACCAATAATGCTACCAACGATAACAGTGAAGAATAAAAGTATGATTCTCATTCTTCTACCTCAGTGAGAGAATCTTCGTCGATCAAGTATTGATCTGCTTCCCAGTAGGTATACTCTCGGAGCATGATTGTGTCTCCGTTGTTTGCACTTTCGTAGATGTTGTTGAATTGATCGATTGCTTTGATTCCAGACATGTTAGTTTAGTTAATTCAGCGAAAAGTGGGTAGTGTTTAGTATCAATTAAGTCCATTTTCTTCCTTCACAAGTTCCCACATATCATAGAACAAATCCCATGCAGGACCATCAGCAACGAAGGTGGAAATGCCTGCCATTTCACACACATAATCGTAACACATATCAATGTCAGGATTCATCTCAAAGGCGAACGATTGCATCGATTGAATGGCATCGATGAACTTAGAATCTTGGAGAAGTGAGACCATTGTGGTGCGTTGCTTTGACTCTTATAGAATACACGATTTTGGGAGTTGTGCCATCACCGTGTGCAGGTAGTTTAACTGTCACACAGGAGAAAGATTTAAGATCTCTTGTGTGATCTCATTGTTTATCCATTGTTCGATAAATTCCTTGCACTCACATACAGTCTGTGCCGTATATGTAATGCAATAGTTATCACCTTTGCGTGACAATACGGAGTATTGATGTCCTGTTCCGCAACTGTCAATAATAAACACGGGATCACTATCGTGGTCGCTATTTGTTACCCAAATGTCCTCAATATATCCAACAGCATCTATTCGACGTTCTGCCTTGGTGATAATCAGTTGATCCATGTTGCGTTGTTGTTGATGTAAATGCTGTTTGATAAGTGACATTATTCCTCTAACAAATGTGGGTAGTATTCTTCTACTTCTGCAATCAATTCATCAACCGAATACTTATCATAACTCTCATCCATCATATCATACAACATCGCCATCATAGTTTTGATGTCCATGTCATCCAGCATTTGCTGAATCATGCTGTCTTGGAGTGCATCACGGTCAATGATTTTGTCAGTCATGGTGTTAGTCAAGGAGTGAAATGTCGATAGTTGTGTTTATTGTCCGTTGATAAAATCGTAAAGTGCTTCATCGTACTCTTCCTGAGTTTGATATACTCTCCCATGGATGTTCAGTGGGAAAGTCTTATCAACTCCTGCGACTGCAACTGTCTCACAGTCAGCACGATCGTAACCCATTGCAACTAAGTTTTCGACGTAAGGATTGAGCATGTTGATGTTAATTAAGAGAACGAATCAGCAGTACAGTGGCATATACTCAGAAGAAGGCATTTTGTTGGTGTTGAAGTCAGTAACCTCAGCACCCTTAGCAATACGCTGTGCCCACTCATTCTTGGCATCAGTTGCAACAATAGTGCTGTATGATTTTGCACCATTAGCACGGAAAGTAACACGCTTGGTGAAACGTTTGATGACAACTTTCATGCCCTTGATGTTACATGACTCGGCAACAAATGCCTCAGGGAAGAAGTCAACAATGGTGGCGGAGTTTGTGAGTTGCATGGTGTGAATCCCTTTGACTCTTTTAATATACAGGTTTTAGGTGCCCTGTGCGTGAATAGTGGACACCTTGCCAACTGTCACCAGATCATAGGGCAGGGAGTAAGATTGCTCACACCGATTTGTTGATAGTCTTTTTTGCTCTTTTGCTCCTTCACGTTATCAATATCAAAGAACAGATCAATGGTATCAACAGCGCCATGATATTGACGTTGCAGAACATCATCGATCTTTGTGCGACTCTTAGCACTCAGAACATCATCAAAACCCTTAACTCTTCCCAGAATGTTGAATCGTGGCGCAAGACGTGGGAGAACACTTACGAAGAGAATCTTTTCGATGCTGTTACAATCAGGAGCATAATACAGTCGTGCTGCTTCTCCGATGGTAGTATTTGCGTAGTTCTTGATATTTTTGTTCACGTTGCTGTTGATTGCCTTGGCAAGAATAGCAACACGAATATCACCATCAGCATCAAATCCTGCGATGTCAATATCAAACGTGCCACCAAAAGCATCTTTTTTCAGTTTGTATTCAAACTTCCAAGTATACTCTGCGAGGTCAGGATTAGCGTTCAGGATCTCATTCAGCAGTGCTTTGTGCAGTCGATCAGTACGCTTCTTAGAGCGAACATTCTGGAAGGAAGTAGTCAGAAACTCGGAGAGGAAGGACATCGGTTTGTGTCTCAATGTGTATACAATACACGATTTGGGATGCTGTGCTCATTTACTGTGCCACTAATACTTGTGGCACATCGATGTTAGAAACTCAGGTCATGTGGCATAACACTTAGGTTGAAACTTAGCGTGAGACGATTAGTATCATGTTTCTGCAATCTAACACCATGTCGTACAAATGATGGGAAGATGATAATATCTCCCTCACTAATATCTGGTTCTAATACTGGTGACTGCTTGAAAATGTGAGTGTAACCGAGAACAGTGTGATCCAGATTCATATTCTCAAAGTAGAACCTTCCATCCTTCTCTTTATCGTACTGAATGAATACAACTCCTGAAAAGTTCACCATATCAGGAAAGTTCACATGATGATGTGGTTCCTGAGCATGACCAGAGTTGTAGAGATTCAACCAACTATTAACAATATCAATGTCACAATCTCTTGGAAAATACTGATACAAATATGGACCAAGTATCTCACCCAGTTCAACTGGATCAACTACATCTTTCTCGTCGAAGTGTGTAGTTTCTACCGAACAATTCCACTTACCCTCAGCATTGCTAAGCAAATGCCGAGCGGAATCCAAAAGGGAACCGAATACCTGCTGGTGATTGTGTACTCTTGCGTGGTGATACTTTACTGGGAACAGGTTCAACGTCATAGGTAAGTTTCTTGGTGTAGTCATATGCATACTTGGTACGATTGCCGTGGATTCCCCACCCTAACCAGTAGTATGCTTCATTCATATAATACTGAACAGTTTGTCCTCTACCTTTCAATGCGAGTTCAAATTTAGTCCACTGAGGTTCATTAACCATGTAGCGAAGTTGCGTCTCAAATGTATTGACATCTCCCGCATATTTACGAGCAAAGTAAGCAAGACCGTCATATCTGTTCTGTGAGGTCCATTGAATGAGACCATATCCACCACGAAGACATTGATCGTATGGTACGATTGCACCACCTTCACATACATTGTGTTGAAAATTACTCTCCTGCTTGATGTTGCCAAGCACAACAGCAAGAGCATTCTTATCAGAAATCCCCCGTGTTTGGAGGAACTTCAACACCTTTTGTTCTTTTGGTGTGCAGTCCAGACAAACTATCGGGGGTGGGGTTTGTGTAACAAACATTGGATAAATCGACGAGGTTCAGGATGTCAATGTTACTCTGAATCCAACTGGGACAAGTGTGGGGATCGGAGCACATCATGTTGGTATTCAAGTTCATTATATAGGGAATCAATCAATCCATCAACATAAGATTGATGCTTTAACTGTGATACCATGCTCTTCAATTCTAGAACATGACGCTTCGCTTTTTCGATGTGGTAACACTCATTTGTACGAACATCAATACTCATGCGAATCCTCCTCCTTTTGTCTTTTGATCGATAACATCAACAGTAATACAATACTGTGGATAGTTCCACCATGCCTCCATGACTTGCATGTAGTCATCAACAACCTTTACACTATTGTCGGCACAGAATATTTTGTATCTATGTCGATTGTATGGTTTATCACATGTTTGTTTGAAGAATTGTGGCAGACCAGTCATTGATTTAATTCAGGGTTAGGGATCCACTTACCATCAGAAGATGACCAAAGGAAAGATCTAGTCGAAGGAACATCATCTCGCTTTCTAAGAATAGCACGAGACTGCTCTATTAGTTCCTCGTAAGTATACTTTGATGGTTGAATGTTATGCATTAGTCGTCGAAATTACCCTCCGAAGTTGTCATCCATAAAGGCAGAGTCTTGTCCTCTCCCATCATCATCACCGAACATTTCACGCCAGAGGTCCAGCGAACCAGTCTTTTCAGCAACAATTTTGGTGTTTTCAATGAAGTCATCAGTGTTAGACAGTGCGAGGATTTCAGGACCGCTGAGAGTGGAGCAAGTGCGACCGTTTGGACCTTTGAAGAGCATGGTGTGTTCCTTTGACTCTTATAGAATACACGAGATTGGACCCTGTGCCTATTTAGTGTGCCACTAGGACAAGTGGACACCCTTGTGTGGTGCAATGATACCTAATGAGATACGAATATCTTCGTTAGGTGGTTCACCATCATGCTCTAAAAACGAGTCAAATAATACCAATCTACCTTTCTTAAATTGAACTTTCTCGCCAGTCTTAAATGTTGTAGCACCAGACTTCCCATAAGCATGGTAAATGATAGATGTTGCCTCGATGTCATGGTCAGTATGAGTCTGTGAAGTTTGACCAGGACATTGAGCATTAACAAGTACACGGTGAATATGAGACAAAGGCAAATCTTTACAAATATCATGCATAATGCACTCATTGAGGTAAGCATAAAAGTAATGCCACGGCGTAGTGTCAGTGAATTCATTGTTTCTAATAACAGTGTTACCGAAGAATCGTGCCTTGTTGTAGTCACCGTAAGGTGTATTGTTGTAGAACAATGGACAATACTCTACCAACCATGTTCCAAAACTATCTACTAACCAATCAGGAAAGTAGTTATCAATAACTCTTACTTCTGTACCGTAGGGATGACTCATTCTCTCATTACCTTAAAGTTTGCACTAATAGTGATGCGCTCACTCTGTTCACGTTGCACATCTACCTGATGTTGTATGTATGATGGGAAAATAATTATATCACCTTCTTTCACATCAGGAAACCAAGTATTGAGACAGTTGTAGTATCCACTAAACTCACCCAAATGCTTCTCTTGTGACGGATCATAGAAGATGAACTTAGCATCTACATCAGGATCATATTGCATGAAGTAAGCACAACTAAATGTGGGATTACTTCCACCACAATGTGTATGCACTTCTTGCGAATCACCCTTCATGTATACATTTATCCAACTTTCCAGCATTTTAATCGATGCTTGGGGGTTTCCACCCAGTTGCTCATGCATCTCAATTAAATTGGGTTCAATCGCCCTCTTAAACACATCCCATGAGAAGTCTGTCTCATTGGTGTTACTTTCAAAAGATGATTGCAGAGTACAGTTCCACTCAGATGGTTGTGATAGTCGTGCCTCACACAATTCAGTTAGGAATAACTGTTTGAGATATGCGTGAGACTCTACCTCACCATGATAGTAGAACTTAGGAAATAAAGTACAAACTTGACCCATAATCAAACCAGGGAGAGAGGAGGGATGCCCTTGACAAAGATGCACTCAACGACATTTTGCAGACGCTTGATAACATGAGCACCATAAGTCTTGTGGACAGGAACAGTAACGAAACCAGTCGGTTTGTTGTAGAAACCCCACTGCTGGGGTTTGAGATCACCAGACTGCAAACGTGCAGCGTCATCCTTATCTAGACGAATCACACGACCGATGGTCTGTGCCATCTCAACCACGTTAAGATTACGCAGAAGGATACAATGAGTCAAACCAGGGACGTTGATACCTTCGCTCAGAATAGAGTAGTGGAAGACAATAAACTTACGACCTTTCTCCATGCCCCATTGAGTGAGAGTGTTGAAGAAAGTCTCACGAGATACTTTCTGACCGTCGATGATTGCACCGAACTTAGAGGTAACGTGCATGACAGAATAACCACGCTCTTTGAGATCATGCAGGAGAGTAGTCTTGGAGATCATGTTACCGAGCACACGAGAAGATGGCACAGCGACAAGGATCTTGCTAGCAGACTGTTCATCGAGATTGTCAACAATATCACGCACAGTGTCAGCATCAACATCGTGAGCATTGACCTTGTTACGAGTATTCTCAGTCTCGAAAGGAACAATAGTAGGACGCAGAATGTGACCCTGCTCGATCAACTCAGGAGCAGGAACATTGCAGATAACACTACCATAAACCTCAGTGTTGTTCATGCTACGATCATGACGACGAGAGATGCGAGGAGTAGCAGTAAAGAAATAGGTACGATCTGCCACATAAGATGTAGCAGCAGTGCCGATGAAGAACTGCTTAGCAACGCTGTTATGTGCCTCGTCAAAGTATGCACAATCGATGTCAATGCCAGCATCAACAACCTTGGGCAGACTGTGGTAGGTAGTGAAGATAATGCAAGACTCACCTGCTGCTCGTGCAGTGTTAGCGAACAGTTCAATCATTGCAGGTTTGGTGCTGCTGAAATGCACAGTCTCACCACTATGAGCATGACAAACATGCACATTCTTAGTATCAACAAACTGCATGAACTCTTCACAGAGTTGGTTAGCAAGCAGGATGCGAGGTGCAACAACAACAATGGTGCGAGCAGATTCTGCAAGCAGTTCCATAGCGTGCTGAATCATGATGATGGTCTTGCCACCGCCAGTAGGCACGATGACCTGACCCTTACGGGCGCTCTGCATAGCAGTCAGGGAACGCTGCTGATGGGGGCGAAGGGTGATGGTCATGCTGTGGTCTGAACTTCCTTAATTATACAGCAAAAAGGGACGCTGTGCGCCCCTTGTACCAGTTCATTGACTGTAATCATCGTTCTGTCATGTCGGGGAGCATTTCGTTACCTGGGTGATCGTTAGTCTTGCCTCTATAATTTCTCTTGTGTTGGAAATACTTAGGATCTAATTCTAGTTCATCCCATTGATGCTCATATACCAATAAACAACACTTATTGTGTGTAGTTTTAGCATATGGATCTTCATTTGGTTTACTAGACACACAGAGAGTAATGTATTCATCAGATACAAACTCAATAGTTCCTTCAAATGTTTTATACCTAGCAGGACACCCAGGTTGTACTGCTTTTAGAATGTTCCTAATTTCCAATGGTACTGACTCGGAGATAAAGAGGGGAGTGCTCATAAACTCAAATAAGATGTAGGGTTGCCATAATCACCCTTCACCATCACATTAAATGCTAGTGAATACCTACGATTGTGGTCCATGTTTGGTTCTACACAGTGAACAAGTTCACTAGGGAAGATTAGAACCATGCCTGTTTGTGGTGTGATTCTCCATGATTTAGCAGAGTAAACATTAACCTCTGCACGTCTAGGATCAAGGTGACGATGGTGTTGGTTCATGAACATTATATCACCACAATTTGGATGTGTTTGAAGATACACTACACCACTATACAAACTGTTACGATGTGAATGATCGTGAGCACGTTCCATGTGCTGATGCATATTAACCCAAGAACATGTAAACTCCCCAGTGTGTGATTGTCTATCAATACACTGAACACCATACATGTATTCATCTACATGTTGTTGTAACCATGCCTTGAAGTCTGGCACAGTGTCTAACACATTCATCTCGGTAGTTTGTGCCCCAAGATTATATCCAGCAAAGTTCTGATACACCATTTCCTCAACCTGAGGAATAATGTTGGGCATAGCATCATCAACTGTCACATATATTGGTGACGAAAATAGTGGTATGACCTCAGTAGGTAGAGAAGTTAGCATTAATTAAGATCCTATTCTTGTGACGTGAGGGTGAATGACCAGTGTGCATGTGTTGACCATTGAATATCAACAACCTATTTGCTTTTGGTTGTACTCGTTGAAAGCGACTGTCGGTAGGATCGCCAAGAATAATAGTATCTCCATCTGAGTCATTACAATAGTAGATGCACACCATATGTGCATCTTCGCTATCAACATGAAACTCATGTCTGTATCCCTCAGGGTTGTATAGTGTCATATCTGCTCGCACACGAAAACACTCAGATGCATTGATTACTTGCTGCATCGATGCAACTAAGTCACCAAATACTGGACTATCCTCATGTGTCAACCAGTGATTAAATCCATGTGCTTGAACAGCATGACTGCCATGAGTGAGAGTGTCTTGATAATACCAAGGAAACTCCCACCCATTAAGTATACTGAGCAGTTGTTGATGATAATCCTTATCTAGGAAGTTATCAATTATATTCATCCCTGAGATGGAGAGTGGACGCAATATCATCAATTAGTTTCCTCTTTTGAATAGGAAGTTCACCATATTGACGGTAGTAATCCTTTTGAAGTGAAAATAATGCATGACGAAGAAGGACTTTCTGTTCTTTGGTAAGTGATGCGCTTTTGAGGAACATTGTCATGGCGGCAGAGACCACTACTATTTAACGGTGGACCAATAGATTGTAGCGTTTCCTGTCAGAACAGCAACACCTTTTAGGGGTCCAAATCGGAAGAGATAATGAAAGTCTCGGTCCTTTGGTGTGCAGGGTATTGTGGTATGCCCTAGAAGGGAAGTATAGCACATCCCCAGGCGTAAGTAAAGTGTCTATTGCTATTGTCAACTCATCCTCACTTGGTGTGTAGGGAGGATCTTCTCCTTCAATAAGATGTGATGCTCGTTCGTTATATACTTGCCACCTCGTTTCTCCATCCATTTGTATGATGAAGTTGACTGGTTTGTCCCAGTGTGGTTTGAAACTTGGGTGCGAATTGTCAGCGCCATTAGTAATAAAAATATGACAGTCAGCGCATCCATCAAAGGTCTCTTCAATCTTTGACAGTAGTTCATCAACTTGTGGTTTACCATGACCATATTTACATATGTTAATAGTATAACCCATATTAGCAAGTTCAAAGAGTTCTTGCTTCTTTGGTACACCCATATAAAACCATGGTTCTTCCACCTGTTCTAGATCCATACGTCTACCATCATCATCAATCACTGTGATAACGTGATTCCATGGAGCATTCAGGGCATCTTCGGCGTCCTTCCATGTAACAAATGGTTCAACAGCATTACGCCACACTCGTGGACGATCGTCTGCCTGATATACCTCAGGATTGAGAAACTCTGGGTTTGAAATTAACATTAAGTGCAATCCTATATCCTTTCGTGGGCGATGATGATGCATGTAATACATCACCCTTAAATACAACCATCTTGCCACGCTCAGGTGACACTCTCAACTGACATTGACGCTGAAATATACTCATCTCATCAGTAAAGAAGATAGTATCACCATCACTACCATTCACATAATATAATGCAGTGATGTGATCCTCCTGAAAATCTACATGTGGACAGTGATGTTCTAGTTTGTCAGGTAGTAGGCAACCAAGACGGACCCGATAAACATCAGAAAAATCTTGACCAGCAGCATCAGCAATTAACCTCAACGCAGATTCAAATAGATCATAGTATTGTGAAACAGGTTGATAGTCGTCGAACTCAATAACATATTGTCTGCGGTCGCTGGGTACATCAAGGGGATACATGCAAGGGATAGACATAGACAATCGCTTACCACCTGGATATGGTTTGTGATAAGTTCTAGAAGGAATATACATTACATCACCTGGTTCTAATGTAACATCCAATGCAACAGTGAGAACTTGACCTGCTTTATCAGGTAGATAAGGTTCATCTGTCATTTTGATCAGACTACTACATCTTTCTTCGTATACATTCCAGTGAGTTTCACCTTCAATCTGACAAATAAAGTTTGGTGGTAGATCCCAATGAGCACCAAATGACTTGCTACCAGGTTTAGCAGCACCGAAGATGTGAGCGTCACAGTTACAATCGTAGACTGCTTCGATGTTATCGAGCAGGTTATCTACTGCTGCATTGTAATGACCATACTGTTCAATAATGAACGTGTGTCCTTCATTGATAGCAGCAAATAGTTCTTCTTTATGTGGTACACCTTTCTCATACCATACTTCAAACTTCTCAGGTAGTAGTAAACGACGACCCTCCATATTAAGGATCTGAGTTCTATAATACCATGGATTATTGAAACAATGAGTAACTGTATCCCAGTTGACATATTGTGTGGGATCTTCCAAACAATTACGCCACACCCGTGGTTTATCACCACACATGAACTCATTAGGATTTAAGAATGGTAAGTGCAATCTGTTCATGTAAAGTCGCCGTCAGTAATATCATGTGGAAATCCTGCTACATTTATACTGATAGCAAGACGGTCACCCACAGCAGGTTGTGTCTTATGCATCAACCAAGATGGAAAGATTAGGTAATCGAAAGTCTCTGCTTCCATCACATGATAGTCATAAGGTGTATACCTACCATCACCACCCCATGTATCATAAGGATCATTAAGTGGTGTCATGCGATGTATCTGTTCTAATGGATTCTTGAACAGAAGATGACCACCTGCAATATCTTTCTTCAAATAATATACCACACTGACATGTGACTTACTACGACCACCACCAATATGACAATGCTCACCAGTAGTGTCACCAGTCTCATGCTTGTTACACCACATACTATCAATATAAAGGTGCCAGTCTCGTCTATAACGTAGTGTCCAGTTCCAGTATTCTTTGACAGTAATCATGATTGGATGTGTCAACCAATCAAACTCTTCATGGTCATAAAGAATAGAACCACCAGGCAATTCACCTGTTGATTTACCACTCTCTAATGTCCAAGATCCAGAGTTACACTTATCCCAACACCCATCAAGGAGAGCAATACAGGCATTATATTGTTCTTGTGTAGGTTCTACATGTCCCTTGATTACAGGTGTTGAGAATAGATCATGCTGCATTTTTCTTGATAGTTTTATAAAGGTTCTCCCTATTTCTCATTGGTACAAAGTTGAATGAGATACTGATTCTCTCATCATCTGTTTGATTATCTCGCACAGCGTGAGGAACCCAAGCAGGGAATAAGAATAGTCTACCAGGTGAAGGAGGATATTCAAATGTAGTATCTGTATGAGGTGTAGATGATGTAGACATATCCTCAGCAATACCAAGGGAATGTATCAAATATCCCTCAGTATGATCTTTATAGAAGACTAACTTACCACACTCACCATCTGGTACTTTAACATAGAAAACACCAGACATTACAGCACCAGGATGTACGTGGACTTCATTATATCCACCACGTCCGTTGATGTTCATCCATGCATTTGCATACTCAATATGTGACATCTCTGCCCCATATGTTCCGAATGATTGTTCTGCCTTCTCTTTGATGACTCTTAGAAGTTTCTGAAATTCATCACCATCAAGTTCTTCGTTAGCAAGAATCTGCTCACCCATATAATCAGGGGACTGATAGTTCAGTCCCCCACGATTACTACGGTATTGACTCTCATTGTTTTCTGCAACGCTGATGACAATTTCTTCCATCTTTTTGAGATCAATCTCAGGAAGATCAACCCACCAAACAGGGGTGGGAAAGATATAGTCAAGATTCATCAGACAGTTTTATTCAGTTTAGCATCAGTCTTTGCTTGGTCTGCTTCCCAATCAGTATACTTGGTGTAGTCGATACCTTTCTTACTATGAGGGGAATTAGTTTTAACTTTGATCTTCTTTTTCTTCTCTTCAATCTCAGATTGAACCCAAGGTTCTGGATCCTGTTCGAGAACAAATACACGATACAGATTGAGAGTTTCTAGACCACCTTCCAGTTTGACAATCTCATCTCGGAGATCATTCACTCTGGTGAAGTCAACACGAGTCTCTGCACGATCAAAGTTCATAGAACTGAGAGATTCTTGAAGAGAAGAATACTCTGCATACTTTTCACGATGTTGATATGCAAGATTCTTCCACAGATCGTCGAAGGACTTGATTGCTTCCTTTGCAGATTCAACTGCTTCAATCAACTCAGGGGGTTGTTCGGGAAGGTTATCAAGGACCTCCTCAGACACGGTTTGATCAGACATAATCACTCCTTGTAGATAGTTTCTTTCTGATATTGGTACGAAGACGGTAGTGTCTTGCACCAATCATACATCTCTTTGTTCCATGCGTCAAATCTTTCTTCGGCAATGATGAGGTTCTCTTCATCTTCCCTTGGATCAAGACTATTCTGCAATCGTTTCAAATGTAACGTATGTTTATTTAGTGGATTGAATCCCATGCCTGCTGCAATATAACGCAGACCATCATTATGTGCTGGATCACCAGCAAATTCATAAATTACATGTTTCTCAGATGCATATCTCATAAAGAGATTATCTAATGCACCTCTTACAAAATCATATTCAATCTCGTTAGCAACATGACGCCAATATGCAGTATCATGTTGAGAGAAGGCATAATGGGCAGCAATGAAGTTCTTGAACCCATCAATCTCTAAGTCACATACTAAGTTTAGCATGTCAACTTCAACACGAGGAACATATCCATCACGCCCTGCCAAGTTATTACACAATCTCAGAATCTGTTCATGTGTGACAAGTAAACCAGTTGCCTCCAAAGGTTCAACGAAACAGTTAGAAAGACCAACTGCACATACATTCTTTACCCATGAACGCTTATGCTTACCATTTCTAAATGGTACATGTTTGAATGATGCTTTATTGGCACGGTCCTTACCCCTAGTCTTTACTAGGTAATCATGGATGTGTTGCTCTGCCTGATCCTTCGTGGCAAATCCAGACGAATATACATATCCAACACCAGATCTTTCCCACAAGGGAACATCCCAAACCCATCCACTTTCAATAGCAGTGCAGTTGGTGCTATTGACAATTTCTTTCTCTTTATCTTCATGCGGCATGTGACATGTCACAGCAGCATCATTCAACAATTCACCACCACCATCAACATGGTAAGAGATGAATGGTTCATGCATAAACCTTTCAAGCAATAAAGATTTGAATCCAGTACAGTCTACAAATAGATCTGCTTCAAACTCTCTATCATCATCAGTAATTAGTTTAGTAATATAACCAAGATCATCTTTCTCACATCTAACAATGTTACCCTGATGATAGTTAAGACCTTCGGTGAAATTATTCTTCAACCATTGTCCGAACTTGATTGCATCCATGTGGTATGCAGTATCTTGTTCAAAGTAAAATCTAGGATCGTCAGTTAGTTTATTGTAGTGAGCAAGTTGACCAACTAAGTTATGTGATCTTGCAAATGTATTACGAGTGAACTTATCGGGTTTCAACAGGTTCAATGTAAACCATGACATCCAACCTTGTGGACATGTTTCTAGTCTCTCAACAGCACTACCAAAAGGATAGTCCCAGGTCTCACCTTTCTTGTAGAAATCATTGAATCTAATGTTGACTTTATATGTGGATCCTGTGTCTTTCATCCACATGTCATCTTTCAAACCAAGAGTCTGAAAAAAGTCATTGATCTGACCCAGTGTAGATTCTCCTACACCAATTACAGGGTGATCGGGTGATTCAATTAGAGAAACTTTAATATGAGGGCAGAGTTTAAGAAGGGCGGCAGCGGTCATCCAACCTGCTGTGCCGCCCCCAACAATCAGAACATTACGAATGTGCATATATTATTCAGGAGGATGTTCAGTTGCTGCTTCGCCAAGATCAGGGTTAGTATCTAATGCTTCACCAGCATCATTCATTGTAGCAGGTTGATCTTCATAACGCTCACCAGTTGCTGCTTTCTCAGCAACAAGTTCGGGGTCATAAACACCAATCTTGAATTCTTCTTGCACCTCAGCAGGAAGTTCTTCGGGAGACAACCATGCAGGCATATCTTCATTATGTGGGAAGGGTTCATTAGGAACAACCTTATTACCTTCTTCATCATATTCAACCGTAGGAAGATTATTCTTCACCCCAGCAATATGCTTGAAGAACTCACCTTCTTTTGCTGCTTCACCAAACAATCCGTTATTGATGTCCTTATACAACATAGACAGTTGCATACCAGGATCACCATATGCGACGATACGGAGAGTCTCAGGATCATGGAATTCAAAATTAGGAATCCACTCACCCAGTTCTAGTTTCCAATCGATATTGCCATCCTCAGGCATATCAATCCAACGTAGACCAGAACCAGGTCCAGTATAGACATCAAACTCTTCACCTTCTTCGATAATGTCGGTAATAAATCCGTCTGCGCGGACAAGTGCTCTTTTCATTGGATTAATCGAATTCGTAAACTACAACAATACCCTGACGACCGTCGCCGCCACGTTCTCTGTTTCTAGCAGAAGAACCGCCAGCACCATAAGCAGCGTGCGCTCTGTGACGCTGCGCCCACTGTTGCTGTCTGTGAGAAGTTGGTGAAGAACCACCCCAGAAGGAGTGTCCACCATGACCGAGACCAGGTGGATTACGGTGACCCTGTGAAGAACCACCATAGATTCTTACAGCACCCTGAGAGGGGTTACCACCAGTAGATCCATCATGTTGTTGTCTACGGTTTGCACCCTGTCCACCACCAGATGAACAGTAGTTACCGAAACTTGATGTACCACCATTGCCAGCGCGACCAGAGTAATTAGTACCACCACCGCCACCACCAACGGTGACAGAAATAGAGTTGATGTTCTCTACGTTGACAATCTGTTCAGTGTGAGCACCAGCAGCGCCAGACTCACCATAACCTGAACCACCGCCGCCGCCAGCAGTACACTTAACCCAGATACGTTTAATACCAGTGGGTTTATTCCATGTGGAGTTACCATTATACACTGAGATGGACTTAGGTCCACCACCAGATTGAATGGTTGCCCACGACATCGATGTGCCGTTAGTTGAAAGATACTTACCTGCCTGTCCAGAAATAGACGGGATCACCTGTGAGGACGAACCAGCAATAGTTCCGTTAATAGTGATATTACTGACGGTAAGAGTACCGTTCACCGTAATAGAACCAGAACTGAGGTTAAGTCCGCCAGAACCAGATAGGTCTCTAATTGAAGATACTTTGAGGGTACTCATTGATTACTTGGTCTCCTTCGTTGCTATTTATATCAAATGAATTCGTAGACGACGACGATGCCCTGGCGTCCATCACCACCACGTTCGTTGTTTCTACCTGAGGAACCACCAGCACCATAGGCAGCATGTGCTCTGTGACGTTGTGCCCATTGCTGCTGTCTGTGTGCAGTTGGAGCAGCACCACCCCAGTATGAACCACCACCATGACCAAGACCAGGGGGATTGCGGTGACCCTGAGAAGATCCACCATAGATTCTTACAGAACCTTGGGAAGGGTTACCACCAGTAGATCCATCATGTTGTTGACGACGATTGGCACCTTGACCACCACCAGAGGAGCAGTAGTTACCAAATGATGACGTTCCACCATTGCCACCACGAGCATTATAGTTAGTACCACCACCAGCACCACCAACTGTAACAGAGATAGAGTTGATATTAGTAACATCAACAAATGTCTCAGTGTGAGCACCAGCAGCACCTGATTCACCATAACCTGATCCACCGCCACCACCACCAGTACACATAACCCAAATACGTTTTACATTACTGGGTTTGTTCCAAGTAGAGTTACCATTATATACAGAGATACTATTGGGAATACCCTTGTTACCACCGCCTTCTTGCCAAGAAATAGTAGATCCGTTGGTATATAGAAACTTACCACCTTGACCAGACTGTGATGGAATAATATAACCAGAAGATCCTGAAACAGTACCATTAATAACAATATTGGTGACAGTAATAGGACCGTTAGCAGTAATAGCACCGCCCGAGAAGGACATGCCACCCTGATTATTCAGGTCCTTAACTTGTGCTACATTTAATCGAGTCATTGTTGCTGATCTAACTCTTTTCTTTTATTTAGTTGCTCAGCATCGATATGTTGAAGCGGAACAACCTTGAACGCATACTTACCATTATCAAGGATCTCAGGAATGAAGTTCATACTAATGGTACGGCGACCTTTCCAGAGATTATATACACCTTCATACCCATGTACGGTCTCTGCTGACCATATGAATAAGCATCCTTCTTGTGGATGAGTTTGGTGTACTTCCTTTGTATATTTATTACCTTCGTTTGCTAGACGTGGTTGCCTCAACTGTGCAATAGATGGTGCATGTTCTCTCTTAGCGGGACGATAGAAGTCCAACGGAGAGTGCAGTTTCTCATCAAAATCAACAAAGTATGTACCAACAATGATACAGTTGTTGTGATTGTGTTTGATCTGCCAGCAATGTTCCTTAGAACAATAGTTCATCCAGCAGTCAGTAACCAACATTCTAGAACCATTAAGATCATACTCCATCACATCAGTGAAGAAGTCTTCTGCTGCTTCTACAAGAAACTTACCAAAGTCTCCTAATCTGTCATCAAAGTCTAACAGACTACTGTTGGAAATGTTAAAGAAGTGATGTAAGTTCTCTTCTGCAACATTATTATTCCACTCATCATGTCCTGGTTGAATCTCTTCTAAGATCCGATCACAGACATCTTTGATAACTTGTTGATCTCCATCATAATAATACTTCCCGAAGACTTGTGGGAAGTATTCTTCAAGTTCACGTTTCATCTATTGTGTTGATTAGTTGATAACAAGTAGTAACTTCCGATACTGTATGCACCACCGTCATTGAATCCGATGTTGCTGAGGTTCTTCAAGTTGTTTCTAGATCCACCATACATGTTGAGATAACCGTCAGCAGCATAGTCTCCATTAGGTTCAGAGTGGTTGTTATCTCTCAACCACCACTTACCACCATCAGGTACACGCCAACTACCAACATTGTTACCACCGTAATCCGATGATCTCATAATACGAGAGGTATAGTTACCTCCACCACCAGTTTTGAATACAGCACCACACCCAACAAAGAAGTTGGGCCAGTTACCTCCATTGACGATTGTAGCATAGTTTGCAGCAGCACGCCATGCAAACTTGGAGCGACCATAGAACATATCGAGACCAAAGTCAACACCAGAGTGATACTGACCATTGTAATTCACACTACGACCACCACCATTGATCGGATAGAAGTCATATCCACCACCATCTTCCGTTACATCAACATACATCTGCAACGGGTTGGGCATACTATGAGACTGAATCCAGTACAGTCCACTGGTCTGACAATGACCATATGCTACACCAAACTTACCAGATTCTAGTGGAGATGAAGAAGATTGACCATTACCAAAGTTCAGTTCGGTAGAATCTGCCACCATCACTTTGGCATGAGAAATATAATATGCTTCGTCACTTCTACCCTGGTCCAAACCAGTGTAGTTGACAATACTTACACTAGATGCTGTGTGAGGAATCCATCCAGTAGAGAACTTGATATATCCATTAGTAGAATCGTTAGAACCATTCCATGGTTCATAACTATAATCAATACCAAATCGTGCTAACAGAACAGGAGATGTTTCTGATTGATTATGATCACAAACCATCTCACGGAATCTATTCTCATTCCACTGCTTACGCCACTGCCCAATACGTTGACCATCAACGTTTACATATTGAAATTCATTATCCCATGAATCAACATGATGATAAAAACAAGAATAGTTGATATAATTGTGTGGTGGTAGATCACTCATATTCAGGTCATATGACCTTGCAGATCCACCCCAACCATGCCAATATCCACCGTCCTGAATATCTGGACGCCCAAACATGCTGGAATATTCACTTCTATTCCAAAGACCGATTGTAGGACGACAATCATTTCCTTCGTCAAGAACAACAGTCTTGCGAGCATATGATGATCCTTCACCTCCACCTTGGAGGAGTTTGTTCATTCCAATCGCCATAATCAGTTATCGTCGTATTGGGACTGTTTCAGGAATACCTTCCAAGATGCACCATCAAGATAGAAGAACATATTAAGTACATCATAACCATTGCCAGGAGCAAATCCACCGTTCAATATAGCAACCTGACCATTAATTCTAACATCAGTCAATCCACCAGAAGTAATGGTTGACTGTCTAATAATCACTTGGGAAGTGAACACAAAACCACCTTCATTAGGAACATTAGTAAATCTCAGAGAGAAGTTACCATTATAACTAGTGGGGTTCTGAGTTTCAAAGATATTCGCTTGACTATGATCCAAAGTAATTGTGCTTGACATAGAGAAAGAGACCATTCTCTCTTTAACTTGTCCAAACTCAAAAGATGAACCAGCAACCATACGCAGATGGTTATTAACTGCTGCATAGTTAAAATATCTATATGCTGACAGATCTTCGTCAGCACCAATCAGTGTCCATGCTGAACCGTTCTCAATGGTAACTGTATAACCATTGGCAATAGTAATCGGAGCAGCAGAGAAACCGTTAGTAAACTCTACACCATTATTGGCACTAGGACCAACCGTAAGGTTCTCACTAATAGTAGTACCATTAGTTCGGATGATGGAATCTTCGCCCACAGAAGGTCCACCACCACCAACATCATCCCAACCAGGATTACCAGGACCATTTACGTCAGGGAGATAACCCTGAAACATTTTCTCGGTCTCGTTATATACAAGAGTACCAAGAGCAACAGTGCCTAAGGCATCGATTTCGGTTTGGTTTAGTGGAGGAACATTAATTTGTTCAGTGACACTCAGGGCAGTGACGATCGCACGAGTCGCATCACTAATCTGATTGCCTATGATTTTTGTGGACATTTGATTCTCTTGCTAAACGTTAGATAACGAGTTCACGAATTTGAATCACATCACCAGTTGCGGGAATAGTTGCACCCGAAATACTAAAATCAACAGCATTACCAGTCACGGTGTAATCAATACCAGGTACTTGACAGACACCATTCAAGAATACCAGAACAGAATAAGCAGTGTGACCAGCGGAGATTGCGAAGGTTACCTGAGAACCATTGCCATTATAGGTAACACCATTGTTACTATTGGCAATACCCGTCGCTAATCTATATTTATCAGCACAACCATACTTACCAGTGACATCAATATCACCATTGAAGTATGTATTGCCACTGATCTTCAAACGGTTGGAGGCATCAGGTGCCATACCAATACCGTAGTTAGTAACACCACTATAACGTTGAGATGTGATCGGAGTGGTATCACTCAGACCAAACTTATACCAGGTTCCAGAATCATAAACCCATCCCAAAGATTGACCAGGTGTCCAATCAATGTTATAGCAGATGTCACCACTATTAAATGCAAGACCAACTTCAAGATCAGGAAGACCACCATCAGTCTCTTCGGCAAGGAAAGTCTGTCTTAGAACAGTACCATCATCGTTCGAGTAGGTAAACTTCAAAGATTGAATCTCATCCTGTGATGTCAGTTTCTTCTGCATAGTCACAGGACCAGAAAAGACTGATTCCAACTGGTTAGATGCACCACCGATAACAGTCAGTTTATCAGTCAACACCAGTTCAGAGAATGTCTCAATCGTTGTACCTTCTTCACCCAACACATTCAACTGTGCAATATCTTCGTTAGTGATCTGACCCGTAACAGGGTTAATCACCTGGTTACCAACGAACAGTTCACCATCAGAGTTCACACCAGAGTAGTATGCAACACCTGCTGCTTCTTTGAGTGACTGAGACAGTCTAACCTGTTCAGGTTTGAGCACTTCCACCTGAGTAGATGGGAACGCAGTTGAATAGTTACCAGGACCGAAACCAAGATACTCAAACGTGTGACCAGATGCACGAAGAATAGAATATCTTCTCAGTTCGATTGCCAGAGGAGCAACAGAACTATCAGGGTTAAGTTGCAAAGGAATCTTACGCTCTTCCTCATCACCAAGACGTGCAGTAACAACAATACCAGTCAAAGTATTGGTGGTAGTTGTATAACCTAAGTTGTTCTCATTCTCTTGAAGGAAGAACTGTGCAGTCTCCTTAGTAATAGACAACTGAGTGTCTTCATTAGGAGTGGGTGATGCACCATCAGTAGTTCTAACCAGACCCAGAGTTTCATTGTCTGCCACAGATACGGCAGCAGCAGGGTCAGCAACAGGGTTATCTCTGTCAAATGCAGGATAGATGTCAACAGTCTGCTGAGAGAACTCAAAGTCATTGAAGTTCTGTGCAGCAGGTGATACTGATGCAGACAAAACTGTCAGATAATAAACACCATCAGTAACACCACGTTCAAATGTCTGATAAGTCTCTACATCATACACATAGTAAGTCTTTGAATATGAAGGTGAGTTAGTTTCGGATGATCTGGGTTGCAGAACGAAACCAGTAATGGGAGGACGAGGAACAGGGAAAGCATCCTTGTCCAGTACATATCTGAAACGATAAGTTCTATCATTCAGGTCACGAGCATCGGGCACACGTCTGATGAACGTAGTGGGTGTGAATCCCAGGTTATTATACAGGGAGTTCGCTTGCAGTGTAGTGTAGATAGTGTTGTTACCACTATCAACTTGCAAATACCACTGACCACGATTACTATCCCATTTCAGTGGGCTTTCATCAGCACCTGCTCTGGTTCCAGTAACATCGGGACCAGAAGGTGAGATGTTTGCGTAGTGTGTAGTGGGTTCAGATGCACCAGACGCAACAAGTGCAACATAGATCTTATCAGGAGTATTGACATCATCACGTCTTGCGCCAATAGTGTAACCCTGAATCTTACTAGGCGGTCTACCTGCTTCGGCAGTATATCCATACAGATACAGTCTTGCCTGATCTGCTTCTGCCTTAGTTGCAGTAATATCAATAGTCACCCAGTTGATAGAGATTTCTTCTACATCTGACAGAGACTTAGGAGGAATAACGTGAGTGATTTGACCCGCCTTATCCTTAGTAAAAGATGCTGATTTGAATCCTTTGGATCTCAGTGAGGTGTTACCAAAGTTTGAGTTAGAGTTCGTAATTGAGAGGTCACCACCACTATCAGAGAAGAAGTGATCACCGAATCCCACAGCGAACACGGACACCACCTGAATGAACGAATCATTAGATGCTTTAATGTGAGCATGTCTCCACCCCCTACGGTATTCAGCAAGACCGTTAATGTGGGCACCTGAACCTGCTGCCTGAGGTTCATATTGTCCAGTTGATTGGTTATAGATCACAAATGCACGGTCATCTTTTTGTAGAGAGATACCCGTGAACTGTGCAACCACCATTGATTTGAAACCAGTTGCCTGGGAACCATCGGCGTGCATACCATTGATACCCCACACAGAACGTAGGGACATGTTAAACACATATGGTGACGCAGAGTCAACCGTGTCAATTTCAACCTTCACCAGGATGTTAGAACCGATTGCATTACCCGATGGTTCAGAACTCATCTGATAAGTAAACTGGTTACCCTGTGCAGATGTTACCAGGAATGATCCATTATAGAGTAATTGATCCTGCTCAGTAGGACCAGTAACGCCAGAAATATTAACAGCGACACCCACGGAGAATCCATGATTCTTCGGGTTACCAAGTTCATCGACCGTAAATGCTGTTGCAGTTTGTCCATTTCTAATAATCTGCGATACAGCAAATTCGTCCGAAATCGGACCCACAATTCTATTTTCTTCGACTCGTGCCTGCAACTGGTCCTGTGCAATAACACCAGAGGAATCAGGAATCGTAGCATATGCTTTCGAGATCTTCTGGTAGTACAGATTTAGATCTTCGGGGTTAGCATACTCAAAACAAGTAATCTTATGGTGAGAGAAGTTAGGTGCAATAGTAGCATTATCGTCACCACGATAATATACACCGTTGGTATCGCCGTCGAAGAAAGATGCCTGCCAAAAATAGCAACCACCAGTCAACCTAAACATAGCAGTAGGACCAGGTTCGTTAGCAGCAGTAATACCGAGCGAACCCTGTACTGTGGGATAAGGGACGTATTTTGGAATGAACTTGGTTCGACGTAGGTCCGAACCAACAACAGAAGCACCACGAGGGACAATAATGCCACCACGAGTTGAATTAAATTTATAAAGAACATTGCTACTACTAGTTAGATCAAAGTTAGTATTAGCATCAAATGGTTGCACATCATTGTAGTCTGTTACACCAGGACGATTATCCAGAACATATTCAGACGGATACAAGTAAATCGAGAAGGCGTCGAATTCGTCATTCGACAGACCCACTCGATAGGAGAACCTTGCTACTTCAAGGAAAGCACGTTGCAACGTCTTGAACGGACGCAGTGCCGAGTTACCTCTATTGTCATATGCGTCCGATGCATCAAAGTCGTCAGGGTTAACGTAGATAATACGTCCCGTTCTCGACGTGATGATATTTTTAAGACGAGTAAGTGCCATTTACTTGGTTGCCTCTTATACCTGTATTTATTATGGGGTAACACCGCCGCCGCCATCATCAGATGACTTGGTGTTCAGAATAATGGTGTAATCATCTGATGCAGATTCAAACCCACTCACGGAATATGAAACATCAGCACTACCGCTGTAAACCAGAACATTCTGACCAGGACCAACAACAATACCCGTTGTTCTATCTAGGGTGTTAGCAGCAAGGGCAGTATCATAGTGGATAAAGTCCTCTGCATTAGCATAAGTTGTAGCAGTTGCGCCTGCTTTATCACCAGTACCAATACCATCAACAGCGAAGGTAAGGTTTGCACCACCACCACCACCAAGAACAGCATCAGTTGCTGTCAGAGTCTCACCATCAGCATAGTCCTTACCACCATTAACCAAAGTAACAGTAGCATCACCAGAACCATCAACAACAATCTGTACCTTAGCACCAGATCCACTACCGCCAGTAGGAGATACATCGTAGGTTCCAGCACTACGAGATGCATCAGCAGCGCCAACAGTATCAATGGCAAGAATCTTACCAGTTACAACTTCTGCCATGTAACGATTCTCGTTAGCACGGGTCGGAGTGTCATAGAAAGTATCACCAACTGCGAAAGCAGGAGATCCAACATCAAGAGAAACCTTCAACACATTGCGTGTTGCATCCCAGTCATGAACATAACCGTAAGAACCAGCAGTAACACCATTAGTTTGTACGGTGTAAGTTACACCAGCAAGATCAAAAGTATCAGCAGCAGCAAATCCTTCACCACCCAACTTATAGATAAAGATTTCTTGGTATTCAGGATCCAGTGAGGTTTCTAGTGCATGACCAAAACCAGCATTACCGTCAGCGGTGTTGGCAACAGCAGGTTCTGCATAAATGTTAAGACTCAGAGGAGTGCTATCAGTGATGTCAATCTGAATCAAACCATTACTTCCAGCAGTACCAGTCTTGGTAACACCAGTTGTATATTCAACACCAGTCAAACCCTGGGTGCCATCTTCTTCTTCCGAAAGACGCAGAGTATGTCCAGTGTTTGAAACATGGGACTGATCATAGATATAAGTTCTTTCGTTATCAAGACCAGCAATAGTTGCACCTGCAAGAGGAAACTCAAAAGGACCACTGGAAGAGGTGCTAATAATGAAACGATCCTGGTTAGGAACAGGATCAGCACCCTGGGTGAAGTTCATGCTGATCTGAGCATTAGAAGTACCACCAGTGATGGTTTCCAACTCAGTAAAGAAGTTCAGATAATAGTCACCAGAATCAGTCAGTTGAGTGACAGTAGTACCATCAGAGTGGTCAACAGCAGAAGTACCATAACGACCACGATCAATGGTGATGTCGTTACCAGCAACAGCATTGATACCAGCAATCTCGTTACCAATCAGAACATAAGATCCTTCAAGGAAACCAGTAGCATCAGTCAGAGTCAGCGTGAGGTCAGCAGCAGCAAAGGTTGCACCTTCGTTGATAGTAGAACTGGTAGCAGACTCAATAAAAGACTTAGCATATGCACCAGCAGGAATAGCAGATGCAGTAGTGCCATGAACACCACGAGTAACAGTCAGAGTGTTAGTTGCCGTGTCAATACCAGAAGGATCGATCTGAATAATTTCGGTGCCAGTTGCAGTAGGATCATCCGAAATAAACAATTTAGTTGCAATCGCCAGACCAGTGTTTCTAGAAACCTTGATGGAAGTGGCGGAGTTGCTAACATCAGCGATACTCATATTCAGAGTACCAGTAGTGTTATCGAAAGAACGAACAGTGCCAGTGAAACTAGAAGTACCACCAGTAACAGTTTCACCAATTTCAAACAAACCAATAAGGTTATCTACGTTAGTTTCAGTACTGAGAACTTTATCAACTTGAACATAACGAGTGATATTAGCGGTGTCCTTGAATACATCAAGAAGTTTAGCAGTTGCACCTGAGGTTGATGTAATATCAGCACCAGGGGTAGAATCTGCAAAGGAAATACCAGGAGCGATCTTTAACTTATAGTTTGAGATCGGATTTCCCTTGGTAAATTCAAGAGTACTAGGTTCATCACCATTCATGGTGAGAATCTGATCGTAATTTCTTACGGCAGCACGATAAGTTGTAGCACTACCACCCTGGTTCGTAGCGGTTAGCACTGCCGATGCAGTGTTATCGATATTGCATCGATAAAGAGAAGTGTTGGTTGTTGCCCCTGGTTTTGCAGCGGCGAGTCTTCCTGCTGTCATTTGTTAATTACCATCCTGCCTGGAAATACGATTGGAGTCGGAGTCTACCTCCGAGAGTTGGTGCCGCAATCGGACCACCAAAGCTAACACCCACCGCGTCGATGTTGTTAGTAGAGAGAAGGGTTGCATCACCATCAGGGAACTGAATGTTCACTGACTCAGTAATGTTCGTCGCATCGATGTTGATAATACCGTTGACATTATCAGGGTTGTTGATGCTTACATATTCAAGAGTTTTATAAGCAACTGTTTGAGTTGCTCGCTCTGTCACCAGCACATTTGTGCTCGTACCATTATTTAGAGGGGCAGTAACACTACCACCTGGGAAAGTATAGTTAAGATTAGTATTAGTATTGAGATTACTAAGTTCAAAAGTAATCTTCTTACTGCTGTCAGTAGTATCACCCAGAATCAGACCTTCAATGGTCTTGTTAGTCAGGACCTGAGTTGCTGCTTCACCAACAATCTTGACATTCAAGTCAGGGAAGGTAACAGTTCTGTCCTGAGTCAGTTCAGATGAATCGAAGATAACAAAACGAGTGGGATTATTCTCATCGGTAGAGGGTGTATTAGAGAACGTGGGGTTAACCATGTTCTTATTATACACATTCTGTTCGCTGATGTCGTCCAGAATTGTAGACTGAGTTTGACCAGCGCCAAAGTCAGGCAATCTATAAGTATGGAGACCAGGAGCATCCCATGCGTCACACTCAAACTTTGCAATCTTTGCAGCGTTAGTAGAACCAGTAATACTAAAATCACTATCTTTGATAATGATAGTTTTATTAGTAATCGTCTGGTTGGTATCCGTTGCAAGGAACGTGGTGGAAGTGTTTACACCCAAATTAGGGAAGTCAAAACGCTTCGTACCACCAGAAGTAGAGATAGTACCTACATTAAAGAACACCCTCTTTCCAGAGTTTTGATCATCCTGGAAGAAGAAGGTGTTATCAGTAAAGATTGTAGTACCATCAACAGTGAAGTAACCACTACCCTGAGGAGTAATCTCTACGTTAGCATTAGCGGACGCAGTGTCAATAGCACGAATTTCAAGAGTGGCAGAACCATCATTGTTTGCTTGCCTTGTATTATACAGTGAGGCAGTACCAAACGTCAATCCAATTTCATCAACCGCACTCTGATATAGTCCAGTGTCACGGTCCAAATTGAAAGCTAGTCCTGGCGCTGCTGCACTACCTGCTGATACCGAACGAAAAAGTTGGTTAACCTTTGCTTTTCTATTCGGGATCAACGGGTCAGAGATAACGATAGGCAATACTGCCTCGCCCGTTACCAGTGCGTCAGCAACCGTTTCAAGTTGTGATATTCTTTTGGTTCCCACTATTCACAAGGGTGCTGTTGTTCCCTGTTATTTATAACACGGGACGTTCACCAAAGATTAAAGAACGAAGATTTCGAGCACGAGTAGCTCCTTCCTCATGATACTTAATTACATCGTTAATGCAGGAGATCATCTCTTCATATGCTTCTCGTGCTGATACTTTGTCATCTTGGAGGTAATCATCGATAGCATCCTGCATACGTCCCTTACGCTGCTGAGCGTAAGTCTTGTCAGGTTCAGTAAAGAATGGTTTAGTCTGGGACATCTTGATAGTTTTCAATTAGATTTTCCATATTAAAAAGCACGGGATGTGCTTCTTCCAGAATCAAATAGTTAGAGTAACGATAGAGGTCTTCCATCGTTATTCTTGGATTACAATTTGCTGCTGCAATAACCTCAGCATCCGTAGGATCGAATCCCTCATCCTCGAATGTGAATGGTACACCAGCAATTAAGAACGCTTTGACAATGCCTACCTCTTCTAAGAAGCAATACTGATTAGTTACTCTTAGCTTCATGTTCCATCATTGCGGAAATTCTCTCTTGGCATTGAGTCAAAACACCCTTGACAGTATCTGACTTAATACTATGTAGGTGTGAAGTGTCTTCATAACCTAACAATGTACCATGCCAGTTACAATCTATTTCAGAATACCACAGTTTGATGTCAACTGTTAAGTTCTTCCTGCATGGTGCTGAGTTCTTCTGTGACATACTGTTTTACTCCTACTGGATCTGGTTGCCAATCGTTTGGCATAGGCAAATCAGGCAATTCCCCATTTGCTGCTGCATACTTATTGACATATTCAGGAACTGGAACCATAAGAACAGAGGGTTTTCCTTCCTGGACGATTTTAATTGTATGACCTCTTTCACAGAGAGTCAAGCAAAATTCAAGATTGTCCTGAACTTCTTCAATTTTCAATTCAATAATACCAGTCATTAGTCAAAGCAGTAAGTACGTTGGTCAGAGTCCAGTTTGTCTTGAAGGAGTTCAACGATGGACTGAAATCCCTCAGCACCATCTTCACTAAATTCAAACTGAACTGTCTCAGTATAACCATCTTCATCCTGAATAACGATACGACGATCGTTGAAGTGGAAGAAGGCGTGATCGACGAATTGATCCATTAGTTGAGCATCACAGGGAGACCATAAATCTGAGTTGGACCGAGACCCGAACCCAGAGCAGCGAGACCAGTACCCACACCATAGGATACGAGACCAGTCGTCACCTGATTAATAATAGCACCTTGTCCGCCCGTGACAATCTCACCGATGCCACCTGTTGAAGTGGCTACCATGGTCATGTGAGCACCAGGAGATCCACCAGTAACGATGTCTGCCATGGCGGAAGGACTATTTTGACCAACAGTCATACGGATCTGAGATGCGGGGGTCGGACCAGGAAAAGGCAAGTCCATTGCCACATCCACAATAGCACCTTTCACCAAACTGTACTGACCTGTAACAGCACTAGTAAGAGCAGAGGAGAAGATACCAACGATGTCAAATCTACCACATGCAAGGAAAGATGTGATCCAGTTTGCTTCGTTAATGATCTCACCAGTTGCTTTCAGAGAAATAGCGTTAGCACTAGTATTAACCTCAGGTGCGTCAATATTGATAGCATTGATACCTTTCAATTCAATACGTGAACCCTGGATAGTGATGTCACCCTGATAGGAAATATCATGGTCACCTGCTTTGGTTTGGGCAGATTTTGCTTCTTTCTGACCAGTCTTAACATTAAAGTTCTTACCACCACCAGCAGATTTCAGTGCAGAACTAATAGTTTGATCTAACCACTTATCGCTCTTTCCACCAAAGAAACCTTTCTTTCCACCTTTTGCTTCTGCTTTTGCACTAGGACCATTAGATGTGTGCTCATTAACAGAACCAGCAACTTCAAGATGGAAGTCACCCATCACTTTCAGATAGTAATCACCCTCGATAGTATGAACAAGATTATTCTTAACATTCTGTACTAGATCACGACCATAGATAGCAGTTTCATTATTGGGAACGTTCTTGTGTTGGTTACCACGCTTATCTTCAAATGTAGTAACACCACCAGGACCAGAACGGACACGCTTTTCTTTACCAGGAGTTGCATCATCAATATCTCTTGCACCATTCAAGAACTGCTGAGTCTGCATCAAGAATGGGTTCATCTCTTGGAAGTAAGAATCAAAGATATTGCCACCTGCCGATCCACCAAAAGAATCTGATCCACAATCTCCATAGTCACCACCACCAGGACCACCCAGAGCATCACCGATATTACTACATTCTGTGGTCCCTAATAGTGGTAACCACCCCTTAGATCTTGGTTCTCGTACTTTCCTTCCACACTTAACAAAACCAGCAATAATACCAACAATAGCAGCGATAATATCAAGAACAGAACCCCAGTTCAGAGCAGAGAAGTTCAGTTGGAAGATCTCTTTCATATTTTTGAGATCTTCAATCGCCTTACCTGCTTGCTTGAAAGTATTCAATGCACCCAAAACTATATCAGCAATCTTGTTGAACTTGTTAAGTGCTTTACAGATCTGTCTTTGAATACCAGACATTGCCTTCTCAACAAAGTCGAGAACACCAGCAATCATATTATCAATTTGATCTAAAACAAAGTCCATGATACTATCCATGAACCCTCCTAGATCCCCCATAATATCTGATATTGCTGTCAGGAAACCAGGAGGTTCAGCACAGAAAATCTCAGAAATGATCTGGTTGATGATGTCCATGATCTTCTTGACGATGACCAGAGGAACAAAACTAGACACAAGACCCATCAAAGTCTCGATTGCCTGTTGCATTTGCTGTGCCAACCATTCCTTGAATGGCGCAAGCATACCAGAGATGGCATTAGTAATGAAGTTAGTAAGATTACTCAGTTGATTGAGGATTGCCTTTCCCTGAATTACATGACCAGTAATAGCAGATACCATGTTGCCATCACTACTCTTAGCAACACTACCAACTGCCATTCCCATTTCAGTAAGCATACGCTTCAAGTCCTTCATGAATCCATCATCCAAAGGACCCTTGAAACCATTAGCGATACCACCTTCCATGGAAGGCACACCAATAGGATTAGTAAAGACGTTAAATGGTGTTTCTACTTCTGCTCTACTAACAGCACCACGAGATGCTTCTTCACCGCCAGTAATACTACCAGGAGTTTGACCCTGCGATTTCGCAAAGGGGTGACCACCAAGTGCAGGTTCGTTATTATAACTCTTCTGTGTTGCGGTGTCAGTAGCGTTCTCGTTCGCTATCTTCGGATCTGCCACCATTGTGCGTGACATTTCATTATCTGATCCACGACTATCCTGACCAGAAGGATTGCCCTCAGGTTTACGGAAAGAACGGAAAGAACCCATCACACAAGGCAACTGTGCTTCTTCACCATCAAGGAAGAATCCAAGAACCTGAGCACCAGGTTGTAGTTCAGTTGTTGTACCAGCGTTCTTTGTCTGGGGTTTATCAGTAGGCAGCAGAACAGTTGCCCAAGGTAACATCTCCGTTGGCAACGTTTGTAGATAACTACCAGATCCATCTTCACGAGTCTTACTATCAGTATACCAACCAATAATACGAACCTTGACTCTACCCAGTTGGGCAGGATCCATATGATCCTCTACTTCACCAATCCACCAGTGAAATCCATCTCTGCCAGCAAAATCTGTCTTTGTTCCGAGTGACATTATTAAAGTGTAAAGTCTAGTTGCCTTCCATTATTTAGTCGGTCAAATTCAAATAAACCCTCTTCTGGTTCTTTACCCCAAGAGAACTTACCTGTTTCAATGTCATATCCTGTATCACGAGACATATACAAGTCACCGTTGAATTGAATCTCTGAAATTACTTTTGTGTTTCTTAGGATACATTCACCTCTAATTTGACCAAACCACCAACCATCAAAGTAACCCCATTCAAGATCACACCCAGGTTCACCAGTTTCTTGATTGATTGGATGTGTAATAACAGTATCACCACCAATATATTCACAGTTGACGTGATAGTGTCGATATGGTTTATCTTCTGATTCGTAGTTGTACCATTGCTTTAATTCTAACACATTTTCACCAATTTTGGTATACAAGATGTTGATTTGAGGCCATTTACTAGGATCAGTAAATGCTTGTCTCCTGTTGCGATAATGTCCCAGGATCATTCTTTCAAATAATGAGGTCATACCAACCAGTCACAATAATCTTTTCTTCATTGGGTGCTGCTATACCTTTATGAAAATGTGTCCAGTCAGCAGGCCAAATAAGAGTCAATCCTTTCTTTGGTTTAACCTTACAGTTCTGAACATCGAAGAAAGTTTCACCACCTTCCTCAATATCATTTAGGTATGTCATCCATGCCATGACACGTCGTACACACTCAGGATGTGCGCTATTACGTTCACAATGCATCATATGGAATCCACCACCAGGAGGATACCACTGCATATTAAAATCCTCCATCAGATCCCAGTGAATCGTACGCAACATAGGCCAATAATTGACATACTCACGTGTGATTTCACCAAGACCGTCGATGAAGTTTAGAATCCTAGGATCTTTATGATACCTAGGAATAGTCATATCAATACTATCTTTGATAGTTTTATCAACACCACCTTTACCGCCATTAGCACCACCACTGTGACCAGGAGTCTTCTCCAAATAGTCACAGTCGTGCCAGAACTCAATGAGACCATCACAGATCTCAGGTTCCATTATACCACCACCAATAAAAGAGAATGGGGCATCAATATCGATGTATTCACCAATCATAGCTAAGAGACTGCCCTTTCAACCCTGACAGTGTTGAGTATAATGATTTATAAGACTCTTGTCAAGTCAGTTGTCGTGCGTCTTACATTCAGGTGCGCCTGGTTCCACTTCGCAATACAGTTCTAGTGCGGTTGGATCGTGATGGTCACCACTTTCGATTTCTTCTTTATGATTTTCTGCATAAACTTCCAGTTCGTGCAGTTCTTCTTCGATGTGACGACGTTGTTGTGGATTTGTGGTGGGATCTTGAAGGATTTTCTTATCCTCTTCGATATGTTGCTCGATACTATCCATGTGTTACACCTCCAATTAGATGTCTAGTTATTATTTATCTGACACTGGGAGAGAGTCCCTACACAGGAACAATTCAGTTGTAATACCGTCTTTCTTCCAAAGATGACGCAATCCCTTGATCAGATAGTTACCGCTATACATCTCATCACGTTTGACCTTTTTAGATCCTTTCTGTTGAGATGATGGTAACTTCACTTTGATGATAGCACCAGCGTACAGTGCTGTATTGCCTGGCACCGTTATTGTCAGGGTATGCGTATTAAGAAGACTCCAACGTGCTGCTGAGTATGCTGCTGCTTGAATCACATTAACAGGTGCTTGATCAGCACCACCATTGGGGGCACTAGCGGTTTGATTTATATTAGTAGGAAGAATCTTAAATTTAGTTCTAGTTGGATGCAACTTCGTAATTGCTTCTGCTTTATCTGGTTCGTAAGGAAATCCTTTATGAATCGTAGATGCTTTTTGAAATACCGAGAAGATATTGGAGACGTGAGGTCCAGTGATTGTTCCTGATGGTTTACCTAGTTTCTCGTCAACCTCAATCTGTTTGTCAGTTCTTGTACCTTTCTTGCCTGTTTTTTGAGGCTCCCATGACCAAGATTTATCAAGACCAGCAGTAAAGAATCTGTTCTCTTGTGTCTCCTCTTTATTGTACAGTTTCTTTAATTGATCAGCACTAAGACTATTCAATTCATCAGTTGCTGGTGGTTCATAATCATCTCCAAGCGTTCGGAAATAGTTATCAAACTGCAAACTACTAGAAGCACCTGGTTGTGTCGTATGACTATCAGTTGATTGAGACATAGAGATACCATGGGTGACACTTTTGTACACACCCAATCTTAATTTTTCTAATTGATTTGCTCTATCAGGGAACTTAATGTTCTCAATAGTATATGCATTGGCAGCAGCAGAGTTATCATTTACATTAGACTGTGCATAGATATATGTTATTGCAGGATCCTGCTCACACAGATAATCCATAGACAAGAAGTTCCACCCAAGTCTGTTTTCAAAAAACAAGAATCCAGATTGAGCATTACCGCCCTTCTGCATTGATCTCTTCTTTTTATTGGATGCATCAGTTCTTACAACCTTATCTGAAATATAACTAATCAGATCAACAGGACGCCAACTAGGAGATAAGACATTCATCTTTGAATATCCTTCAATATACAGTTTCTTCTTATTGGCATCTAGATTCTTCAACAACATGCGTTCTACGATGTCGGCACGACCAGACGCTGGACCAAATTGACCAAATGCTCTCTCAGATTCGTTCTTATAGATTTCAGGTGATGCAGTGTGTAAGATATACATCTTGACACGCTCTTGCTTCACAACACTACCAATCTTATAGATTTGTAGTTGATGCTTGATAACTTCTTTCTTAGTTCTTTTGTTATAAGTCTTAGATGTATCTGATGCCGTTCCAGCATAAGATTCAAAGGTAATATCTATCAGTTCACTACCTAAGAGATTATCATCAAATTGAATAGAATCCAGAATAGCGAAGTCGCATCTAATAAAAGGAGAATCAATAGATTCAAACCAATTAAACTCACCTACCAAATCTCTGATGTCTGATTTACTACCATCAGCAAAAATAACATCAACTTTACTTAGTTTGAAGGATTTTGCTGTTGTCATGTTAATTCACGAGCAGTAGATGATAGGTCAGAGAATAAACCAAAACGAGGTTGCAGATATTCATTTGCTGGAACTATGTATTCACCAGAACCACCTGCTGCAACTGGCGGTGGAGGTTCTATAACTGGTGGTTGAACAGGAGGAAGATCTGTTGCTTGGACACTTACTTTGCCGCCAGCACCACCCTCTGCTTGTTTTTCTTTCTCTTTTAATTCTGCTTGACTAAGTTTCTCACCAGAGTTATTCTTATCCATCCCACCAATATCGGCAAGATATTGATTCAGAAGATCTACACCACCCATTTGTTGGAATGCCTCTGCGGCAGTCATGGGTTTTTTAGGTTGAGCACTAGCAATAGCGTCCTCAGTAGACATAGGTGCAGGTGGCGGAGCACTTGCACTTGGGGAACCAGCAGCACCAGCAGGAGCAGTAGCACCACCAGGAGCAGTAGCACCAGCAAGAGCAGTAGCACCCCCAGCAGAAGGTGATGCTGATGCTAGATTCATATTAGGATCATCAGAGACCATCGGAGCACCGCCCCTAGCAGCGTCCAGAGCGGCAGCAACCTCACCAACAGTATGTGAGGATGCATTGCCACCTCCATACATGGATTTACCTGTTGCAGGATCAGGTAGAGACGCCCACTCTGCTGCAAGTGCCTTCATAGCACCTGCTCTATCATTATGCTTTCCTTTGATATAATCCCAAGCGTAAGGTCTCTTGTATTGGATCAATCCCATACCAATCTTATCTTGGAGTTTCTTATCAAACTTCTGGTTCTTATCAATACCCATCTGCTTCACGATGGTCTTCATAGTACCAGGAATAACCTGATAGCGACCCACAGCAAAAGCACCATAGTTACTCTTTTGTGGATTGGAAGGATTCATCAGATAATCCTGACGCTTTATAATTTCACTAACTGTCATGTCGGTGAGTTTCTTACCAATAATGGAAGAAGAATCGTGAGTAGAACCAACAATACTATTACCAATCGTACCCTGATTCATGGAGTTATATCCACCTTCACCAGATGCGATGAAATCAAGGAGACCACCAGCAGCATACTCGGGAGGTCTAAACGTCTGCAACATGCCACCCATGGCACGAGACAGATTGCCCAAGAAGTCCATATCACCACCGCTGGCGAACTTAGGTAAACTAAATCCTTTACCAGTTGCTTCACCACCGCTGGCGAACTTAGGTAAACTAAATCCTTTACCTTTACCAGTTGCTTCACCGCCACTAGCGAACTTAGGTAAACTAAATCCTTTACCAGTTGCTTCACCGATACGACGTGAAGTCAAACCAGGATCTTTTTTAGTTGCAGGAGTATCAAATGGTACAACGAATCCTGCACCTAGTCCACCACCAGCAGATCTAGTTGCAACATATTCAGTTCCATGACCAATGAATGACGTGGACTTTCCACCATCCAGAGACACGGGATATCCAGACTGAGGACCAGTAATCCAACCACCCTTTGCCAGTTCTGGAATTTTACCGCCCTTCGACATCGGTGTGGCAGGTTCTTCTGTGTCAGGTTCGAGATCTTCTTCTTCTTCTTCATTCGATCCAAGCATATAACTAAGACCAACACCAGCACCAAGCACTGCTGCACCTACCAGAAGACCACCAAGTCCTCTGCCTTTAACAAATCCTATAAGACCCTTGATCATTCCCCCAATACCTCGGAAGAGACCTTTAATTGCCTTGAATAGTCCACCCTTGCGGAATAGTGTTAAAACACCACCAGCACCAAGGAGACCCAGTTTTATCATGGCAACTGGGGCAAATACTGCACCCAGAACACCGAGGAATTTAACTAAACCAAATATACCTTCAAAACTTAGTGGATTTTCAAGAAAATCAGTCAGACCTTCTAATCCAAAACTAATTACAAATGCTGCCTTCTCAGCAAACCACTTTACCATCGTTTTGATGGTGCTTAATAATCGTTCAACTTTCTTTCTATTTTCTTTCTTTCCCAACCAATCCATCAACTGGTAGACCACCAGAGATTTGAAGATACCGTCAAACAATGATGCTAATGCTTCAAAGAAACCCAGAGAGGTCTTTGCTACTGCCTTAGCACCATTAATGACACTATTGTTCTTTGGTTTTATCTTTTCTTGCTTCTCCTCTGCTTGTGTGTCTTGTCGTAGTCCTTCTTCTCTTCTTTCCTCTTTTTCGACATTTTTAAGACGAGTCTTCTCATCCAAGAGGTGATCCTCTCTCATGTCTCTGATACTTTCCAACAAACTCATGTGCTGGAAAGTGTAACTAGCAAAAGACTCTTTGAGTTCTTCTAGGACAATAGCAATACTATTGATAGTTGCACCAAGACTATTGATTGCCGATACATTCTTTCTAAATCCGTCAGCAGGAGATGTGACAGTCTTACCACCAATCTTTACAGTGATTCCTCCTCCCCTTCCACTGAGTTTGGGAGGTGTGATCATTTTATATAGTCTTGCCTGTGCCATTACTTAATAACCAAAGGTGATGGTGAAGGAGATGACTTAACAACTTGTGTTCCTGGTGGACCAGGGACACCAATCTGTTGTCTATACATCAGAACAGCAGTATTTGCTTGACCTTGTTGCTTATCTCTTCTCACCTTATCTGCTGATGCTGTTGCAAGTTGACTACTCTTGGTATTTATTAGGGATTCCTCTTGCTTTATCTCCGTAGGTGTAGCAACGGGACTGGGACTGGGACTTGTGCCAAAACCACTCCGACCTAAATCGGATCCTCCAATATCACCCAGGAATGAATTGAGCATATCCAATCCACCAACCGACTGAAATGCCTCCATGGCAGTCATCGGTTTGCTAGGTGGTTGGGGTGTAGTTTCACCTGCTACTGATGGAGATTCTACTCCCGTAAGTCCAGTAGCATAATCAGTACCAGATGGTGCCTCACCTGGTGTAATTTGATCACTCGTCGATTCATCCTTACCGATTATAGGTGCAGATTTACCATCTCCTTTCTTGCCATTTGGAGTCAAAACAATAATCTTTTTAGTTGAACCACCATAAACATATTGTGGCATCTTTTGCCCATTCCAGTGCTCTTTACCACCTTTCTGAGCAATCGCCATATCATAACCACTACTATTCTTAGCAGTTCCGTTCCAATCGTTATACCTAGACTGGAATACTAATGCACCAGAAGGAACTTTACCGCTATTTACTAATTCTCCATACTGATTCTTAGTATAAACACCTGCTTGAACAGTACCATATGGACTATTAAGTGTCTTAGAAGCGCCACCCATGCTCTTCCAGTTAAAAGGTGCTTGCATCAACTGAGAAATTGCACCTCGGGGATTGTTACCAACATCATTTCCAGTAGCAGCGGGTTCAGGAACTCCACTCTTCAACATAGTATCAAGACTACCTGTAACACACCTTCCTATTGGAGCATATGCTTTTTTGATATTCTGATCATCCATTTTAGTTAGATATGGATGAATCGAACCACCTGCGGCGAGTTCTTGTTCTGCTGCTTCCTCAAACCCAGGCATTTCGGTACTAGGATCACGCAGCAGTTTGCGATTCTTGAACATCTCATTGAATCCACCTTCACCACTCTCAGCGATCATTTTGGCGACAGGATCATCAATTTCTAAGAGATTTGGGAATGCTGTACCCAAACCTTCCAACAGTTTGTTACCAATCCATTCACCAGCAAATGCACCAGCAGCACCAGTAATGAAACCAGGGACACCACCGAAGGGAGCACCAATAGCAAAACCAGCAGAATACCCAAGCAGACCTGCTAATGCATTAACAATAGCGTTGATAGGTGACTCACCGAACATACCATAATCAAGCAAACCCAGCAAAGCGGCGATAACAGTATCAATACCACCGATCTTGAAGTTTGCCTTGACACCACCCAAGAACTCTCTGAAATTCTTAAATCCTGGATTCTTAATTGCACCTTTGAAGAGGTCAACAATTAACTTCTTACCTGACCCTTTCGGATTCTTGGCAACATCCTTAATTTTCTTAATAGTGTCGTTCTTTTCAACGACGCCTTGTAAGGATGCTTTTAATTTTGATTTTACGACTTGTCCAAGTTTCTTCGGATCTTTGGCGAGTTCTGCAAGATTGCCGATAGATTTAGCAATCTTTTCACCTTGCTTCCATGCAGATCCAGCAAACTCCTTAGCACCAGACCAGAGACCTCTTGCTTTGTCTCCAATAAAATTGATTGCACCAACAGAGACGTTCTTAACTGCACTACCTGCTGCAAAAATGTTTCTCTTTGCTTTTGATCCAAAGTTTCTCAGACCATCAAAAGTGCGTCCAAATACACCCTTTCCTTTGGGACTAACTTTGGGTGCTTTGGGTTTCTTCGTCTTTGCTTGGGGTCTCTTTGCTTTGAGTTTCTTATCTGGTTTAGATTTGGGTCTCCCTTTCTTGCCACCACCGTCAGTTTCTTCTGCAACAGAAACAGCACGACCAAGACTGGTCATGAACTTCACATCACCAATCAGTTTCCATGGCATCAGCACACGAGATGCTGCCCACAGTCCTGCAAGTCCTCCAATGATTTGAAGAACACCAAACATGTCATCGAAGACTTCTGCTACGCCTTCTTTGGTTGGATCATCGGTAAACACTCTCGTGATACCATCCATGACATTATTGATACCAAATTCAGCAAGTTTCCTGCTGAATGACCACAACGCACCAACAAAACGTGTGATCGTCTCAATCGCTTTCTTATTCTTCGGATCACTCAACCAGTCCATAAACTGGTAAGCAGCAAAAATTGCTACGTATTGAGCGATAACCTCAAATATTGGTTTTAATCCATCAAAGAATGCTTTGAACCAACCAAACTTCTTCTTCTCTTTCTTCGCTAACTTCTTACCTTGATCTTTTGCCTGCTTATCTGTTACTTTTTCTTGCTGTTCTTCTGCTTTCTTATCCTGTTCTAGTCCTTTCTTTCTACCAAGAATATCGGTCTTCTTCTCAATTAATTCTTGCTTAAATTCGTGCTCTTTTTGTAATAATTCTTGCTCACTCTTGAAGTAATCCAGAGTGAAATCTCTATGGATATTAAAGACTTCTTTGAAGTCAATAACTTGCTGACCCATATATGTAATGGCACCACCAAGTCGGTTGTGGGCGACTGTGATAGTCTTTACTGCCTCATTTAGAGACCCACTACCGCTTGTTGGTTTTACACTAAGGTATTTTCTAAGCGTTGCTGCCATTAGAGTGGTACGCTGTTATCGTTTTTGTTCATACGTCTCTCTTCTTCTGCTAGGTGTGCAATCAAAAGGTTGACGTAAACGTCACGTTCCCAAGGCATCATGTCATTAAGTTCAGTTAGACTGTACTTATGATGTTGCATTAATGCAAAGTTAGTCTTATAGTGATTCATAAGACTATCATGCATCAATGCTATGCGAAAAAAGATGCCAGTCCTTCCAACACGATTTCATTATCTACTCCCGTTTTGGGATTAGTAACTACCATAGTGTGGGACAGTTTGGGCATAGTTTCAAAGAACTTTTGAATCTTGGCGAACTGTTCATTATTCATTTCACCGATGAAGTCAGTTGCTTCTTTCTTAGTGAAAGAGTCAAAGATTTCATCACCATCGTATACTTTATCGATACATGATGCTGCAAGTTCAAAGACATCCTCGATGTCGGGATCATCAGTCATGTTACGCTCAACGAAAGCATCCAGAGCAGGATACTTCATTTGAATCTTCACTTCATCAGTGAGAGCGACGATCTTCTTATGATCCTTAGGAATCTGAACTTCAATATCATTGAGGTTCAGTTCAATTTCAACCTCAGTTTCTCCATCATCTTGACAGACGATCTTGAATTCACTAGTCTCACCAACTGCCTTAGAACGAATCTGCAAGAACAGATATTCAAGTTCAAAGGTAGGAAGTGAATCTACACTTTTGAGGTCAGTACATGCTTTGAGGATATTCTTGACCGCTTTGATCATCTCTTTCTCTTTCTGTGTCTCCATAGCGAGATACAGCAGTTTCTCTTCTTTTACAAGAAAAGGACGGTAAGAGACTTTCTGCCCACTAACAGGCAGTTTGCAGTCGTATTCAGGCACTGCAAGTTTGGGTAAAGGCATGATGTGAAAATTACGATAAAATTATTTATACACTAAATCGCTGAACGTCTGGGTTACCAGATCCAGCAATCTTATCAGGAAGTTCATCCCACAGAATAGTCTTCTGAGGTCTTCCATCATATTTAAGAGTACCAGCAGATACTTGATCCATTCTATAACGTTCAAAATAGAACTGAACGTCCATCTGAACTAGACTAGTTTGTTCGTTGTCAAACTGCATCGTGCTGATATTAGTAGGAAAAGCACCAAAGATCTTATATACAGCAGTGGATTGTGCTGGGTTGAATAAACCTATATCTCCTTCTCTTTTTATAACTCTAAAATTAGCACCATTTTCCCACTTAATGATCTCCATGTCAACAACATATTGATCATAGAATGCAACCGTGTTATCAGAATCAGATGCTGCGCTGTGCATCCACTTCTCAAAGAATCTACGATGTCTCTGATCCTTGGTGACAAGGAATGACATACTAATTTCTGAGTTCGTCTGACCAGTGGCAAACCTCCTCATCATACCAACATTATTGATTTCGCCAGTAGTGATTGCTCTGCTAGGAACAGTGACCGTGGAAGCAAAATAGTTAATGGTACTGGATGCCTTTCTGGAAAGATTAGTATCTCCCATAATCGACGGAGGTGGAATACGAACCTCAAAGAGGTTACTAGTAGCAGGTGCGAGTTGATTAGTAGCAATCTGCTCCCTAAAATCCTGAAATCTATTGGGATTTCCCATTAAACTCTACTCCAAATAAAACTGCTCGGGGTGTCCAATAATCGACCTGCAACATCAGTTACGAATTGCTCTAAGGGCAAAGGTGTCATATCTAATAAGTCAACGGCGGGCACAGTTTTAATATTACTAGCATTTGACATAAAGTATTTATGATGGCATCTCATAGGATATGATACAGATCCCCCACCCCAACTCTTAGCAACACTTCGTCTAACGTTAGGTCTCAGATAATGTAAATTACCACCAGAGAACTGTTTATTGGGCAAATCGATGTCAGTTATCAATACCATCGGATACCGATCATAGAAAGGTAACCTCTCTGTTTGGGCAGTATAAGCAAAATAGATAACATCTCCAACATTAAATCCCTTGGAGTCTTGGAACCCATAGAACGCCTGAGAGCGATACCAGTCCTTAGACTTCTTCTGCCCTCCTGCTAGATCTTTGATGTCGGTAAAGATGCTCATACCTTCAACTCATTTTCGGTAAGTATCCTGAATGTCATTCTACGGTCTTTACAATACTCCTCTGCTGCCTTCCACTTCGCTTCATTGACAGCATAGGTCTTCACTTCACTCAAATATTGTCTAGTTATACGCTTAGATTTCTTCTTTGGCGGTACAGTCTGTTTTTGCGGTTTAACTTCAATAATGAACTTCTGAGTCCCTCCGTCCCTTGTTCTTGCTCTGAGGTAGAAATCGGGGAAATAGCGATGAACCCTATTATCAACAGGACTGACGTAGGGGATAACAATTTCTTCCGAACCCCATTCAAGAATATTTTCATTCTTATCACACCAGACCATGAACTTTCTTTCCCATAAACTTCTATAAATAATATTTGTGGGATCCCCCTTATACTTATGTCTGTTTGAGGGTCTGTATCTTCCAGAATATGGCATAGATGGCAAAAAAGTCAAAAGCAAACGGCGCACCAAGTCGCCTAATGTATCCGCTGATTACTCCAAGAGGACCCTCAGGAGGAGATGGATCTGTTCGCCGTAGCGAGTCATACCCCACGAAAGTAGTTGACTACTTGAAGTTTACTATTTATGAATCTGATGAGGGGTCTAACTCTTACAGTTATGTGAATGGTGGCAAAAGTGGTGATGGGCAGAGTAAGAAGAAAATCTACAAAACCATCTACTTATACCTACCCCAAAATCTAACTGAACAGTTCTCTACCTCTTATGAGAGAGCAGTTTTGGGTCCTTTCGGTGCTGCTGCTGTTGAGGCAGTCCGTAGTGCTGGATCGGAAGGTGCAGGACAAGCATTTGTAGACGCCATTCAAAGTGGTGCTAATTCTGCTAAACCTGAGATTGCTTTCAGTGGAGTCTCTAAGATCTTCAATGGTATCTCTGGTCTGGTTGGTGTAGACGGCAGTCTGAGTAAAAACCAACTTGCTGCTCTTGCCAAAGGTAAGGTATTCAACCCATATGAAGAAACTGTATTCAAAGGTGTGAACTATCGTTCACATAACTTTGACTTTGATATGTCACCACGCAATCCAGCAGAAGCACAAGCAATTCACCAGATCATCCTTGAACTGCGTGATTCTATGTTGCCTGGTACTGATGGTGCTGCTGCTAGATGGTTGACTATTCCTAGATTCTTCCGTGCAGAGATTGTACGTTATACCCCTGGAAGTTTCAAGAAACGTCTGGATAAAAAAGCAGATAAATTAGCAAGAACTGATACTCTTGCAACTTTGTTGACTTATCCTGTGAATATGGTTCTCACCAACATGCAGGTAAACATGACTCCTAATGGTCAGAATACCTCTCTGAGGATTGGTGATGATGGCAAAGACTATGGTCCTGCTGCGTTCCGTATGTCATTGACTTTTGATGAAACAGCATTTATCACTCGTTCAGTGTATAAAGAAAGCACTGGTTACACTAGTCCCGCTTCGCAGGTAGAACAATTATGAGTTATTTCAGTTATCTCCCTGACGTTAAGGTACGTGTTAACACTTTTCGTGAAAATAACATTGAACCTTACGTTGTTGCAAAGAATATATTCAGACGTATCAAGATAGTAGATAGCATTGCTGATTCTATTCTTGGTTTTGAACAGATTACTATTGGTAATAACGAAAGACCTGATCAAGTTGCCTTTGATCAATACGGAGATACTAATCTAGACTGGATTATTCTCCTGTGTAATAACGTTATCAACATGTATAATGATTGGCCTCTCTCTGAGGTAGAACTCACAAATTTAGTCTCCAAGAAGTACCAGAATTTGAATGGAGTTCATCATTATGAAACAAATGAAATTCGTGATGATAGTAATAGAATCATACTCAAAAAGGGTATGCAGGTAAATTCTACTTTCAGATATTATCGTCCAAATGGAAATATAGTTCCAAATGCCAGTATTCCTATTTCTAACTGGGAATACGAAAAGGGGATAAATGACGCAAAATCTAATATTTGGATCTTGAAAGAAGAATACGTTGAAGAGTTCATCGATGAGTTTGAAGAACTTCTTCAATATGTTCCTAACGCTGAAATTGAAGACACTACTGGTATTAAGTTCACTCCTCAGGCAGTGGATGAAATATTCAGATCCCATAAGATCTCTTACACTAGTCCTTATGGTCGTACTTCTAGTATACAGTTCGCTTCTGGTTTGGAACTGGTTAATAAAGTCGTTACAAGAACTGTAACTGAATCTGGTGCTGTTGAGACCAGTACTAGTGATTCATCCGCAGGTGCCGTTGTAACGTCTTCTGGCGTTGTAGCAGGATCAGAAGACTCCTCTGGCACCAGTGGTGGTTCTAGTGCTTCTAGTTCCGATTCTAGTTCTGATAGTGGATCCTCGGGCGGATCTAGTGGTGGTGGATACGGCGGTTATTAACTCCCCCTCCTGGGATCGAACCAGGGACCAAACGATTAACAGTCGTTCGCTCTACCGCTGAGCTAAGGAGGAATGTAGGTTAGAAAAGATCGTGATCTTTTCCATATTGCAAGAGTTCCTTCAAATGACCCACATGTTTGGCACCTAGTGCAATTTGAGGATATTCGGCATCTTTGCCAAATTCTTCTTCAAATGCCCTTTGATCAAAATGTTGGTCTAGGCGATATTCGAGATATTCGCCACCCAACGATTTCAATAGTGATCCTGCTCTCTGACACTCGATACTACCATTAGAGTAAATGACTGCTGTGTTGGGAATCATGGTGGGCACCATTTGTCGGGTACTATTACCAGTTATATTTATTGAAAAACCCTGGGGATCAAAAAATACCCAGAGTTTTTTTTCGACCTTTTTTGGAATCAAAAGTCGAATTTGGTTTTGGGTCAATATAGATGATGGCGGTGAGGTCGGTGACACCTTACCCTTACCATCTTCTTCTTCCAGTAACCTTCATGATAAAAATCACCTTCATAATACTTCCATCTCATACCCCAGCACCTCTTTTTACGAAGTCCATGGTGTCCATGATGGTAGTGGTGAACCTCTACTTTATCACGGTCCAATGGTTCCCAGAACTCCTCCCAAGTGATTGCACTGGCAGGTGTTGCTGTCAGCAACATTAATGGGAGGGCTAGGAGACGTTTCATTGGAACAGAAGCGAGTAATAGGTTGCAAGGACTAAGAGGGTCAAGCAGACCCTCTCATAAGTCCACCTCATCCCTCAGCGAGACGAGAGAAGTAAGAGAGGTCAGGGTCCTCTTCTTCCTTCATAGATTCTACACTGCTACCGAACCCACTGTTGAAGTCAGGGGACGCTTGCTTAGCTGTCTCTTCAAAGGAGATGGGATTGTCCATCTCTTGCTCTTCTTCCTGAGCAACTGCGGCACGAGAGGTCTTGCCAAGGACAAGGTTCAGACGTGCTTCCAGTTCTTCGTAGGACTTGAAGTTCTTCGGGTCAGTGAAGTCTGCCAGAGAGTATTCCTGGTTGTAGATTTCTTCAAGTTTCTCATCATCAAAGTCACCAAGGGTGCTAGCAGATGCAAACTCGGAACGATCGTAGTTCCAGTAACCATCTTGCTTGACGATCTTCAACTTGAAGTCAGCACCTTTCCAGAAGCAGAAAGGATTGATCGGATCTTCATCTTCAAACTGAGGTTTCATGCTCTCGGCAATCTTGTCGTGGATCTTCTTACCATACTTGTAGAGGAAGACACGACCTTCGTTCTCAGGATGAAGAGGGTCCTTCACCACATAGATGTTCGAGTAGTAAGAGAGTTTACGCTTCTGCTTACGTGCAACATCTTTATCCGAGTCGAGACCAGAGTTCCAAAGGACACGGTTCAGATCACCAACAGGATCCTGCTGACCAAGAGTAGTCAGGGAGTTCTCGATGTACCAACCACCAGTACCTTGGAAGGCATGAGACCACACCTGTGCCCAGGGCAGTTCTTCCTTTGCAGGTGCAGGGAGGAAGCGAATGACAGCATAACCATTGCCTGCCTTATCGACTTCGGGTTTCCAGAGGCGCTCATCAGGACCACGACCAGAACCTTTGGTGTTCATCTTGTCGAGTTCCTTAGTCAGGTTGCTGATGCTGCTGAGTGAGGACTTTTTGAGCGAGGAAAAGGACATTTGTATTCTCCGTATTTGGTTTGTATTACTGGGTCTTACGTGCGAACTAGTCTCCTAGTCCCGTCTGCCCAGTGAGTTAATAGTATCGTGTATTGGGTGGGGTGTCAACCTTCTAGGTCAGTTGGCATACTGCCACTCTGCAACTCCTTCTTCCACCCCAGGAGTTTGTCTTCCATTACTTGGAGGACACCTAATAGGTTACCAGTGCCGCCAGAGTAAAGTGACGACAATGTATCTATACGCTCTTTCATCTGTGCTACTTCGGAGGGGTCGTCACCGTCTTCCTCCACGTAGTTCACCATCATTTGCAAGCGTGAGTAGAACACTTTTTGCTTAGAGATCAACTCTAATGTTTTGTTGATGTGTTCAATCTTTCTCTCAGGTTCAAAGTCCTGAAAGTTCTGAGACATTCTCAGCAGTTCTGTGTATGTTTCTTGGAGGTCGTCTAGTTCAGCCTGAACAACCTCAGACTTAAAGAAATCTTCTGTCATAGTTTTCCTCCTACCACAATGATTTAGCAAGTTTAGAGTGGAAGGACTCCACGACTGGTTCGTTTGATACAGTTGAGGTGTTGTGCATTCGCTTTGATTTTATCTTTAAGTGGTTTGCTGATTAGTTTACCGACCATTTCAAGTTCGATCTCATACTCTTCACAGACAGATGCAACTGCTTCGATGTAATTGATGAGACCATTATTGTTCTGCACCGTATGCTCTACGAGGGCGCTGAACTTGTTCTGTGTCATGAAGTTTTCTTCTAGATTTTTCACTTGATGCTCCCAATGTAATAGCGGAACTCTTTGATCCACTCACAGAGAGTATCAATGTACGATATCTTATCATACTTTTGTACGACTTGGGTCTGACCGTCTTCTGCGATAGAAAGAGTAACGAGTTTCTTAACCTCACAACCAGTACGCTCCCAATACATGTAAGCGTATGCTGCCTCTTGAACAAAGTACTTCTCCAAGTACTTCTCCTTCTTTAATGTTCCTGTGGTCTTGAAGTCTATGATTGCTAGTTCACCATCAAACTCAGCAATGCAGTCAACACGACCAGCAACCCGTAGATCGTCAGAATAAAGAGGGGCTTCAAGAATATGAATATTGTCAATACGATCAAGATCCTTACGAGCAAACCCAAAAAGGATCTTGGGAAGACCTTCGCCCTCCTCAACTTTTTGTAGATTCCCTTTGAGATACTGTTCAACGATGCCATGATACTTAGTTCCTCTCAATGATGATGTACGTCGGACCTTCTCTGCTTGCTCCCAACCTACACGTTCTTCCCACTGTTTGATGTTGGGTGCAGAGATGTGACCCACCACCGTAGTTACAGAAGGATACCAATTTCCGTTGGGTGCTTTATAAAAGCGTCGTCCTTCCACCTGGGTCGCTGAGAGTTCTGATAACTCACCAGCGGGACCCACATAATTAAATGATTTCATCAAGTAAATCCTAGGTTAATCTTGGAGACCAGGTATTCACGAACCATACCAGATCTTACGATGTCCTCAATGCCAAACTCAACACACTCAAAAGAGGGCATCGATTGAAGAATCTTCATGAAGTCTAACACACCATTACGCTCGTTACTTTTCTGCAAGTCAGACTGAGTATAGTCACCCGAGAAAATAATCTTAGCGTCTTCACCCACACGAGTGATGATAGAGTCAAGTTCATGAAAGTTCAAGTTAGAGAACTCATCTACAATTATAATACACTTGTCAAGTGTAACACCACGGATGAATGATGTAGACCAGAATGACACAGTTTCTTGTGCTCTCAAATTATCATAGAGCATCTCAAAGGATGCATCATCAGGCATAGTGAACATGTATTTAACCATGTTCTTGTACGGAATCTGGTACAAGTTACTCTTATCTTCATGGTCACCAGGAAGGAAACCAATCTCACGAGTAGGAACCAGAGATCGGACCATATAGATCTTTTCGTATGGAGACTCGGGGTCGAGTACTTGTTGCATTGCAAGGTACAAACTGATAAATGTTTTACCAGTACCAGCAGCACCATGAAGAACTACATTTTTGCCCTCTGCATATGCACTGAATACCTTCTCTTGGTTTTCGGTCAATGGTTCAATCTGTTTCAGATGTTCCAGATTGATTGGCTTCTTACGCCTCATTTGTTTTGCACTCATACCAGATCCGACAGGGGTCTTTCTCTTACTTTTGACAGGCATAATCAAGTGTATCGTGACAAGTTAGCACCAGGGTGGGATGATTGAATCTTAGACATTACATCTTTGAATCCATCAGATTGTTTTGGTTTACCATAGACAGTACCATTACTTTGATTGCCCAGGTATCTCTCTAATTCTGGGTGCTCGTCTTTATATTTATCGAGATCATGAATGGACATCCTTACCTCAGTTATTTCTCCTGTTGCTTTGTCTCGAAACTCATAAGTAGGCATTTGATTTCCTCGATACTTTGTTTAATAGAATCCAACTCTTCATGGATATCCTGATGATGAAACCTTAGAGGTTTCTGAATTAACTTTCGCATCTTTTTGTTTTTCATCAATCGATACGAAGGCATGGTTGGAGATCATCATATCCATCAGGACAACCACAGTCACCTTCACACCAGTCCAATGCCTCAGCAATAGTAGGGAACTGACAAACAAAGTGACGCTTACAGAGTTTAGCGATCTCCATGTGTTCTTTCTGTGTACCGTTAGCAGTACGCAGATTGATATAATGGATCCATGACCTGAGATTTCCTGTCATGTAGAGTTTTGTTCCCACGGCGAGGGGAAGCACGAAGCGAGCACACTCCTTTGCAATATCATCTTCAAGCATCTGTTGATAGAGTTCCATACCACGCTTGAAATAATCTTGCATGAGGATCTCATACTTCTGAACCAGAAAAGGATCCAGGTCATCGATACTGTTCTGCCTGTTCTTGTCGTCTTGACGACGCAGTTGAGGCAGTTGAATGTCACCCAGTGCAGATGAGTCTGCATACCGTTGGGAAAACTCTTGGAAGCAGAATGAACGGTGCCTCAGGATTTGAGCTGCCAGTCCCCTAGTGGTCTCAATCTGCAACGTCATGGTTGCCTGCTCAAACACAGACCAGTGCCCATGCTTAATGCAATACTTCAACAGACCAGCAACCTTAGGGTTGTCCTGGTTTGCTGGGTTACTTACACGAGCGATGTACCCGATAGTCTTCTCTGCATCAGGGGTAACAGAGATGAGGCATACTTTTGGTTTCATTAAAACAAAATCTTAAAGAGAACATACAACGCTACGGACTGTAAGTATCCGATAGCGGGAAGACCAAACAGAGCAGGAATACAAAAATTCCATGCTGCCCAAAGAACAAGGGGAGCAAAGATCAACGCACCTAGTGTAGCACCAATGGCAGGAGCTGCTGCTTGTCCCATTTTGTATGCTTCACTATGCTCTTGTTCCTCTTTCTGTTCCTCGGTCTTCAAATTAAAGGTGTAGGGATGCTGTGTCATTTCTTTTTAGAATTAGATTCTTGTCTACCTTGCCACAACTTGGCGCTGACAGTACCACTAGTGTACTCCCAACTCATTTTATCATCACGATAGCGATCCCAATAGTAGTCAAAGATGTCTAACTGTTTGCCAGCGATGACAATATCGTGACAAATCTTTTCACCATCATTGTAGGTAATGATCCAGGAGTTGACTGGTAGCGTCTTATCTTTTGCCTCTGAGGGATCACAGTCTTTCTTGAATACTTTCAAGTCCGACCTCCCCAGTTGATTTGGGGAAATGCCTCAGAGACACACGCTTTGGTGACCTTATAACGCTTGTTCAGTTTCTTATCCTTAGCAGCGATAACAACCTTTGCTTCGTCAGGATGCAGTCCTTCCAGCATCTGGACAAACATAGTTTCACGCTTCAATGAGGGGATATTAGAACCACCTTTGAAGAAGTGAAACAGAAGGCGTGCTTCGTGTTCTAGTTTAGTGTGCTCAGTACCAGCAGGTGCTTCGTTTGGGGTGTATGGAGGAGCACCTTCTGGGAGCAGAGAGACAATACTCTCATCGTAATTAATGATAAAGATGGACCGCAGAGCCTGAGAGTCATTCTCTTTGAGGATTGCGATCTTCTCTGCCTTTGTCTTGGCGTTGTGTGCTTTTTGTAGCACCTCAGAGATCAACAGTTTCATTTTCAGAATTCAGTAATGTGGTCAAGCATTTCGTTCAGCGAATGCCGAGCAAAATAAGGATACATCTTACCCCTCGGTTGGGGTTCAATCGATTCAAACATATTTATGATGTCTGAATATACTTCATCGGGGATGCAAGAAAAGTCGATGAGTTTACGATTGCGTTCATACTTTTCCATCAGGTCACCCATAGCAAACTCCTCAGGTGACATGTCAACCCACTTTGCAATCTTTGCTTTGGATAGTGGTCGTTGCCGCTTGTTCTCAGCAACAAAGGTATCATCATCGGAGAGGAAGTTAGGGATACCATCACCCCGATCACCCTTGATGATGTGTTCAAGAAGATAAATCTTAGGATCGATTCCATTCATAAACTTTTTCTGAATGGGATTGTACTGATTGACACACTTGAATCGTTGCAGTTGAACGAAGTCTTTATCACCCGAGAGGATTAGTATCTTCTGAGGTGGTTGCATGTTGTTCTGCAAGCGAATGTTACGCATCGCTTGGTCTTTTACCAAAGATGCAATGACATCATCTGCTTCTGCTCCATCCACCTCAATCACTTTGTAGGGTAGATTCTCTCTGATCTCATCCCGAATCTTATTCAGGAGTTCAAAGATAGCAGACCAATCAAGAGAAGACTTCTCTCGATCTTTCTTTCGTGTGCCTTTGTAGTAAGGAAATGCCTTACGACGCCAGTAATTCTTAGAGTCGTAACAAAGAACAAGTTCGCCATACTCGTCATGAAACTTATTACGGTAAAACCGTAGAGACTTCATGACCATATGGCGAACCAGGTCTTCGCTAATTGTATTTGATGTAGTAGTCAAGGAAACCATCAGGTTGCTGATGCAAACCTGATTCATGTCAACAAGGATCATGATCAGTCTTCGTCTTCGTCATCCATCATATCATCAAACCCATTGTAACGCAAGTAAATCATGTTCTCTGGGTTGATTAGATCACCGTCTTCATCATACATCTCAGGATGCATAATGACTCGTGCATAGTCTGCACGTTCACGCCAAGAATCGTATACCTCTTTCAAATTCCAAACCGCAATAGCACCTAGGAGGAAGGATCCGATAGTCAGGAAGAAAGCAATGTAAAGAAATGATACGTCTGCCATAGCATACCTCCTATGTTATATGTTTATTTAGACAGTTTCTTTCTGTTCTTAGTTCCTGGTTTTCTACCAGGTTTACGTTCAGCATGATAATCCCATGCTTCTTTAAGAATACTGTAAAGATAATCTCTAATCTTTCGTGCTTTGGGTTTAGGGAGGTAACCATACCCCTCTCGGAGTGTCTTGTCACCACCCTTAATATACCCTTCTAGTTCCAGAATAATGTCGTTAAGTGATGCTGCTGTCTGGGACTCGATGAACATGTTAGTAGCACGTCGAGTCCATTTGTTTCCACGCAAATAAGTATCCATCTTAAAGAGGAACTTTTGCTCTGTCATTGCCATGTCAATGGCACGGTCAACCAAGAGATAGAGTTCTTCTTCATCAATGTTAGATGCTGCCATCAGAGAAATGCGCCTTCACGTAGGTATTTAATTGCCTCAGTGCATCCACCGATCTTGGTTCCGTTGATTAGAACCTGAGGGAAGGTTGCAGACTGACCAAACTCAGTCTTAAACTGTTCCCGAGTGAACTGCTGGTTGAGTGCGTATTCAGTATACGCCCATCCACGCATCTTGTAAACCTCTTTGATCTTCGTGCAGTACGGGCACCCAGGACGGGTATAGATCACGGTGCCACCAGGATTCTTTGCCATGATTATTATAGAGAATAAAAAAGGGGGTCATTGACCCCCTGTATTTAGTTGTATGATTTATATCAGAAGGAGAAGGTTGCACCCACTTTGGTGCCATAACCAGTGTCAGCATCGTCGATGCCAGTTGCGAACGAAACTTCACCGTAGAGGGAGAGACGCTCGGTAGCAGCAACCGAAGCACCTGCCTTACCAGAGAAGACAGTTTCGGTATCAGCGCCATCATTAGCGACCAGGCTAGGACCACCCTGGACGTACCAGGAGACATCTTCACCAGCAGTGCCAGCATATCCAATGTGAGCGTCTGTCGTGGTGCCGTTGTAGTCCGAGCCAGTGAATCCTGAGTTTGCTTCGATATTCACATAGGGACCTGCAACAGCAGCACCAGCGAACAGGGGGGCAGCGGCGAGTGCTGCAAGAGTAGCTTTGATCATTGTAGTTTTACCTTTAAGTTACTTGCGGAATGGATACCCGCAGATGGAGGATCGGGTTGTCCCGATCGCTTGTATAGTGTAGCACAGTGTGCGACACCCAGTATGTATAACAGTAATTGTCACAAAACGCAATACCTTGTGACAGTTGAGATTACTTTTGCAAGTATTCTCTGACCTGTTCTTGCTGCTCCTCAGTGACAGGTTTCTCCGCTTCAACATGTTCAACGGTGACCTGTTCGGGAGCAGGAAATGATTCTAGATCCTTCATATCAATTCTGTCAAGCTCTCCACGCCACCCATGGTAGTACTTCTTCATGTGTTTGAGCATCTTCTTCTTCCCCTTAGGGTCATGCTCATACTTTTCCAGCACCTTACGCAGTGCATTGAGACGACGGGCAGAGTGCATAAGACTCCTGTCCGCCGCTGAATTACCAAATCCTTGACTCATTCTACTTCTTCAATAGTGATTTTGAATTTAACTCGATCGAGTTTACGATCATTCTGACAGATATACCAGAGGTTTGAGTCCCTGTTATGAGACTCTTGATAGATAACTTCCCTAGGAGTGTAAGTGTCTTCATCAAAGTAACGAGACACACGATCCTCGATACCTCTGGTGCTGACAGTAATCTCATCAGGTAGTGACTCATCACCACCAGGATCCCTTGGATAATATGGAGTAAAGTTACCCCCTCGATTCCGATACTTAGGTTTATCTGGTTGCCGTGGTGGCCATTCGTAAATGAACTCTTGACCCACTTGATATGCAGTCCCTCTATCTAGGACATCAAAACACTCAACCGCACAAGCCCAGAAGATATAGTTGCCATAGCGAGGATCTTCATCTTCATCATAGTACTGATCTGCAACAGTGTAAGGCCAGAAGGCAAGTCTAATTTTGCCTGTTGGGTTATTGTCAGTCTGTTTTTCTTCTGCCCCCTGCAATCCTAACACATAATCATGCATGAAGGACATCTTACTGTACTGACCATTAGAGTTTACCGCACTACCTTTCGGAAATCCACCACCAGAGTTAATACCAGTTGCATAGTATCCGTTAATAGAATCAAAATAATCTTCCCAATCCTCATCATCAGCATTTTCATAGATACCAACCTGAGCAAACCATGATGTAAACCCATCACCATTAGAGTGATGATAATAGTTGTTTGAATTTAGTTTATCCCTGTTTGTACTAGGTTTGCAGATAAGACCACGACCACATTCAAACAATGTGTTGTAGTAAATACCTCGCTCAGCATCTCTACCAACCCACTCACCATCAGAGTCATGCTGACTACTTAGGATGTGACTGTTACGACTGTTGCTGTCTTCATAGAAACCAAGATCCCTATTATACCGATTGTCTTTACCAACTGCCCATTCATTGCCACCATAATATGTGTCATCAAATTGTGCTCTTTGACCATTGTCATCGTTGGTGTCAACCTGACCATTGCTCCAAACTCTAACTTTTCCAGACCACTCCTTTGATCTGTGATCCCAAAGTTGAATTTGAAGTCTCTTAATACGTCCTTGATCACCATCACCAGTAACATCATCAGATGTATTGGGAGAGTTAGAGTTAGTTGTACTACGACCCTGTGCCTCAGTAGCAGCAGGTGTAGTGAACAATCTCATCTGCCATGGTTTTTCAAACAGTTCCTCAGAAGGTTCATACAAAATCAGACCAAGAGATGTATGACCCAAAGCAGGTCCTCTGCTGATATTAGACACCTTAAATGTCAAGGTATCATCAGCAGCAACATTGACTGTTGCAAGAGTCTGACCAATCTGTGGCCAATCACCAACCTTGTAAGACTTGTCTAAGATATTAGATCCATTCTTTTGGAACTGGATCGCAAACTTCAACTCCTCAGATTCTGGTGCCTGAATAAATGCACCATATGCTTTGAGTTCTAGCGATGCTGATCTGGTTGCTTTGATAGTCTGATTCCTATTCACCTCAACAGCGTAAGGACCACTACATGTTCCAATAGTGGGTGCTCCATTATCCTCATTAGGAACTGGTCCACCACAACCACCTCTACCCAAATGTACATCTTTGAAGTTAGATTCAAAGAGTGGATCGGTACATGTTTCTCTAACAATAACAGGAATCTTTACTGGTACAGGTGCTTCTTCACCAAAGACATAGCACTGAATACCTTCATAATCGTATGATCCACCTGGTTGAGTGAACTCATAGTAGATCTTGAAGTCATCATAATCATCATCACCATCAAGAAGATCTTCCCACCACTGCCAGTTGTTGCCTTGATACCTAACCTTTGAACGGTTATCTGGGTTCATGTTCTTGTTAGAGAAGAATACCCAATCATTTTGGTTAGAAGAACTGTGCTTAAATCCATCACCAGACTGAGTGAATGTGATAGTGCCAGAAGGAACTCCATTACGGTTTCCATCAGGGATAAGGAAGAACACAATTTCTTTACCGACATACTGTCTCAGTACAGACTGAGGAATCTTGTACTGACTAAGATCAATATTCTCGGTGACATTTTGTTGGATAACTCTTGCCCAATAGATCTGATCACCTGCTTTATTGGCGATTGCTACACCCCAAGAGTTTTGGAATGATGCACTACCCTTCTTAACGTGGTAAGAAATAACAGCAGGTGCCTGAGGATTAGATTGAATCTTATATGACAACCTAGTAGGTTCATATGCAACAGGAATAGATGGTGTACCTGTAAGCACTGTCGAATACTTGTGGTCACCATTAGTAGAACCACCAGTCATGCCACCAATTTTTACGTTGGCATTACAATCATTACCATCCCCATCACGTAAACATAGTTCTTTATTGTTATTACGTCGTGAACTTCCCTGGTATCCAGTAATGTTTACCTGGTAGGTTTGACCACCAGTAACATCAATCAGACCACTAGCACTACCTCTTTCACCCTGTCTCGTGACTGAGAAACCATTACAAGAGATAGTTTGAAATGAAACACCAGCAGTGTTGGGGTTGTCATTCCACTTAACTTCAATCTTCAATCTACCACTACCAGATCCACTGACAACTAGGTTGTTGCTACTATTAAATTCAGCAGACAATTCACTTCTAGTACCTTTGTAGTATCTGTGTAGAGGTATTGCTTTTTCTCTTGGAGTCAGAGCAGAAAGTGCTTTACTAGGATCCTTATATACATATCCCATAATCGTACCTTGGGACATACCCGCAGCATTCATTGTGGCACGTTCACCTGTACCTTTACTGTCAGGTCTGCCTGGGTTAGTTGTAAGGAAGGTGTCAGTAGTAGATGAAGAATAGAATCTAAACAGAGGGATTGATCCTTCTGCCTGATCTTGAAGAATATAAAAAGCAGGTTCAGTAGATACAGCAGAATATCCTGCTAGATCAGGTGTAGGAGTAAACCCATACCTATGATCATCAACCACACCACCAATAACCTCAGCCTCAACAGTCATCTGGTTTCTACCAGCACTGAAAGTGTAAGTCGAAGTAGTTCCTTCCGAAGGAAGATTTCCAGTCCAACCAGTTACCCACCAGGTGGAGTCATACTCATTACCATCCAAGACAGGTTTGACCTTGAAGGTGATACTAGCACCACCAAGAGTCATAGTATGAGTCTGCTCGCTAGTACTATTGAAGTAACGATTACCACCTTCCATGGGAACCTTGCCACCATTCCAATTACCCATAGTGTCAGTAGTCATAACACGACTACTGTGTCTGGGATTGGAATTTGTGCCGTCTACCTCATTAGCAAAGGGAGTAATCTGTACGTTTAATTGACTACTACCGTTGATGTATTCATATATAGGAATTCTTTCAGGATAACAGTTCTGCACACAGATCTCACCAGTCGTGCTGTTTTGACCACGGAAGTAGAACGTACTACAATCAGCACCAGGAGTTCTATAAGTGCCAGTGATATAAGGTTTGAAGATACATGAGACTGCTTCCTTAACACATTTCTCCCAGTCCTCTTCATCGTCTTCTTCATCATCAATAGAACCTTCCCAGAGACCTCTACATTTTAACTTCTCACCAGTCTCTATCACATAATAGATACCTTGTTCTGCTTCAATAGGGTCAGAAGAAATCAGTACACTTTCATCTTCCAATCCTTCCATGACTCTTTTACAGTCATCATTATCACCATCATCATCAGGGAAAGGAATCTTAGGACCAAGAGGACCAACAGGAATGATAGGACCAATCGGTTTGTTCTTACAGATCCACAGATCAGGGAACAATTCACATAACCACTCCGTAGGACCAAGAGGTTCCATATCGATGACACTGATAGCGTCATCGGGAACATCATCTGGCAGTTCAATATCAGGAACAGCAGGATAGCATCGATCAACGATGTCCCTGATAACCTGACCAGGAAGAATACGTGGGGTTGGGTCAGGCTCTCCCTGACGCTCCCTAGGGGGTCCAGGAGGGCGTGGAGTAAGCGGAATGTCAGGTCCGTAGCACTGGTCTACAATCTGACGAATTCTTTCACCTGGTGGTGTCGGTGGTTCAGGTTCAACCTCCCCTTGCCTACGGCGAGGGAACCTACCCTTGTCTGATGGAGTAAGAGGAATATCATCACCATCACCATAGCAGTTATCAACTATATTTCTGATGAGGTCAGCAGCAGTAGCAGCAGGTGGTGGTGTGCTGTCATTGACAGTAGGTGGTCTAGGAATAGTATTCCTAGGTGAATTAGCGGGGGCAGGTGTGTTAGTAACAACAGGTTCAGTTGCTTCATAACAACGACCTACCGTGATCCTAATGCTGTCACCAGGTTGAGTGACAGTGGCAAGAGGAATAGTTCCTTGTCTAGATCTTTTGTAGTTATTGGCAGCAGAAGTAGTCCGACTCGGAAGACTCGGAATTTCACCACCATAACAAGGATTACCCGCTACCATTTATCAATTCACTTATCGATATATTTATTCTCTTCCAACCACTGTCTTGTTAAAGGTGTTGGTTCATAGTCAGTCCACATAGTACCACGAGCACAGGATTCAAGTGCCTTCTGAGTCATACCCTCAGTCTTACCTGCCCAGGTTGCTTCCTTCTCCCAAGGTTGTGCTTGTGGTGGATATGTACGACGCACCATCTCTTGCCAGATCTCAGGAACATCTTCCTCAGGTTTGATGATAGCAATCATATTATTTTTGATCGTACCTGCCATACAATCTTGTGCAGCGTGCCACCCTTCATGACGTACAACACTCATGAGTACATGAGGACGATGTACATATGTCCTGTTGAGATAAAAGTGATTACTCACAGTATGATAAACACCACGATGACCAACAGGGAAATACTTTTCATCAGCAAGGTGAACATCAACACCAATCTGCCCGAAAGCAACCATGATCTGGTCAAACTCATTAGCAACTGCATCCCAATCAGAATCAGGAAATGCTGCACGAAGATCGCCAGATGAGTAGATGCGTTCTACATCTTTGGTGCATTCTTTCAAGAGCATACACCCCATGGCATCCATGGTGAAGTATCCCTTAGTGGGTTCTGCCATTGCTGGTGCTCCCAACAGTAAAGCAGGTAGGATATATTTGAGCATAAAAAAGAGGGTCCTAAGACCCTCAAAGTATAGCACACTCTACTGGATTTTGCCAGCGAGTTTAGCGGCGACGACGTATCTATTTATAGAGCATTGCCTCTCGGAAGAACTTCCTCTGGAAATACAAACTGCTCATGTGGTTGATCCACTGGTGCCATCCAGGCACGAAGACCTTCATTGAGAAGGATGTTCTTAGTGTAGAACGTCTCGAACTCTGGATCTTCTGCTGCTCTCAGTTCCTGAGAAACAAAATCGTAAGCACGGAGATTGAGGGCAAGACCAATAATGCCAATGGATGAAGTCCAGAGACCCATAACAGGAACAAACAACATAAAGAAATGAAGCCACCTTTTGTTGCTAAACGCGATCCCGAAAATCTGCGACCAATAACGGTTCGCTGTAACCATCGAGTAAGTTTCTTCTTCCTGTGTGCTATCGAATGCCTTAAATGTGTTTGCTTGTTCACCATCTTGATACAGAGTGTTCTCTACTGTAACACCATGAATGGCACTTAGCAACGCACCACCCAGGATACCTGCTACACCCATCATGTGGAAGGGATTCAGGGTCCAATTATGAAATCCTTGGAGGAAGAGTAGGAAGCGGAAGATTGCTGAGACACCGAAGGATGGAGCAAAGAACCAACTGCTTTGACCCAGAGGGTAGATAAGGAAAACAGAGACAAAGACAGCAATAGGACCAGAGAAAGCGATTGCCCAGTAAGCCAGCCACCAATGGCCAGATAAGCAGTGGGAAAAAGAAGGAGTCCAGACCAACCCACAAAGACAAAGCGATCTCGTTTAAGCCAGTCATCAAGGACATCGAACCAACCTCGTTGTGAAATGGGCGGGGAAAGAGTAGAAGAAGCCATGACCTCCGTAGTAATCTAACATATTTAGTTTACATAACTTTACAGCAATAGTCAATAAGTCATTCTACCCAAATCTTTGTAAGACAAATAACGAACCTCATCAACATATCCCGCCTCAATAGCAGTTTTAATCATTTCATCAGAAGAATTACCTTCCTTTGGTTTTGCGGAAAAGTAAATAACATATTTTGCATCTGGATACTTTGCTTTTAAGAGAGCACCGTTACAAATTGCTTTCTTTACGTTATCTGTGCGTTGAGCTCCTGGTCGTTTTTTTCCACCAGACTTACCACCTTTGTCTTCACCATATTCTTTAACTCCATCTTTTTCTGCAATGTAATCAACGTTGATTCCAATACCAGGAATTTTTACGTTTGATTCTAGAATGGTATATCCTTTACTAATCAAATCCTCATTAACAATACGCTCAAATTCATCACCAGATGCTGTGCTTTCAGATTGGAAGTTTTTGGAGACAGACGACGTTTTCATAATCAATTCTTTGTTGAGAGTTTGATCCAAATCGCATTCCTCTTGATGGAACACGAATAGATTCTACCACACTCATCCCATATCCTTCAAGAGTTTTGATGTGCCACTGGGTCACTTCCATAACTGTCCCAGAAGAAATAAAATCTTTACAGTTCAAAATAAAAACACCATTATCCTTCAAGGCATCAACGCACACTTTCCAAATTTTAGTATGTAAGTCTTCATACTTTTTATTTTTTCTACCATAATGCAAATTAGATGTTGTTCCTTCTGATAATTTTCTGCCCAATTTGTGGCGATAGGTTATTCTTTTAGATTTATCAGATGCTTCAAAATCATCAGCCATACGATTTCCATATGTTGGACTGGTTAAAACAGCATCAAATTTTTCAAGAGTAGGGACAACGATTAAAGAATCGCCACAGATTGTTTTCTCATACTGATCAGCCCATTCTTTTTCTATTTCAACGCCAACTACATCATACTCTGGTAGTAGTTTTGCGGTTGTTCCTAAACCCGCAAAAGGATCTAACACTCTACATCCTTCAAATGGAAGGAATTTTTGACAAGCATCTAAAATGTGAGGTCCCATTACAGCAGGATGTTTTGACAT